ATGCTTTCAGTTTTTCAATTAAAGTTTTCATATATTTTAAATTTTAGTTTATCAAATCAAGTTCAGTGTAAGCACTACGCTTATACTCAACCGTTATAAAACATTTTTTAATTGGTTCTTCCAATATTCTTTCGTTCTATACAATTTAAAAGAATAATCCTGTTCCATTCTATCTCTTTTTTGTTCTCTTAAACTTTCTTCATCTAAATACTTCAATTTCTTTTCAATTGTATCATATTCATCAGGTATCTTTAATAATTCTCTGTATATCATAAAAAACGTTTTATAACAACAAATATAAGCAATTATTTCATTACTTTAAAATAAATGTTGTTGGTTAATAATTATTTTTGTTCTTCTAATTTAGTTTAGTTATAACTGCTTATATTTGTAACCGTTATGTACAAGTGGGGTTGCCAGCTTCTCCAAGCCTGATGCGTTTTTAGTTTAAAGTCGGTATCCGTCACAACCGATTGCAGTTAATTACCCCCACCTGATACATAACAGCGTATATAAGAAATTGCGGTTTTGACTTTGGAAATGTAAGTCGCACAACTTTACATCTACACCCCATCAAAGTTACCATTTTGTGCAAAATACCGCAACTTCTCATATACGCAAAACGTTATAAGCCATTTATGTAATCCTCAATAGCCTCTAAGTGTGCCAACATTAAAAATGCTTTATGGCATTGTTCATTTTCTTTCGGTTGCTTACCTTCTTTTAATAGCGGTTCTGCTAATCTACCAGCGTTCACTTGCAATTTAAACTTTAAACGGCTTATAACATCGGCTATATGCAATGCCTTTCCGTTTTCATCAAATACTTGTATATCAATCATTTTTGTATATTTATTAAGTTTTGTGCAAGTTTCACCATCGGCACTGCACATAGCCGTAAGCGTTATAGGTAATAAAATTTACTACCATTGTCGTATAATTGAAAGTATTTCTTCCAATTCCATTCCATCACTAATCATTTCCGATATATCAGTTTCTTGTGAAGTGGTGAAGGTTGGTTCTCCATCAGGTATCTTATCAATACCATATCGTTTCTCAATCAACTTTTCTTCCCTAACTTTCAGTTCTACTTGTTTGAATAATTTATCTTGTTTCATATCCGTAAATTTTACATACCTATAACAAAGTGTATAAGTAATGTGGCTAATAAAGTTTTGTTCTAAGTTGAAAGTATGTGCAAAGCCACACTACTCATACACTCAACCGTAATACATCATTCTTAACCAATTTGTATCCTTCTTGTTCAGCTATTTTTTCCAACCAATGTTTAATGTAAAAATTCACATCATCATCTGCTTCTTCGTGTTCCCATCTTACAACTTGTCTTAAATTATATTCCCAAGAGTATTCTCATTGAATTTTTCCATAGCAGAACGATGTATAACATCAGATATATTCAAGTTTTCTTCTGACTCGTTAAATCTTTTAATGTGTTTTAAATCTTTCATCTTCGTATGTTATTTTAGTGTATATATTAAAAAGAAAACCTAAATATATCTGAGTATCGTTAGCGTAAATTGCCACTATTACAATATTTGTCTGTGCAAAATGGTTTTCCCATAGAATAACCACTTCTACCACATTTTTGACAGTTATTAGGTGGCAACTGTCCACTAACACCAAATAAACGCAATAACCGTGCTTTTGCTTCATTTGATGTTATATGTCCTTCTCTAAGGTCTGATGCTATTTGTAAAATTTCTTCTTTCATATCGTTACTGCGTTTATTTGTGAACCGTTATAAGTAATATTATTTTTGTTTTGAATTTTTATAACTATCGTGTGTTTTATTAACAGCATCTTGAACACTTTCCATCCAAGTTCTAAATATTGGTCTGAAGTTAAATATACTCATCTCAGCATCCCAAATTACTTTTGGTATTTCAATTTTAATAATTTTTCGGTTTTTCATAATTTAATTTTTTTATATGGTAAAACAAAAATAATACATACTTATAACAACAAGTTTGTGAAATAAACCGCTTTCGATTTGTCCGTAAGTTAATCGGTTAATTGAATTTTTGTGTTTCATATACTTAAAGATAAGAAAAACATTTCATATTTACAAATAAAAGTCGCTGTGATATGGTAAAGTATTGTTATTCAATGTATTATTTTTAGTTTCATCCTCTAATATACGTTCTTCTGTAGAAAGAAGTCCTTTTCCGAACTTCTTTAATCTTTTCCAATAACGTTCTTTAATACGGTTAGATATACGAATTGGATTTCCTTCATCATCAATTCGTACGAACTTCATTTTTGTATGAGTTACAATTTCTTGAATGCCTGTATATACGTTATGCTTTCTGGCTTCAATATATAATGTTATAGAAGTATTTCCGAATTCCGATACTTCTCCATAAATCTTTATAATATTTCCTAACTTTATGGGCTTTTTAAAGATAAACTCATCTACTTTTATAGTAATCATTCTAGGTGTATCGCAAATTTGAGCAGAATATACTGCAGAAGCTTCATCTACCCACCCGACTAATGTACCTCCAAACATATTGTTATGAATACCAATATCCGATGCTTTACATATATGTGTACTTATTAGTTCCATGTTATTTATTATTGTGATAATCTATTAATTTCCATTTACCGTCTTTTGTTTCTACTAATGCCGTACAATTTTCACACCAATCTCCAGAATTCATATATTCGTCTTTTAAAGATGGTTGATGAATATGTCCGCATATTGCTACTTGACATCCTTTTCCCTTTGCTAATCTAACAGCATTTATTTCAAAGTCATTTATAAAGTTCGTAGCTTTCTTAATACCATTTTTAATATCCTTGGATATTGAATAGTATGGTAATTTTCTCCATGCTCTCCAACGATTATACCAACGGTTTATCCAAAGCGCAATATCATATCCAATACTACCAATATAAGCTAACCACTTTACTTTTGTAATAAAGACATCTAATATATCTCCATGAAATATATAATAACGAATACTTCCGTGTTGATGTATATAATCTTCTACGATTTTTATGTTTCCTAAGTCAAATGGAAGAAAGTCTTTTAAGAATTCATCATGATTACCTCTAAGCCAAATAACTTCTGTGTCCGTTTCTGATATTTTAAGAATCTTTCTTATAATTTTAGTGTCTTTTTTAGTCCATTTACTTCCTCTTTGTAAAGACCACCCATCAATAATATCTCCGTTTAAGATTAATGTTTCCGTAGATATTTTATCTAAGAAATCTAGTATATCATCCCTTCTAGCAGCCTTACTTCCTAAGTGTAGGTCTGATATTATTACTGTATTATATTTCATTTCCAGTAGTTATAATCTTCTTTGAAAAATGTATCATCATGTCTGTTAAACCAACATCTTATCATTAACTTACACATATATAATACTCCTTTATTTTTAAATCTTCTCGAAGAAGTGCTGGCATAGAAATTAAAGATCTTAAAATATTTTGGATTAGCTTTCATTGATAAATGAAAATCTTCTGCAAACTTATCTTCTTCATTAAACTGACCCAGCTCCTTAAAGTATTCTGAATTAAAAAGCATAAATCCTCCGACTGCAAATGGCGACTTAAATGATATAATCCACTGAACTAAATCAAATACTTTATATACTAAAGCATATTTCATATCCCAGGTAGTTATATTGCAAGTAGCTAACTTAATGTCATTAATAATCATTTTAGATACTATATAATGTAAAGGTACATCAGTTACATCCATATCAGCATCTAAGAATAAAACATAAGGTGTTTTAACTTCTTTAAATCCATTATTACGAGCAATTGCCGGAAGACCTCCTTTAACTACTTTAATGTCATTTATACCTAAAGCAACTAATTGATCTATATAATCTAATGTATCATCTGTAGAAGAATCTGCTATAATAATATTACAACTATGCATGGATAGTAATTTTACTAATGTATTTGCTAATCCAACTCCTTCATTTTTACACGGAATAACAACTGTTAAGTTATCTTTAAGATTCATCATATAATACCTCCGTAATTGGTTCTAAAGTACCGTAAATATCCATTTTAGTTTTTAATTCTTTTGCTTTATTAATATACCAAGAAGCTTTCTTAGCATCTTGTTCTAATGGTTGATCTGGTTTATCTCCCATACGCATTTTATATTTGAAAGCATTCATTTCACAAAACGCAATTGTTTTTTCAATGCCCCAAATATCTATCATCATATTAATTACTTCTTTACTGAATGTATTATAATGCTTAGGATGATTAACGTGTTCGTAATTATTATTTGTTGTTGTCATTTTTATTTTATTTTATTAAAGAATCTTCTTACGATATATCCTCGTGCTATTGATAAGAATGTAAATAATATTGTAGCCATTCCTAATTGACTGTAAGTATACTTCATTCCGACCATACTGTATATAATAGGGCTAAAGATAAGAGTTGTTAAGATTCCAATGCCAGTATTAGTAATACTTTCGAGTATCGAATGTTTTTTAGTTTGTTGTCCCATCATTTTTATCTAAGTTACTGTATTTAGCTGATGTATATGTTCCAATCATACCTCCTATTGTTGCTGGTATTAATGCCCAATGATCTTCGATATAACTAATAGCCGTAAATGCGCCGCATAACATAATTAAAGCCCCGAATATTGAAGCTTTGATGGCTTGATGTTTTGCCATTGCTTTAATATAAATGCCCCAAAAATAATCTGTAGCCATCATTATAAAAAATACTAATATATAAGTATAGTCCATTTTATTTAGTTGTTTTTGTTTTTTTAGCAGCTACTTTCTTTGGCTTAGCTGTTGGTATTGTTTTATTTAATATAATAGCTTCGACTTGTGCTTCAGTATATCCATACTTAGAAACTATTTTAACAATTGCCTCTATATTATTAGATTCTGTTAAGATATTTAAGTATTCATATGCTTGAGTCTTCGAACATTCATATTCTTGGGCGATTAAGCTAGTTAGATGATCATTATAAGCACTATCTTTCGTTCCCTTTATCCAAGTACTATAATAACTTCTCTTTGGTAATAGCTCGTTAAAGAACGTATATACTTCCCTCGGAGATAAGTCTGATGATATGGCATAACGTTGAAATTCATTACATATCTCTAATAAATCAGGATGCATCGAAAGAATCATAATAATCATGAAAGGTTCTACTGCATTCTTTTCTTCATCGCTAAGATCGGACCACTTTCTTTCTGTTGTGGTCATCACTTTTACAATATCAAATACACTTACTCTTTTATTTTCTTGTTCTGCCATTATGGTTGAGGAAATCTATTAGGAATAGAACCACATGCACTGCATCTATATGTTTCTACAGGAATAAGTTCTTCTTTTCCTGACGGAGACATCATAGGCGATAATTCTTTAAAGAACATTACCGGAAAGAATGTAGTATTCTCACATAAATTATGTTCTTCATCTAAAACAGCACACGTCATTGTTGGTTGTTCTGATAGTTTTATATTTAAATTTTCCATGTTGTTTATTTTTTATTAATTTCTCCTATGATTTGTCCGAACATTGCTGCTACGTTGATATCTTTATTTACGCTAAAACTATCCTTATACTGATATTCAGCAATGATTAATATAATAGGCCCTATATGACCACTTCCATATGATTCAATTTCATCATACATTAATCTATACAAATCCGCAAAATCTTTTATCTTAGCATCTGCAATTGTTTGTCTAATATTCGTAAAGCAATCTTTAGGATTCTTTTCTGATTTAAGAATATCAATACATTTCATTGCATAGCTTCCGCGCTCTGCAATTCCTTTAGATATAGTTAATTCTCCGTTAGATGAATGTTGTTGACAAAGATTAATAACTTTCCTGATATCAGGATATCCTTCATTAACTAATGTTGCAACATCTTTAATATCATATATAATGTTTTCGTTATTTAAAATCTTTACTATTCTTTCCGCAACTTCTTTTTTGCTAGGAGGAATGATTTGAAATACTTGACATCTACTTTGAATAGCAGGAATAATTCTATCCACATAATTACAGGTCAGGATAAAACGAGCATGTTTACTAAACGTTTCCATTAAGTTACGAAGAGCGGCTTGACCGTTAATCGTTACATAATCACTTTCATCTAAAATAACTACTTTAAACTTATTAAAGCTAATAGTACTTACAAAAGATTTAATCTTATCTCTAATAACATCAACTGAGTTTTCATCGGATGCATTAATATAAAGAGTTTCAAACCCAAAGGTATTAGTAATTAATTTGGCACAGCTCGTTTTTCCTGTTCCTGGAGGACCGTATAATAAAAGATGCGGAATATCCTCTTTTTGAAGATATTGCCCGATCTTTTCTTTTATATGCTCATTCCCAATATAATCATTAATAGTTACTGGCCTGTATTTCTCGCAGAAAATGTCGTGTTCTTGATATATACTAATTGACATTCTTAGAAGCTAAGTCGGTTGTAAACATATAACGATATCTCATTAATAATCTTTGCATCTTTTGACGAGATTTATATTCTTCAAAAGTCTCTACATCACTACGTTTGTTTGGTAATGCTGTAATATCATTAACTAATCTTAAGTTAGAATCTAAAGATTCATCAATAATCCAATTTACAAATCTAAAGTGCTGTTTAGCACCGATTACATAACTTGGAACAGACATATTCATATTCTTTAAAAATGATTCTTTAAGTCTGTTTGTTTCGTGTATAATTGCTGTATTTATCATGATATAATGTTATTGTATGCTCAACTGAACTAAGTAATAAGTACTGTTAAAATCTTTACCTGTAAAGGTAACTCTAGCTAATCCTTGCCCAGATACTTCAAATATTCCTGATTCTGCTCCTTTATTTGCAGTTAAGATTTCTTTAAAGATATTAGCAGAGAAACAAGTAGCACTTAATTTATTATGCGATGTAGCATCTACATTAAACTTAATTCTATTAGTATTTACTGTCGAATAGTTAAGTAAGATTTCTGATGATATTGCATCTGATACTACTGCAAAATTTTCTGCTTCTGGCATACCATTCTTAGCTTTTAAGAATTTTTCAGAGAATTCTTTAGTAATATTAATGCTCACATCAAATTGAGGAAGTGTTTTTACTTTTGGAACTGCTTTAATAACAGATAAATCCGCTAACATATAAGTAATCGATGTATTCTTATCTTCAACAATCATCGAGAATACTTTATCTCCAACTTTAACGAACTTAATCTCTACTGAATCATCTAATACAGAAAGCATTTTTAATAATTGACTCGTAGTATATACTGCCAATTCTGCATCTTCCATATCAACGGATTGTAATGTAACTTCTCCAATTACATTTTGATTTGCGGAAATAAAAGAACATAATAACTGTCCTTCTTTTACAACTAACTTAACACTGTCGGTATTACCAGCTAAATAATAGCGATTGATAAAACTAACTAATTTTTCTTTTTGCATAACTTATTTTTTATTTTCTTAATTATAATGATTTTATTTTAATTTTCAAAGAAACTACTTAAAATTTCTCTGTTTTGGCTAGGAACCCAATCTCCTCCATAATTTACATAGTAATGTCTATACTTTTCGTAAATTTTATATGCATTATCTGGCTGATCAAACATTTCATGTATTGATTTAAGTATAATATACATATCATTAGGAACAACGCCTTGTAATAACTCTACATCTCCAGAACAAAAATCTGCAATATCATACATACCTTTATTAAATACTAATAAGTTTTGAATAGTAGCTCTGTCATAATATTCTTGTTTATAATCATTAACTACGCCCATTGTAAAGTTTTTAGATACTGGTGTATGATAAAGAACAGGTATTGGTTTTGTTTCTGTATACTTAATATCTCTAGAAACATGCATTTGCGTCCAATTTAATGTTCCAAAATTCGGAGCTAAAATAATATCTCCATATACTGGAAATTGTCCTGGCGAAGAACTATCCGTCATTAATTGAATTTTACCACCATAATGCTTATTTAAAAGCGCTTGATAAGTTCCAAGTACAAAAAAATCAGATACTTTAGAAATACCTAACATATGAATAAATTCATTTCTTGGATTTTCAAATTCGCGATTCTCTAAGAATAAAGCAATAGTATAAATAAAATCTACTAATCTACGACTACCTCCAACACACCATCCTTTAAAATCAAAATGCTTAACGGTATCATACCATAAATTCCATTGACTAGGATTATTTCCTTGAAGTACGTTTAAGAATTTAGTTTTACCAGATTGTTTACTTGCAAAATATTTAAAATTATCATAACTAAAATCTAATGATTCTTGGAATCGTCCTTCATATTGAGTACGTGGCGGAATATCTAAATTCGCAGCAACGTCTGAATTTTCTTCTAAGAATGCTAAGATTTGATCTCTAATACCTACGTCCCATTTAATTGCTCCTGTGGCAATCTGGAAACCTCCTGAATCGCCAAATGTAAATACATTCTCTAATCCGAATGTTATACGAGCATCCATCTTTTTATAAAAATGCCCTGCTGTAATTAAGAAGTATGGGTGGCGAAATTCTTCTGGAAAATCTTCCGCATAAAATCTAGTTGTTAAACCAGGTTCAACTTCTCTATTCTTTTTTAAAGACGCTGCTGTTCCTCCTGCGGATAATGAAGGAATAAATAATGGCTTTCTGTTTGGGTTTGGTGCTGTGATTTTTGATAAATCCATTTTATAACTTATTTTTTATCTAATATAAAGATATTATTTCATATATCCTAATGTATGAACATAAAAAAAGCCCTTAATTAGGGGCTTTAATTATTTATGATTATTTCTTTAATCCGTCATTTATTAAATAAAAAAAGTTAGATTTACTATCTCGTTTAATTTCTGGATATACTTCTTTTAGTATATCGTATATTTTAAATGCTAACTTTGGGTCGATGCTGAATAAATTTAATTCTTCTTTACCAGATATATCTTGTTCTTTTAATTTCTTTTTAGGTCTTTTATTGAAACTAGCAAATTTATCTACCGGTGCTGGTCCGGTTTTCTTTATTATGTATAAAGTAATAAACGAAAGGGTTGCAATAGTAAAGAATACAAAAAATGCATACATACCTAATTTAAACCAAATACTTCCTTCAGTTGCTTGGGCGCCATACAAATCAACCATAATCTTCATTACATCAGATTCAGCCATTCCTTGGATTGTTTTGTAATACCATTGATTGAATGATCTGTCTATGTATTGTAGACCACCGGCAACAGATAATAGTCCACTTACAAAAGAACCTATCCCTCCACCTAATAAACCACCTTTTGCAAATTGTTTAAGCCTGTCTACAAAGCCTTCATTTAAGCTTTGTGAGTCTGTTTCTAACTCCATTTGGGCTTTTTCCATAGATCCTTGTGGAAGGGGCTTAGTAGTTAAGTTATCTATATTAACGTGATTAGAAGCTTCTTCGTAGTTATCTTTAGCAGCCTTTACTGCCGCTGCTTTAATCTTTGATAAAAAGTCTGTTAGCTTAGATTCAGTTAGTTGTTGTTCAAATACTGCTAGTTGAATTTCTTCCTTAATGATCTTTTTTAAATCTGATTTTTTCATTTATTTCTTTTTGAAGTTAGGATTTTTTAAGATAGCTTTTTTCATTAAAGCTATGTCACTATGATACTGAGCAATCCTATCTGTACTATTAACAGATGGATTACTAATTTGATACTTGTTTGTACCCTTCTTGATAAGAACTTTTTTATCTATCAATTCTTTTATCATTTGATCAAAGCTACCTTTGTATTGATACACATCTTTATTTTCACGTACTCTAATCATTCCTTGATCAGTACTTGCTTCTTTTTCCAAGTATGCAACTGTGATTCCGTTTGGACCACTACCCATCACTTCATAGGTTTTTGTATTGTAAGAACTTTCACTTTCTATAGTCCCTTGTATAAGTTCAAGTACAGCATCTAATGGACCAGTCATAGTTTCCTCTGCTTCCATAGTACCAGCAGCTAATTCTTTAGGATTTTCTAGACCAGCCTTTTTATAGATTCTTGCAAGAGTCATTTGCATATCGTCATGGGCACCTTCATCCTCTGGGTAACGTATACGTGATTTTAAAGCTGTTTTAAGTGCGGTTAATAAAGCAGGGTCAATAGTTACATTTTCCTTTAATACTTTACGAATCTCTTCTTTGATCAATTCTTTTAGTTCTAATTTTTTCATATTTATATTTAATATAATTATTGTTCCAAATAAAAAACATTATCTTTTAACGCTTCTATTCTATAATAATTGGTATCTAAATGTTTTGCCCATTCTTCAATACCTTCTTTATATATATCATAGTTCTCCATACGGTCTTTGATATAATCTATAATTGTTGTATAATTTTCCGTGTAGTTTAAATAACTTAATGTCCATTCCGACGGATATCTCCATTTTTCTGGAACTATTTCTTTAAAGTTTAATCTGTCAGGTGCTAATGGTATTGCTCCGTGCATTATAGCTTCAAAGGCTGTTATAGAAGAAGAATCAATTAAATCTAAGATTAATACGTATTTAGAAGAAGCTAATAATCCATGATATTGAGTTTCGTTTGGCATTTTATCTTCTATACATACCCATTCGTATTGAGGCATTGCTCGTTGCAGTTCACGAAATATAATCATGTTACGATCTACTGTACCTTTATCAGCAAATAAAATCATATCACGTTTCTTTGTTTTTTTAAATTGCTCAGCATAATCACGTACATGAGCCATTGGAGGTCCGGCTTTTTGAACTCGTCCCGGAGTATTAAATAAATTCTTTGCTCCGAATGTTTTAAATAAGCTCTTAAGTAAAGATAAATGATAATCACTATCATAATAGTTATGATTAATAGCAGCTACTAAAGCTCGTTCTGCATTTTTTTGCCATGTTAATGTTTTAGCAAATGCTAGATATGATGTTTTATTAAATGACCCAGTTTGCCAAAATCCATGAATCCAAACAGGTATACGATACACTGTAGATAAATAACGTAATTGAAAGATAGCAGGGTTCCAAGCATCCATAAAAATAAAATGATCTCCTTGGTGTACTTCTTTATTGTAAAAAAGCTCCGCAAATCTGGTAGACTGCGAAGCTTGTTGATTTACAATATCTTTAAATGTTAATGGACTATTATCTATAATTGATAATGGGTTCGGCTGAATATCATAAAGAGTCTTTACTTGATACTTAAGTGATTTCTTTTGGATATACTCCTCTAAACAATCTCGAAGATTATTTTGCCAATTACGTATATATTTTAATTCAATAGTCTTACTGTCTAAGATATATATCGTCTTCATTATACTAATTCGCAACGCGCACCATTTTCATTATCTTCCCAAACTTCGACCCAATTACATCCAAATTCATTAAGTATTTCTTTTGCGAGCATTTCGCAAGATCTATGATCAAATAAATGACTTCGAGAAGATTCATTATAATATTTTTCTTTAAGATAATCTATAATATCGCGCTTAAACATTATAAATTCTTTATCTCGATCATCATGAAATACTTCTAACGAAGCTTTAAATGTGAATATGTGTCTATGATAGTCAGATAAGAATCCTACTTCTGGAAATATATCTTTTGCAGATTCCCATCTATGAATACCGTCTACATTAACGCTAACTATAACTGTTGTTTTTAAATCTCTCATCCTATAATATAATAAAAACTAATTAAAATTCAAAGAAATTTTTTCCGTAATTATTCTTCGGCACTTCTGACCAACCTAATGCTCCAAAGAAATCATTAAGTTTATTTTCTAAGGAAGCTTCAAAGATGCTCGTATAATCAATATGTTCCTTAACGATAGAATAGATATCCATTGGATCATTAAAGCCCGTTAAAGCTAAGGTTTCGATACCTAATCGATTAGGTTTTAGGTAAGTCCATTTTATTTTATCTCCGTCACTAATAGGTGCCATAGAATTAATTTTAAAGTGTTCTAATAAGTCATTAAAATTAGCAGCAGATTTTGCATGAATAGGCATACCTTTTGGTCTTGTTTTAAATATAGACCCAGTTTTCTTACAAGGATACTTACTTAATTCTTTAATACCAGAGATGGTCATAATATCATAAATGTCTAATGAAGGTAATGAATCTTTAAGATCAAATATCTTATCAACGATTTCTTGCTTTTCTGCTTTATTAAGAATATCAATAATAATGCCTGACATAAATCCTCTAAATGCTTTTGGAAATGAAGATCTTACAACATCTAATCCTTTTACATCTAGTTTATATTCTTTTTTACCATTTGTCATTTTAGATATACTTACACCCTTTTCAGAAATAATTTTTTGAGCATATCGCTTTTTTGCAATCCACATTGCCGTTTCAGACACATATTCTTGTTTTGTTTGAAAATGATGTTCTGTTGCATTAAATGCGTTCTTTGCAAAATCATTAAACGTTGAATTAATAACACTTTCACAAGCTACGGCTAATTTAAAAGTAATATCTGCACATTCATCTCTAGTTAATTCACGTCCTTGGTTTCTTTGCATCTTTTTAATTAACGGCATTGCTGAGAAGAATGCAGAATCCGTATCAATATACAATACATAATCAATGCCACTCGTTCCTAATTTTTGGTTTAGCCAATTATTAGCATAATTCGTTTTATGCATAATAACTGCTTTACCTCCTAATGTAGTTCCTTCAGCATTATCAATATCATAAAATCTAAATCCAGCATTACCTAAAACACCATATAAAGAATTAGATAAGATTTTCATTGTTAATTGACGCGAATCAAAGAAACGATACATTTTTTCATTACCAGATTCACCATATTTCTTTGCAAGTTGTCGATATTCTGTTCTTTCCGTATCCCATTTTTCTAAGATAGATGGAACTAATCCTTTTGTTTTAAGATCATAAATAACGCCAACGGCTGAGATAGAAAAGTTATTTTCTTCTAAGAATCTTCTTAGCTCCATTCCTTTCCAAGACTTAGATTTATACTTATATACATAAGTTTCATCATTCTTCATGAATTTTGTATGGTCCCAATTTTCAATCTTACATACCTTAGTTTCTGGAGAAATATTAATTGTTCTTTGAGTTGAAGGATATAAGGCTTTTAAGTCCAAGTCAAATACCCATTCATACAATCCTGGTTTAGGATCTTTTACAAATGCTCCTTCAAATCCATTTTCGTCAGAATCTTCATCTTCGTCACTTTCTTCTCTTAAGGGTTTATTAGTAGCAATGATTCCTAATCGATTTAAGTAAGTAAGACAAGCTCCATCCAAATATCTACTAGATGCAAATACATCTTCATAAGGAACATGTCCTTTATGAGCAATGTTTCTTGCTAATGTAATAAAGTCTAGTTTCTCATCTAAGTCTACAACCAATTGAACGTCATTAATATTATACTCAATAAACTTTTCTAAATCTTGTTTATAAAGATTATCTAAGTCTCCTTCATACTGAATCTTTCCGCGACCTAATTCTTTTTGAGATATAAATTCTAAAGCATAAGAAGGTTCTTCGTTATAAGTAAATGCTTTATACAAATACATATAATCTAGTGCAGCTACGCCACCAATATTCATTCTGTCTTTACGGAAGTCTTTTGAAACTACTCCTACTGGACTTAATTGCTTTGCTACATTAGCACCTAAAAGCTTTTTAGTTCTGTGATAAATATAAGGAACGTCAAATCCATCTATATTCCATCCAGTTAAAATATCTGGGCTAATTTCTAGATAAAGTTGAAAGAATCTATTTAATAAGTCCTTTTCTGTTGAAAATGCTTCAAATATATACTTATCTGTTCTTTTATTTTTTGTAAGATGTTCTTTATCTAATAATAATACATTCCAATCTTTAGAAATATTATCATATAAAGTTATTGCCGTGACTTCATTATCTGCATCCCATGGAGTAGAATAACCATCACCTTTTGATACTTCAATATCAAAAAACAATGTAGTTATATCTTCTGAAATATCATCTGTATCTCCGTAATTATCTATTAGAACACGTATTTCAGGTCTTATATCTGATTCATATATAATTCCTCTTTGTTCATCTTCTTTATCCCAATTATAAACTTTCTCTACACGATTACCGTCTAAAGCAGTATGCTTTCCGTTTGGAGCTTTAATATAAGCATATTTCTTATACTTAAAATTAAGACGACCTTTTTTATCGTCCCAAACAATTACTTCGTTTTGTTCTCTATTGTAATATACGTTTTTATACATATTTTAATATAATGATAATACCTTATATAGGCAAATTTATTTTAGATAAAAGTTGATTTGATACATGAGTGTAAATTTCAGTAGTTTTAATATTAGAATGACCTGCAAGTTTTTGTATTATTCTAATATCCGTCCCGGATTCTAATAAGGCAGTAAAACAAGAATGTCGTAGCGTATGAATATGTCCCGATGAATCTATATATTTTTTATAAATTTTTTGACAACTACCTATTGAATAATAAAGAGAATCTTGCCCGTTAAATAGATATTCTATAGGCTTATATTGTTTAAAATACTCTCTAAGTAATGTTAATACATTTTCTGAGAGCGGTACAATCCTATCTTTTCTGCCTTTAGCATTTTTAATGTGTATAAGCATCCTTTTCGAGTCAATATCCTCAATTTTTAGATTGACTATTTCAGACACTCGTAATCCAACTGAGTAGGTTAGTGTTAAGATTGCTTTATGTTTAAGATTTTCTATTTTTTGCAGTTGTGTTTTGATAAGATTACTATCAACTACCTTCGGTAATTTCTTTTCTGATTTTGGTCTTTCTATTTTAGATAAATGAATGTCTTTTTTATTTAGTATATACTTAGAAAATAATTTCAATGCTCCTATATATTGATTTTGTTGACTACAAGAAGTATATGGATATTTTTCAAGGAATGAGACTATCTGTTGAGTTCTTACTTGATATGGGTCTTTAATTTTTTCCGTTTCTAAAAAAAGTTTTAAATAAGAAATATATAACTTGATACTGTTATTAGAATAGTTTTTATATCTTAATTTTTCTTCAAAAATTTTAAGAATTTTCATGTTTAAATTATTGATTTTATTAGAGATTTAGGTAGGTTATGTATATATAATAGTTATATGCAATGCTACGTTTCTGCTTCGTATTAAGTTTGGTGTATAATCTTTTTGTTTTATTTTTTCTTCCACCACACAAAATTAACGATTATATACCATAAAAGGTGCTGTTGAATCTGTTTCAAAATTGTTATCTTCTTCTGAAACTCTAAAACCATTTTTAATATACCAATCTACTAATTCTTGTTGATTTAAACCACCGCTTGTTTTAATATTATTTGATATTGATGCTCTTAAAGATAGTGGTACACCTGTTTTATCAGAATATTTTTTTAGTTTATTAAGTAATTTAGTTGCGTATCCTTTACCTTTAATATCAGACCAAATTTCAGATATATAAATAGAAACTTCACCATCAGATAATTGTTCAATATTTAATTCAGCGTGTGCATATCCATCATCAATTTTAACTTCGTCTAATTCAAAATACAATAATTTATTTAATCTTGAATTTTCAAATATTTTCTGTTCATTCAAATATTCACGTATAGTAGTTGCTATAAATTTTCTTAATTCCATATTATCAAATAGTTTTATTCTATATATAAATATCCAAATTTTAATTTCCCACTCACAAAAATAAAACAAAAAGGTTCATCTCTCGTATCAAAGTTTGTAGGTTAAAACCGCACTGCATATAACAAAATGTATAAGAAAGTTTGCTATCAAGTTTAGTACTAATTTGAAAGTTCATCATAAGCAAACCTTCTCATACACCCAACCGTTATGTTCAATGAATCAAAAACCAATTTCTTCTAATCTTTTTTTAATCGCTTTAAGAACTTTACTTCTTATTTTATTTGATTTGTTCATACCACTCCAAAGACCTTGTAGTTTAACTAACTTTTCCATTCCTTTTTCACCATTACATTTAGATATATCAAATAAAATATCTTCTAATTCCTTATCTTCCATTGTGTATATTTTCTTATCTTCCATTGTGTAGATTTTTGATTCACTAAACATAACATCAGATATATGTAATTTTTTATCTGTGTTATCAAGTTCTGTGTTCTTATTATCTTTATTCATATTATTTAAGTTTTGTGTTTCAATTTAAGAAAAAACTACATATATCTGTGACCGTTATACGTAATGCTAATCATACAGCGTTACCTTTCCATCTTTATAATCATAACTTCCACTACGACCCAACACCCAAAAAAGAACACCTGCGTCATTTGCATATTCTTTCTGTGTTTCAATATCACCACATTCTCTTGCGTTTTCAAGTCCTGCCAACGCACATCGTAGTCGTTCTTCTATCTCAGAAGCACTACGCATAACAACAGATAAAAGCAATTTTTCATCACTTCTATTTGAGTTATCTTGCATAATTTTACTTTCGTCCATTTTATTTAATTTTAGTTAAAACTGCTTTTATCTGCAACCGTTATAAACAATGCTACTTTTATTATACTTAAAGATAAGGAAAACAATTCATATTTCCAAATTTTATTATAATTTTAATGTATTGATATTCAGTATGTAAGGCCTTACTATTCATTATGAAAAATGTTTTTTTATTGTTATAGGATATAATCCTTTATTGTTTTGAGTAATATCAAACTGCAGAAGAATTGCTCCATTATAATTTATTTTCTTAAATAAAGTATCATTATTACTTAATAAAGCATCTACTACCAACTTTCGCATTTCATTTAAATCATACATTACATAGGTCTTAGTATATGTATTTACATGATAGATTCGGTCAGCTCGGCTCGAAAAGAACCAACCGAGCTTTCCGTGATCTTGAATCTCTACTTTAAAATGATGGTCCCAATCGCAATACAAATTATTTTTACAGTCTAGATAATATTCTCGTAACCACTCTGGCTTCTTAATACTAAAGTCATAACCGCGCTTTTGATGTTCTACTTGGCCTGCATAATCAGTTACTTCATAACCATATGATTGTAATATTGATTTAAGCCATTCTTCTCCGATTTGTCCTTTGGTGCCAGTTACTGGAAATCTCTCTGTTAAGGTTGTATTGTATTGAGCCACTTTATTTTAAATTCTTAACGAAATTATAAAATTCTTCTCTTACTTTAGCATCGTCTTTAAATGCTCCCGTTAATTTTGAAGTAATCATTGTCGAATCATGCTGAATACCTCTTAAACAAGCGCATTGATGACCTAATTTCTTTTCCATTATTTTAAATTTTGTTTTTGTTCCTGTCTTACACGCTTCATTGTTTCTGAAATACGTTGTTTAATATCATCTGGAGTTTTTTTACCTGCATTCCATGCTTTCCTACCTTTATGCATATTAGATAAATTATCTTTAAACTCTTGAGAACGTACCTTACCGCTATTTGCATTACTAATTTTTAATTTTGTCGCATCGGTATGTTTCCAATTTGTTCTAGATTTTTTTCTTTTAGCAATGCATTCTGCACTCATTTTCTTACCAGTAAATAACTCACTACGTATACTTGATTGTTGAGTTTTTATCAACTCATATATTCTTGATGACGGGATATATCTTTTTCCTGCCCGTCCTTTACTCGTAACCATACACCAAAGAGCATAAATTAACTGTTTATTACCTGGATATATTTCACAAAGTAACCGATGACAAATAAAATGTTCTTTTGCAGTTAACATTACTAAATTATCACTATCATTATTACCGCCCAAACATTTAGGAATAATATGATGTTTTTCGTAATAATGTTCTTTAGTACGAATTCGTATTTCTGAATTAGCTTTTTGTATTATCTGATTGTATATTTTTTCGTAATTCATAGTATTTTTCCATTGCTTTATCGTTTATAATCTGTTTATTACGGTCATAATAAGATTTAGACCATTTACGTTGAGCTTCTTTAAGCTCTTCTTCGGTATATTTCTTTTTACGTCCCATATTGCTTTATTATAATTATATCACTAATAGAAAAATACTAATAGAATTATTACTTATTTTTAAGATACCCAATGAACTTATAAAACTCATCGCGTGTTGCTGCATCTGATTTAAATGCTCCAGTTAGTTTAGAAGTCATCATTGTTGAATCATGTTGAATGCCTCTTAAACAAGCACATTGGTGATTTGCTTCAATTACTACAGCAACTCCTAAGTTAAACTCACAAGTGTTATTTAAATATGCACTAATTTGTTCTGTTAGGTTCTCTTGGACCTGCGGCATACGACAAAAATAATCTACAACGCGATTTAATTTACTTAATCCAATTACTTTACCATTAGGCGCTGGAAGATATGCAACATACGCTTTACCGGTAAACGGCAAATGATGATGGCTACAAATAGATTTAACATTAATATCTCCTTGAAAGACCATTCCATCATATCTATCTGTGTTAGAAAATGCTGTAATTTTAGGTGGTTCATTAAACTTTGATTTAATTAAGTCATTAACAAAAGATTTAGATACTCTTCTCGGAGTATCTATTTCATGTGGATTATTATCAGGATCTAGTCCTAATGCTTTCATAAAATCATAATAGTGCTTACTTGCAGTTTGTATGATTGTTTCTTTTTCTTCTTCAGTGTATTGTTTAAAATTCTTCATTGTTGTTTTCATATAAATAGTTATTACTTAAAAATTTTAATTAATAAGGTATCACACTTAAAAAATTCATTAAGCTTATTAATAAGTGTTGGTAATTTTTTAGAGTAAGAATCATACATATTCATTTTATTTTGTATAAATTTTACAAGATAATCAGAATGTTCTAAATAACTTTCGTAAGATTCTGTCCAAATACTAGTATATTTAAATTCCGACATATACATTTCACTATAACTTAGTCTATCCGGTACTATTGGAAGTGCTCCAGATAAAGCTCCTTCATAACAAGAAATTCCTAGTGTTTCTTGTAAATTTGCAGAGAATACTATCTTTGCTTTACTTAAAAGATTATGATATTCTTTTTTAGTTAAGTTATGTTCCTGACAAACAATAAACTTATATTCAGGAAGCTTAGATTCTAAGTTTTTAAATATCTGTAACTGCTTTTCCGGGGCTAACCTATGAGGAAATAATATAATATCCTCTTTATGATTTTCAGTGCTTAATATGTTATTTAAGTACTCCATTGGCCACCCAGTTACAAATAATTTAGAATCTTTAATATCAAATACGGTTTTAAATAAATCTACATGAAACTGAGTAGCAAACCAATTAAAATCAATTGCATTCATCATTGCTTTTTCTGTGTGACGAACCCATGGTTTATCTCCAATTAATCTACCTAAAAAGTCTTGAGGGTCATAACTGCCTGCGTGCCATAAAGCATGTATCTCTACAGGTATATTTAATAACTCACTCATATATTTTACTTGTAATATAGTCGGATTCCAAGCATCTGTATACAAGAACTTATCCCCTGCTTTTACTTGTCCATTACAAAACATTTCCGCAATCGTTATTAGCTGAGTCGATTTATAAATGTTAGTACCTCCAAAGTTTAAAAATGCACCTGGCGTAGTTGCGTCAGGAATATTATCTGACCCATTAATAACTTTTAAATTCCATTCTAAGTTATTATCTAATATGTATTGATTTAATCGTTTAGGTAAGAATATCTTCCATTCTCCAGTATATCTACTTTCGACAGCTTCTAAATCTATTAAGTGTAATGTTTTCATATAGTCGATATTTTACTGTCAAATTTATAATCATCAGGTGTTGATTGTTGCATTGTACATTTAACTGTATTAAATGTAGTAAACGGCTTTGTAACAATCTTTAATATATCATGCTTCTTTAATAACTCCAATTCAGGACAATCTAAAGATAACATAATTCTACTTCTGTTAAAAATAGTAGGCGGTATCATTTTTAGTAGTTCTGGGGTTACTTCTAATGTAACGATTTGTTTTTTATCTAAACAACTTTCAATTATATCCCAATAGTTTTTTTCAATATAACTGATACAAAAGTAAATATGAGGATATTTACTAATATCACTGGGTACTCTTGTTCTTACAAAACAAGTTTCTACATCGGCTAAAGGGCCCTCTACTTCTTTACCGTAAAAATATTCATTTCCAAACATAAATTAATATAAGTAATATACTTGTAGATTCCAAATATTTTTACCATTTTATGTAACTTCTAACAAACGGTTTAGTTGTTTTACGTAACACCGATTCTTCAAATGCACGTTTAAAATCACTAGCTTTATATTCATGTGTCCATGCCCATTCAACATTAATGTAGTTTAAATATATACAAGCTTCTGATTTTTTCATATATTTATGAAAGTTTTTATCTCGTGGAGATGGAAATAATAAAGTATAGTTATTCCATAACATGTTCCAAAACGTTGTTGTTAATGGCTCATCTAATGCAGCTCCTACACAAATATTAGCCCCTGTGGCTGCAATTGTTAATATTTGTTCTAGATTACTACGTTTACCTGATAATTCTACAATATTTTTAAATTTCATATTCGAAGCAGTGTTCCAATCAATAAATTTAGTATCTATATCTTGCCATTGTTTTTTATTATGAGACCCAATTACATATATATTAATATTTTTATGTAAATGACGTATGTATTGAGCTGCTATATTAGCTATAAACCCAGAACCAACAAATAAAATATTTGAATCTTCTTGTATAAATGATAACATACGTTCTGCAATGTTTACAGAACAAGCTATTGGTTCAATAATATATTTTGTATTATTTTCTGAAACTTTTATAGTATTATGTTCATCTGCATAAAAATACTCTGAAAATGCAGGGTCATTTCTTGAAGCTACATAATCTCCTATTTTAAAATCGTTAACTTCTGCTCCAACATCAATCACCTCTCCTATAGATTCATGACCAAAATGCCCGTACGGAATTTCGATATGTCCTAAGTATTGATCAATATCGCTTCTACATATACCTGTATAAGTAGTTTTTATTAACATTTGATTTGGAAGCATTTCTCCTAAATCAAATTCATATTCGTTTATTTCGTTATTTCCGTAACTGTGTAAGATTTTAGTTTTCATGTATTATTTTATCTATTAAATGTCTGCAAGGTTCATTTTTAAAATTATCAAGTATATTATGTATTGCAACATCATACTTCATATAGTCGTTATAATCCGAATCTGTAACATTCATATATGTGTCAATCATTTTTACATAAGCTTCTTCTGGACAAAGTCCTGCAACATATGTTATATGTAATCCTGAATTGAATTTTACTCTCCATTCTACACAATCTTTAGAAATGTTATCATGCTTCCAAGTAGCTGCACATTCTATATCAATATTATTGATTTTAGTAGAAAAATATGATTGATCATCTACATTATATACTCCATTTAATTTAGCAGTGCCCCAACTATTTGTAGTTATATCACTTAAAGAATACATTTGTTCATGTAGTGCGGTATACTCCGAGTCAATATTTGGTGTAGATAACAGGGTTTGAACTACACTTAACGTATGTGGTATTAAATCTTTAGATACACCGCCATACGATAACTCTTTATTCGTAAACCAACTACCGGCGCCGGGCACTCGATCTTTATTAATCCATAATATCTTTATAGATTCGATTTCATTTAAAATTTGTATATTAGATACTGATTTATAAAAGTCTGTACGAAACATATTATTCTTTACCATAAATAACTTTACTCCGTAAGAGTTTTGAAAATCAACCCAATGTTTTGTAGATTCGAAACCAGGTTTTTCTACTACAATACGATCTGTGTACTTAACTAACTTTTTAGCAGTTGATTCATGTAAATAATTAGGCAAACAAATAATTGCCATGTCGAATTTTAAATGACTAGGCAAGTCATCAATTGATAAATAATTAGCATTTAACGTTGGGTTGTGATCTATAGTTACTATATTATACCCCAACGTTTTAGCTACACTTACATATAATGTTCCGATTCCTAATCCTACTATACATACTGTTTTTGTCATATCATTAATATAAGAGAAACAACTGTAAAAACCAAATTACAGAACCATTAATAATTCAGATTCTCTTAAAATAATATAATCTTTGCCGTCAATCTTAATATCATTTCCTTGATGATATGGAGGAAGAACTACTTTATCTCCTACTTTTACAGACATAGGAATCGGTGTTCCGCTTTGAGTAAAAATGCCATCACCTACGGCTACTACTGTTGTAAATTTTACATCTTCTGTTGATGCTGAGTCAGGAATAAAAAATCCTGCTTCTGTTGTTTTTTCTTCGTTTTTAGGAAGAGCTTCTACTAAAACTCTATCTCCTAATGGTTTACTTGTTATCATAACTTTATTTTATTTATTAATGTTTATTTAATTTTAGCTATATATAGCCCTGGCTTACCCATGAATTTACTAGTATCCCAATAATATCCAATACTATTTAATAAAGATTCATTACCATGTAATATAGAAGCATAAATACTTAATTTCTTTTTAGCTTCAATATCATTCTTACCAAACGGTATTACAGTAACTACATCTGGATTGTTTTGTTTAATCCATTCTAAGGTTGATTTAACTACTATTCCTAGTATATTGGCTAATGTATTATAGTCTGTTTTATATTTTTGTATTGTAGAATCTTCAATATCAAATCCAATATTATAATATGTATTAGGATTGAATTTATTATATAGAATAGATCCTCGCTGAAACATTATTTTGCCATCATGGTCAAATTTTTCTATTTTTACTCCAACATCTAAATCTTTAACTTTAAATCTAACATCTTGATTTAATTTTAAAGTAATAGGTGTTGATTTTTCAAAATCAATAGACTCTGCTAATTGATTATAGAGAGTGTTATATTTTATTTTATTAATGCTCACAATTTATATTTTTATTATATTTTTCTTTTAAAGAAACATTTATATATTAAAATTTTCGTTTTTTAACATTATAAAATCCTGCATATCTTTTTTACGAGCATATTTTTTCTTAGCTTCGATTATTTCATTTATAGGAACTAAAGGATACTTAACATTATTATAAGTATAATATAATGAACCTATATTACCTGTATAATTATCAATGCATAATATATTTAGATATAAATCTGATTTCTTAAATTTAAAATTATTATCTCCAGGAGAACCGCCATTAATATTAAAAAACTCTAATCCTTTTAAATATATTTTTTGATCTCTTGTAGGATTGACTATTATTATATCTAAATCTCCTACAGATCTAGAAAAATTTAATCCTAATAATTTTAGAACCAATGTTCCGCCTAATCTAACATTAGATTGGTATTCTGATAAATCTTTAATTATTATATTAAAGGTATCTAAGTATTTGTTTAATTCTTTCATAATTTATATATTTAATAATTCATTTTTTAATTGAAGGCAATATTCATAATCTTCAATACTAATTGCCTCTTGTAATTCTTGGCCCAACCATTCTTTTTTAGTAAGAGGGGCGCCCAATCTAATAAATAAATCAGCAATATAGTTATCTAATATTGCGTTTGAAGTTATTTTCATCTCATATACACCCTTCCAATAGTTAAACACGAATTTATTATATTTTTCTTCTAAAGAAGTATTCATAACTTATACATTTAATGTTTTATCCCAAGATCTTCTAACTGCTCAGGTGTTAGTTTTGTAATGTGTGGTTTATTACTAACATCAGGTTTAGGTTCAGCTAAAAACATTTCTTTAGCTGATGTTGGTGTTTTATGTATGCGCGACAAAGGCTCTTTTTTAAAAGAATATCCTGTAATATCAACATATCTAAGCAATTCTTTATCCCCATCAATTGTTATACCAGGTATTTCACCTCCAATTTTAATCATTGCTATTTTATAACCCATCTTATGAGTTAGCCATTTAATTAGTTTTATCATAACTTATATATTTTTAATTCTGAGTATTTTTTTCGTATATCATTAGCTTTAGAAATACCATATTCATTTTCTAATGAAATTCCTTTTCGATGACTATGTTTCATATTAATATCTTTAATATAAATATCTGACATCTAAGGTTTTATTCCATACAAAATATACTTTATTTATTTAATACCTGATTCCAAGCCGAAATGTGTAATCTTGTTAAGCCTCTAAATTTATACTTCTTAGCCATCTCTAATACAAATTGAGTACGCTCTTCAAAATTAGATACATCATCTAATCCCGGCATACAAACTACATTTTTAAGCGGTATGCTAAATGGTACAACAAAGTCACGGAATAATTCTTTAACATCTTCTTCATTTGAAATAACAAATTTAAATTGGTAATTGGAATGTTCCATTATGCGCTTGATTGCGTCTGGATTGATACGTTGTTTCTCAGTCATACCTGAGTTGGATAACTTTGGTGAGCAGTTGATTTGATTAATAATATCGAATAGAGGTTTCTCAATTACTACTGTACCATTTGTTTCTATTTCATGATATCCTAATATTATCCCTCCATTTGATGCTTTCATATTTTCATAGGTGGATATTATTGATTCTACTGAGTATCTCCAATATACGTTGAAATTATAGATAGCTTCCTGATGTCCTTTGATTGTAGGTTCACCACCAGTCCAAATGATATGGATAGTACCATTCTTAATATCTTCATAGATACCTTGTTCTTTCCATCTATCAATTAGATATTGAAACTCTTTATCTTCACCTCTCCATAGCCATTGAGATGTACTATCACAAGTCCATGTTGCTTTACCTTCCTTGTGTAAGTCACCTTCAAATATTTCACCATCTTCTAGTGATTGTTCTTTCATTAAATTGTTAGTGAATGCTCTACTCATTCCGCAAGTTAAATTGCATATTCCTAATCTTACAAAATATGATGGTATTCCTGATGAAATGCCCTCGCCCTGAATGCTCATAAAATCACTACTAATTAGTAGTTTATTACTATTTATTTTACTCATAATCTTTAAAATTTATATTTAATTTAATTAATTCTTCCCTAACTTCCAAATTATTTCTTGCATTAAATGAATATCTAAAGACTTTCCATCCTAGTGAAGTTAAATATTCATCTCTTTTTTTATCTCTTTCAATAGCTTCTGGAGATGAGTGCCAATATATACCGTCATATTCAAAGTTTAATTTATGCTCTGGTATCGCGATATCCAAATAATATTTTTTACCTGGTGCCGGGATTTCATATTCTAATTTAGCAGTCGGGAACATTTCTTTTATCATTTCATATAATAGGCGCTGCCCTTTACTAATATTATTTCCAGTAAAGTATTTTCTAGGATTATTTTCTTTCCAAAATTTTGATGCTTGTGCTTTTTTAGAAATTACCTTTTCAGGGGACATCCATTCTTCATACTTCATACCTTTATATTTGTTAGGACGACCTTTAGTTTTACCATGTCCTTTACCGGCCCTTGTATTATCTTTATATTTAACATTATCTTCAACACTTCCAAACTTTTTCATGAAATCACGTGCTGTTGGGTGTGAACATAATATTAAATGTTTATCTTGCATTTGTTTTGATGTTAATCCTTGCCAAATTAATGGTTTTATTACATCATTATAATACTGTTCTTTTTCTTGAAATGTAAGACGTAATTTACGCCATTGCATGTTATTTTTATATTCCATATTCTTTTAATATAAATATGGTCATTTTTACTTTTTACACCGTGTATTATGAATTGAATAGAAGTCAGAAGAGATTAGTAGTTTATTACTATTTATTTTACTCATAACTTTTTATTTATTTTATTCGACTTCGAATTCTTTTTTAAGTTTTAGATATTGTGTATATCTATTCTTTTTTAATAATGCATCTGTAGATCGGGCTCTTTCCATTCTATCCTCATATTCTTCGTCAGTTTCTTCAACCATTCTTTCAACACAACAATAGAAAAACATATCCCATGAATTAGTTTCATCACTATAATATGATTCTTCAGAATTTATATTAATGATATCATCATCTTCAAATTTGAAATCTTTAATTTCTTTCCAAGTAATAGGCGTATCCTTTTCAAGGAAAAAGACGTCTTTTTTTATTTTAATCTTACTCATAACTTTTTTATTTACTTAAATATATAATAAATTTTTATTTCTTTTCAAAGCTTCCGTAATAAAATTTAATTCATTTGCAACGTTTTCAATATCTGGTAATATTTCGTTAAATCTAGAAAATCTATGCCCTGCATTTTCAAACTTCTTTAAAGTTTTTCTATACGGGAAGTATTGATCTAGTTTATCAAACGTTAAACGTTCATCGTCAGAAGAAATATAAAAATGTAAATTTGATGATGTAATAGATGATGATTGAATAGCATCAAATAAAAACTTTAATGAATCTAAATATTCTTTTTTAAATTCATAAGGTTCTCCATTTCCGTAACGAGTATGTGTTCCTATATCTTTAGCTAAAGACATATGAGGTTCTAAGGAAGGATTAATTACAAATGCTGGTACATCAAATCTAGCTGCGCAATATAAAGCATAAAATCCACCTAATGAAGTGCCTACAACAATCACAGGACCTTTAGTACCTTTAATAATTGAAGATAATGTACTTACTGCTTCTTTAGGATTAGCTGATAATGTAGGACTAATTATGTTTACCTTAGGCCCGTATTTTGAAAAGTACTTTATAAGTTGATTGGATTTATCATTATCTCCGGAAGATTTAAATCCATGTATATAAATTATATTCATTATTTTGTATGTGTTTTTGTATATTTAAAGTCCTCAATATTTTCATACCCGGCTATTTTACCTACGATTACTTTTTCATATGGAACACCGCTTATTAATCTTGTGTAATGTATACCATCTGGATTAAGATTTAAAATTTCTTTATTTAAAATTTCAGCAGCATACTTATTAGGAATTGGTTTAAATCCTTGTTTAAGTTTAATATGCTCCGTTTTTCCAGATACTTCCGTCCATGCTCTATTTAATTTTAAATCTTCTGCCCATAAATCATAAAGTGCTTTCTTACCTTCTTCAGACCCATCACTACCAGCGCCAATTCCTTTTCTTCCTTTAAAATCTTTATATAAAGATATAGCTACTATTTTACCATTACGGCGTACTAATTTCCATAGACTAGATGTTTCAATTAATTCTTCTATAGATGAAGCGCCTTTATATCCTCCAATGTCTTCGTATGAAGTTTGGAGCATGTCCCACACTAACTGACCGTATTTTCTTTTGTCAGCACTATCTGTGATATTAACATATCTTTCTAAAAGTAACTCATTATAAAGCCTTTTTAATTTCATTTTATTATTTCATTATATGATGTCCATCGAAATTGCTCTTCGGTATCATCAGGTAATGGAGGTACTGGCATTGCCAACATTATCTCATTATCAACACTTCTACCGATTGCAATAAATCCATAACCTTCGCATATCTCTGGTACATACGTATCCGGTTGTAAAGAATCTGCTTTTTCTAAGATATCAAAATCCCATTCGATACCATTGGGGTCATTATTTTCAACCCATTGTTTACTGTAATTTGCCATAACTTGTTTTTTTGTTAACAACCGTAATGTTGTTCATGATTAATTGTTTGATTTGTATTATTTATTTTAATGTTATCCTCATAATAGATTGAACTATTCTTATTATTCTCAAAACACTCTACTTTAACAACTTTAACTCTGCCACCTTCTGTTTTAGAAAATACATCATTAAACTTATCAAATACGAGCTTAGCTGCACTTTCTGCTCCAATTCTATCTAAGAATACTGGTTTAGCTAATCCCATTTGACCCATTTGTTCAAATATGTCATAGTAAGGATCATCCTTTTCAATTAGCATAGTATGGTCAAACATATCGTTCATCCAATCTTTTAATCCGTTACGGCTAAAGATACCATAATCTACAATCCAATTCATTTCATCTAATTGTTCTTCATCTACACCATCTACAGATTCAAACCATACTTTAAATTCTAACGCATATCCATGTAAGAGTTGGCAATGAGAATGTTTTGCTTTCCATTGTCTAATCGCGACACTATAATTATCAAAGCGCTTTGTTGATTGATATTTTCTCATATTAGTTATTAATGCTATATTTTTTCTTGTTTTTAATAGTGTTAAAGTATATCTCATCCACTCTATATAAATAGTTTGGGTCATGAATTTTACGTCCTAATAAGTTTTTTGATTCTAATTCTTTTTTAGTTTCAAACTTAATAATTTCATTTTCAAAAGATCTAACAGCATTGCTAAAATGATCTACATAACCTCTTTTTTTACCCATAAACTTTATCAATTTGTAATATACTTAAATATAAGTAATACATTTCATATTTCCTAATGTTTTTTAAAATAAGAGTAAAAGAGCCCGAAGTTTTACGTTCGAGCCCATTTTTAAAATATTATTTAAAGTTATTTATAGCAACTGCTAATTTTTTGAATTTTTCACCTATAAGGTTTAAGTCCATTTTATATATTATACGAGATAATTCTCGTAAAGCAATGTCAATGCCTCTCCATCTAGCTTGTTGTTCTGGATTTAAATTTGCAAGACCTGACAACTCATACGTGTCAACTTGTGATTCTTCCATTGTTTCAAATATAGACTCATCATTAGTTTTTACTGCATTTTCTAATGCTTTTATATCTTCTATTGTTTCATCAACAATATAAGGTTCATATAACTTAAGTTTACTAGCTAAAGTATATATTTTCTTTAGTTTTTGATAATCAATAGTATTAATTTCATTTTCTTTTAATACTTCTTTAATGCTCTCTTTTATAAGAGATTTTAGTTGTGATATTTTCATGTTATTGTTATTTTATATATATATGTTATACTTTAAGAGTATCAAAAATATTACCTTCATTTAAATTGCGCCCTGATGAATCATAAAAAATGCCTCGGTTACCTGTATCAAAAAATTCTTCTACTGCTTCATCAAATGCATTTTCTAAATTATTATCTTCTAATTTATCTTTCACATTTTGAATTAGTTCGATAGCAGAAGCAATCTTCCTTTTATTTAATAATTTAATTAATACATCTAAATTTTCTTCAGAGTTGCGATAATTTTCATTTAATAATGAAACAGTTGATATTTGTTTTTCTTTTAATACTTCTTTAATGCTCTCTTTTATAAGAGATTTTAGTTGTGATATTTTCATGTTATTGTTATTTTATATATATATGTTATACTTTATTTTTTCTTGTCGTAACTGCCGTTTCTAATTTCGACCCATTTATAAAAATATGATCTCCTTTGAATTGTGCTATAGCCTTAGATAATCTATAATTTTGACATCTAACTGAATTAAATACTGAATCAGCACTATTTAAATATAAGTAATACATTTCAAATTTCCTAATATTTTTTAAAATAAGAGTAAAAGAGCTCGAAATTTTTATATTCGAGCACTTTAAAGTTGTACATTATTTATACCTTTTCTTTAATATAAATACCCCCTTGAGAGATTTTAGAAAATTCAAATTCTGTGGTAATTTTTGGCCCATCCGGCCTAAATACTATAAATGGAATTTCATTCCCTACAATTGAATTTACAGCTTCTTGCATATCCATTTCAAACTCTTTAGGGTTTCTTACGTATTTTAATCTTTTTAATTCGATAGTTAAACTTTCAGAAATACCGCGTTGTTTTAAATTTAAAGTAACGCTTTTCTTTAAGTTAGCAGGTACTTCGTCTACTGTATATGATATTGGTTCTATATTTGGCCCTCTGAAAGTTACGTATGTATATCCTGTCGCACTTGATTGAGATGCTGTATTAAAATCAACATAAAGTTGTTTTAATTTTTTAATATCATCTTTATTTAATTCTCCTTTTGATATCATATCAATACGAGAATAAATATCCATTATTAATTTTTTTAAACTTTCACTAGGTCTTAAGTATTGAAGTGCTGTATATCCAGACTGTGATGCATCAGCATTTGTTGCTACTAAATTATTAACAACATCTAATGTTTTAATAATTTCCTTCCAAAATTCAAATCTTGTAACTTTGCCTTTAGTCCCTAAACGAATCGGATCTGATTTTGCTCTTCTATAGTCTTTTATTTCATATTTTTTATTTCCTATAGATAAGTCAAATGATTCTCCGCCGCCTGATACTTTTGAATTTCTTAATAACACTGCTAAAAATAACTCCGCCTTTCCAATTCCTTTTGGTTCTAACTCATACAATCTAGAACCGAATCCTGAAGAATAATCTTCTGCATTAATATCTGCAACAGATTTTTTAGAATATAAAAGATTTACGAATTCATCTTGTTCTTTAGGTTTTAAAGAATTTAAAAAATTAGACATCGCAACTGAAGAAGCCCCTCCGGGTAAATTATTTATGAATGTTTTAAAATCAAGTTCTTTGCCGGCTTTAATAATCTTTTGTTGTAAAGATTTTGGAATGATTAATGATGTATCTTCTTTTTTAGATTTAAGAGCATCATTAATCATGCCATGAACATCTTCTTTAGTAAGCTGTATACGTTCTAATATTTTACTTATCATACTCATATTATATAATATAAATATCAGAGATTAAACTATTTCCCGCTACTTCCAAACCCACCCTCGCCTCTTACTGTTTCTGTTAAATTATCTAACTCCACAAATTCTACTTCTGGGTATGGCATTATGATGATTTGTCCAACACGGTCTCCTACTTCATAACGCTTAGAAGGTATTCCTCCATTCTTATTAAACGTAAATTGTATTTCTCCTCTGTAACCGCTATCAATTACTCCGACACAATTTGATAATGAAATTTCATAATTACGAATAGAACTTCTTGGAAATAATAATCCAACATATCCTAATGGAATTTCCATTGCTAGACCTGTTCTATAGGTAACTTGAAAGCTTTCATCGTTAATAACTTCTACTGCAGTTAAATCTAATCCTGCATCTCCCGGTTTTGAATACTTTGGTATTACTGCATCCGGATGTAACTTTTTAATTCCTACTTTCATTTTTTATTTTTATTTTACTTCACAACCTGCTGCGCCACAAGCAATTTCTCCGGCAAGATTAGTATCATCTACTAATTCTACTACTTGAGTCAAATCAACATTAACTAATGATTCCATCAATTCATTATATCTTTCTTCTGTAATATCTTCAAATGGAGCTTGAATATATGTATGGTCTGCATAAGGAAGAACTGATAATCCGTTATAACAATTTTTATTCTCCCACATCCATTCTCCAACGCTTTCCCATTCATTATCTTTAATAGATACTGTAGCAGATATATTATGAGTATTTTGTCCTGTTCTGTGACCTGGCTTAATCCAATTAGTATAGAACCATTTAACACGACTTAATAAATCTAATGCTGATTCTGTCCTTAAAATAGAACCTTCTGGAGCTTTTTGTGGTACTGAAATAACTGCAGTATCATGAGGTCTAAAATATTCATCTTCAATAAGCTCCGGATGATTTATTAATAAATGAGTATATAATGATTCATTTTTTCCAATACGCATTCTTCTAATATAATAATCATTGTGCCAAGCGTGAATACCACTTGATGTTCCTAATACTAATGAAGATGTTCCGCTAGGTTTAATTGTAGTTGTTCTAGCAGCTTTATTAATACCAATAAGATTGGCTACTCTTTCGTTTTCTTCTTTTACGATTTCAGCAGCTTCATTCATATCATATTGTTGAGCTTTACCAGAACCTACTCCTGTAATACCAACTCCAATTAAAGCTTCTTTTTCTGTCGTTCTTTGCCAAATTGGTCTTAAGTAATGAAAATCTGTATATCCTGCTTGAAGTGTTCCTATAAATGCTGCGACCTTAACTCTATTATTTAAATCTTCTTGTGATTCAATATTACTTACATTTACTTCACATAGGTTACAAAACTGAAATGGACGTAGTGCAATTTCACAACAAGGATTAGTTCCCCAATCTTTATCATTGTTTAAATAAATTCCAGGTTCTCCTGCTCCAGAAGCTTTAATCTTGTCCCATATTGACATAAAGAATTCTTTAGTAACTCGATTACGTAATAATACTGCTGAGTTATTTGCTCTTCCTCTTTGTGGATTTAGTTCCCACCAATTACCTGTTTTAGATGAAATCATATCATCATCATCTGCGCTAAATAATGAAATTAAAGCAGCTCTTCTAATACCACCTGCTAATACTGCGTCTGCAATATGGCATACAATATCATGCGTTTCTATAGGAGTTAACTTTTCTCCGTCAGATTTAGTATCTAAAATACCTTGAATCTTAACAATACATTCTTTTAATGGTTGAGGACCTGGAGCCTTACCACCAGAAGTTACAAGTAATGCTCCTTTTGGTCTAATATCAGAAAAATCAAATAAAATACTTGAACCGCCTTCAAAATAAGACTTCATTAGTACTTTAATTGCATCTGCCCATCCTTCAATAGAATCACCAATTAAAAATCTTCTATGTTTTACAGGATTTGGTTTTCTTATTTCCGGTAATTTTTCTACGTGATGTTTTTGAACTGAATATCCGACTCCTGTGCCGCCTAATAATAAGAACATTGTTTCGCCAAACGCTCTGTAATCATCTATTGGAAGATAAGCACAGTTATAAACTCTGTTTGGAGAAAGCTCAATTGATTTACCTCCGAATTGTAAACTTCTCATTGAAGGAAGTACTTTTCTGTCATAAACCAATTGATATGCATTTTCTATTTCAGCTTCCATATGCGGATACTTTCTAATATGCATTTCTTTGTTTCTTGTTACAATTTGCCACCAATCTTCTCGGCGACTTAACTCACTTTTATATTTTGCATACTTACTGTATACAGTAATATCGGAGAGTATCTTGTTTGAAATTTCCATTGTTGTTTGTTAATTAAATTGTTTGTATTTTATTAAATTGATTAGTTCTTGTATAGAATTAATTTCTTCAACCTCTTCATCTTTTATTTCAATATTATATTTAGATTCAATAAGATTTAATATTTCTATTTTATAAATTATATTTTCTTCCATACATGTAAAATTATATTACCATACTTTTCTTCGAAATGTTGATAGTCTGAAAAATGTTTAGTTAAATAATAATTATATAGTTTAGATCTAACATCTCCCTCTGCGCCGTATTCAAATTGTTGAATACTATGTTTATCTACCCAATATCTAATTAACCCAAAAATAGCAGCTAAAATTCTAGATGAGTATGGAGAATTTAATAATTGAGTTAAGTTTAGATTTTTATATTCATTGTCAGTACTACCAAAGTTTATTGATGGTCGTTTAGGATTAAATATAGGTAATATAGTTAAAGTATAATATTGATCTTTATATTTTAAATCAACCCTGAAACGATTAGAAGAATCCCTATCAATTTTATATTCAATATTCTTAGAATTTAATTCTTCTGGAGAATATATATCTATAATTTCTTTTAGTATTGGCAATAATTTTATCATATTATTTGGGTATTAATAAATATTGTTTAAGCCACATTTTATCCTAAAGAATTTCCTAAAAGTTCTGAATATTTTGTAGCTAAAGATTTTCGTGTTACTGAATCTTCATCCATCTCTGTTTTTGTTTCTCTTCCTTTAACAGATGATTCTTGATACATATCAATTCTACCATTTGACATATTAAGTTTAGTTGGTAATGTTAATCCATCTGGCCCGAAACGATTCTTAATAAAATGCACTCTTCCTGTACCTGCAATCTTATCTGTTGTTTTTCTTGCTAATGAAATAATAACATCTCCAATCATAATCTTACTAAATGAAGAAGCTACTTGATCTGATGTAATAATATCAGATTCTACAGAAGATCTATTTGCTTGAGATGCCGTAACAACTGGTATTTGATATTCTCCGGCTAATCCTCTTAAATCTTCATATGTAGTTTCTAATTCTTCATGAAGTTTTTCTTTTGCTTTTGCTGAACGTAATAAATCTGCATAATCTACAATAACAATATCAGGTTTTACTCCTTGCATTATCATTTTATCTAAATGAGCTTTTAATGTCGTTACAGATGCTGTTTTTGTCGGAAAGAACTTTAAATATAATTGTCCTTTTAATTTAGATAATTCATGCTCAACTTCTTCTAAGTTATATTTTAAATTTGCAGTCGCTATTCCAGTAACTACTGAGTCATATCTTTGAGCTACATAGGGCTCTGATAATTCCATTGTATAATGGACTACTGTTTTTCCTTGTCTTAATAAATGAGCTCCTACATTAATCATCGAAGTAGAGTTATGTGATAAAATACCATTACTATAATAACAATTAACTTCGTCTACTGTAATATCATATAAAGATTCATACTTATCTAAATATTTCAACTCTTTTAGATATGTCGTTCCTAATTCAGTTTCTATAATATCAGAAGGTTTAATATTTAATACTTTAGTCCAGCCATCTTGTGTTTTTAATAAATGATGTGATGAACATTGTAAAGTTTTATTATTTCCGAAATAACATGTTACTTTTTGTTGAATTTCTGTTCTAAATAAAGAAGTTATACTTTTATATCCATATGGAGTAAGTACTTTAACATGGATATCAGGTATAACTTCTATATTAGGCGTATTTGGTATTTGATATTTATCAAATAATTCTTTAATAGTTATAGTTTCTTGTTTATTTCGTTTAATTAATTTCATATATAAATTTTATGACTTGATCTAATATAATATCTTTTTTGGATTTCCAATCCGATTCCCATATAATAAAAATGGAATAATTAAGTGCTTCTAGGTCTTTGCATCGAGAAGCATCTTTATTCCATTGGTCATCAACAAGATACATTCCTCCTGGCTTTTTAATATAATCTCCAGACTTATATATTTTTGGATTACAGTGCCAATAATCTCCATTTACTTCAATAATTTTATTATCAACTTGAATATCTACAATATATGAAGTATTAGATATCTTTTTATTAAATTTAAACACTTTATCTTTGCAAAGAGATTTAATATTTTCCTGAATTAATCTTTCTAATTTAGATACACATCCGGTATTATTATGTTGATCACCAAAATTTTTATCTAACCATGCTTCTTTACCAATTAATGCAATTTCATTTAATTTATTTCTTCTTGTAGCATTACTTTGCTTTATTTTAGCTTCTTTGGTATGTGAATGACCTAAGAACTTTTTTGATTTAGCACTGGCTATTGATTGATATTCTTTTAATTTATTACTAGCTTCTTCATGAGACAATCCGTTATTTAAATAATAATCAATAGATCTTTTAGAACCTTTTTTACTTTTTAATTTTGAAGCTTCTTGTATTTTTAAAATTTCTACGGGGTCTGATATATTACGTTTAGCATAATATTCATCACAGAATTTATTTCTTTCTCTCTGACTAATGGACACTTGCAATTTAGATTCTTCTTCAGTATATCCTAAAGCTAGCCAATATTCTATTCTATTATTGTTAATAGGAGGCGTGCCATTAGAATTAAATCTTTTCTTTTGATCTTCCCATTTACGAAGACCTTCTACTTCGCCGTACTTTTTAATCCAAGCTTGTTTTACAGATGCCATATTCTTTATTATAAATATATAAATAATAAAGTTTTTATATATTTATTTTTCCTGGACCTGGACCTGTAAAAGGTTAATTACTTCATGCCCTTGAATTTTATGATTATCTATTTCATATATGGTAAATGGATCAATCCAAAATATAAAAGGCATTCCTTGAGAATTAATCATTTCAATACCTAACTCTTCATACTGTATATCTATAGACGTATTAGGCCCTATACATTTACCAGCACCAGGCCCTGCCACAAATATAATAAGCTCTCCTTTACCAATACCGCCATCAACCAATTCATTAAATGCAGTCCAAGGTGTAGGTAAAGTTATTCTAGCTGATTCTTCATAACGTAATTTAACATCTTTTAAATATTCTAATCCAATATCTTGATTAGCCCCTGCTTTCATTGCAGTATCAATTTTCTTTTTGATATTATCATATTCTCCTGATTGTAATAACTCAACAGATTCGATAATAGCTTTTTTAATACATTGATTTTTACAGAAGTTAACACACTCTGTTTTGACAAAATCTAAATCTTCTGCTTCAACATATCTTAATATATCTTTTAAAGATTCTACAATAGACAATTTTAAAGGTTCAGATGTAAGTTCTAATGCCTTTACTTTAAATACTTCTAATGTAGGTACTGTTTTATATTCTGGATAGTATTTCATAATAATACCTACAATCCAAATATTAGCTTCAGAATCAAAATATTCAGGTATTAAAATATCGAATATTTGTTGAAGAAATGTTTTATCTTTTATAAGTGCCGCAATTATTTTTAATTGAAAGGTCTTTCCGTACTGCGTAAATCTATCTTGACTCATATTCCTAATATATAATATACTTTTCTAAAGATCAAGAATTATTATTTGTTCCTAGCGCAAATATATTTAATTGATTAAAGATGTTTAAAAATGTAATAGGATCGTTAATATAGTTATATCCTTTATCCGTAGCTAATATTTGTATAAATTCGTTTTTATTAATTAATGATATAGGCTCGTTAAACTTATCAATTAAGAATAGTTTATGCGTACCTGATATATCTACATTATGTAGTTGCATTAATTTATAATTACGTGTTATAATGTCTTTATTGTTAATGATTTTTTTGTATAATTTATCATCTTGTTTATCTTCACAAAAAGATAAAAATTCTTCTAAACCAACTACCCTATTTTCTTGCAAAATAGGCATCTTTCCTACGGTCTTAGGGCCGATTCCAGGCACTCCGGGTATATTATCTCCATCGTCTCCAATAAACACTTTATAGAGGTGATAATTCTCTGCAGGCACTCCAAATCTTACTTTAACATCTTCTAATTTATATAAACGCTTTTCTACTGGTCTATATACATTAACTTTCTCATTTACAAGTTGTAGATAATCTTTGTCGTCTGAAACTATCATTACATTATTACTTCTTGTATTAAGAATATCTGTAGTTAAATACGCTACCATATCATCTGCTTCAATATGGTCTGCAGTAATTACTGATACTGGTAAGCAACGTAAGTATTGTATTAATCTTACAAATTGATGCTTCATCGAAGCACTTTCATCTTCTGCGTTTTCAAATATCTCTGCTCTGTTAAAAGATTTAGGAGCTAAACGATTGCCTTTATATTCAGGATATAGCTCTTTTCTTTTTTTAGAGCCTCCTTTACCATCAAACGTAATAATAATTCTTGTGGGTTTGAATGTTTTAACATAAGAAGCTAGTGACTTTAAGAATCCTAAAGACCCTCCTAAATGCTCCCCATTATCATTCATTACGGGATTGGCCATGAAACATCTCAAGTAAAAATTAGTCCCGTCCACTAACATAACCCTGGAGTTAATATTTAGTGAAACGGGACTTTCTTTTTCTTGTTGAATCTCTGCTAATAACTCAACAAATCTATTTAACATAACTTATTAGTACATAGGGGGTTGAACTTCAGATGCTTTTGTTTCTTCTTTATCAATAGAAATTACGCATTCTGTTGTAAGTATCATACTAGCTGCTGAAGCTGCATGTTGTAAAGCTACTCTACTTACCTTTGTAGGGTCAATAACACCTGCAGAAATTAAATTTTCATATGTTTCTGTTCTAGCATTGTATCCGAAGTCGTCTTTACCTTCGCGAACTTTATTAACTACTACGCTACCTTCGCCACCAGCATTGGCAACGATTTGACGCAATGGCTCTTCTAAGCTTCTACGAATGATTCCAATACCTGTATTTTCATCTTCATTATCTCCTTTTAATGTTTCTAATGATTTTAAAGTTCTGATATAAGCTACTCCACCACCTGCAACGATACCTTCTTCAACAGCAGCACGGGTTGCGTGCAAAGCATCATCCACACGGTCTTTCTTCTCTTTCATTTCCACTTCAGTAGCAGCACCAATGTAAAGAACTGCAACACCGCCAGCTAATTTAGCTAAGCGTTCTTGATATTTTTCTTTATCATATTCAGACTTTGCATGATCGATTTGATTTTTAATTTGATTAACACGATCAACGATCTTTTCTTTTTCTCCAGAACCATTAATGATAATTGTAGAATCTTTAGAAACGACTATTTTTTCTGCTTTACCTAAATGACTTAAATCTATTTTATCTAATTTTAGACCTAGTTCTTCTGAAATAACAGTACCGCCAGTTAAGATAGCAATATCTTCAAGCATTGCTTTACGTTTTTCTCCGAATTCCGGGGCTTTAATTGCAGCAACACTAATAATACCTCTTGCTCTATTAACTACTAATGTTCCTAATGCTTCGCCATCTACATCTTCAGCAATAATTAAAATAGATTTTTGTTGTTTAATTACTTGGTCTAATATAGGAAGTATATCTTTTATTGTAGATATCTTTTTATCATATATTAAAATATAAGGAGAATTAAGTTCTGCTTCTTGCTTATCTACGTTAGTAATAAAGAATGGAGATAAATATCCACGATTAAGTTGCATACCCTCTACTATTTTTACTTCTGTTTCAGTTCCTTTTGCTTCCTCAACTGTAATAATACCTTCTGGTCCTACTTGTTTCATTGCATCTGCAATTAGTTTTCCAATAACAGAATCATTATTAGCAGATATTGCTGCTACTTGTTCTAATTTAGATTCATCAGACGAAACTATTTGACTTTGATTCTTTAATTCTTGAACTACTACTTTAACAGCTTTATCAATACCACGTTTTAAATCCATTGGATTTGCTCCTGATGCTATATTTTTAAGACCTGCAGTTACAATTGCTCTGGCTAGTACCGTAGCTGTTGTTGTACCATCACCAGCTAAATCTGCCGTTTTACTTGCTACTTCTTTTACCATTTGAGCTCCTATATTTTCAATAGGGTCTTTTAGTTCAATTTCTTTAGCAACTGAAACGCCATCTTTAGTTACAACTGGTGTTCCAAATTTCTTTTCAATTACTACGTTTCGTCCTTTTGGACCTAATGTTACAGCCACAGCATCTGCTAAGGCATCTACTCCGCGCTTTAAACTGTTACGCGCTTCTAAATTAAAATATATTGTTTTTGTCATAATATAACTTATTGTTTTTGTTTTTTAAAAATCATCTCCGCCATCTGGCGTCGTAACTATTTGAATTCCTTCATCTGGATTTGCAGGGTCATACTTCATAATATATTCTTCACAAAGCTTTTCATATACTTGCTTTTTCAATCTAGGATCTTCGGCAAACTTTGTTAGTATATTTGCTGATGTAAATACTACTTCTTCTCCTGTTTCTGTATCTACATAATCATAATAAGCCCCGCGCTTCTTAACTAATTTATGCTTTGTTAATTCGTCAATCCAACTTGGCGCTGAATCAATACCAGAGTCAAAATAAATATCATATTCTACTTCTCTGCTTGGAGGTCCTAAACGATTCTTCTTAATCTTTAACTTTGTTTTAGCTCCAATTACAGTTCCGTCAGATTTCTTAATCATTCCTAAATTATATAATGATAATCTAACTGATGCATGGAATCCGACTGCTTTACCACCAGATGTTTGAGTCTTTTCACCAAAGCCCATAACACCTACTTTATCACGTAATTGATTTGTTAAGATTAAGCATACTTTTTGACGACCAATCATATTAGTAATCTTACGCATTGCTTTTGATAATACAATAGCTTTTGTAGTTGCATAACCATCTTTTTCGTAATCTGCTTCTTGCTCCACTTTTGTTGTAGCACCCATAATAGAATCAATAGCAATACATACTAATCTATTTTTGTCAGCATTTCTTACTTTCTCGATAATAGTTTCTACAATTGCAAATGCATCTTCTATAGTTTCTACTGGAGCATAAATCATTTTACTTAAATCCATACCTAGCATTTCAAAGAATTCATTTGCTACGGCATTTTCTGTATCAATATAAATTGATAATCCTCCTTTACGTTGACATTGAGCTAATATATTTGCTGTTAGTAAAGATTTACCAGCAGCACTTTCGCCCATAATCTCTATAATACGACCTACTGGCAATCCGCCATATGGTCTATTTGATATTGCTAAATCTACAATATCATTTCCCGTTGTTATCCAATCTGTTACATTACTAGGTGAATCAGCATCTTTATCTAAAAAATACGCTACTTTCATGTTAGTTTCTTTAAACTTTGCATTAAGCGTATCTGCTAATAATGATGCCAAATCTTCATGCATTGCACCAGATGATATTCCGTCATCCGTTTTCTTTTTTGCCATAATATTTTGGTTTATAGTAAAATAAGAGGAGTAGATGATTCTAACTCCCCTTACTTACTTTATGTTTTTAGTTTTTAAATAAATCGTCAAATGCACTAGAAATATCCTCTACTGATTTTGTTTCAGCGGGCTTTGTAGGTGTCGACACTTTAGCTTCTGTACCTGTAGATGCTGTTCCTTCTTGAACTCCTTCAGTATCGCGATTTAACCAATTGGTCAATACTACCTTTAAATCTTCATATGAAGGTTCTTTAAAGATTTCTGTTAAATTTTTCTGGCCAGTTGCAATCTTTGTGATAATTTCCTTATCTGTATGTACCGGAGTTTGATTTGGTTTAATACGAATAGAAGTTTCTGGAAAATCTTTTCCCGTTTGTTCTTTAGTTTTGAATTCTACTGTAATATCTCTTCCACTAACTGGATCTGTAATATCACCATAATCTGGATCTGCAATAAATGCTAATAATTCTTGGTATACTGTTTTACCGAATCCCCAATATTTAACACCTTCATGTTCTTTTCCACGAATAACGATTGGAGCATAAACGCGCATTTTAGGTTCGATCTTTTTACCTAATTTCCATTCTTCTTTTTTTCCTGTAGATTGAAGCTTTTCTGCGAACTCAACTACTGGATCTGGTTTACCAAATGTAGCTGGAGATAAATACTGCTTATTTCCAAATTCATAATGGAAATAAAGTTCATTGAATGGATTGTCTTTGTTGAATTGATAAGGTACAATTCTAACTACTTGTGTACCTGGTTCTGGTTTCCATAAGGTGTCTTGTCTTTCACCTTTTCCTGTGTTTTTTTGCAAATCGCCTAGTTTCGCGCGAATTGCGTCTAAATTAATCGCCATTTTTCTTTTTGTTTTTAATTGTTTAACTTACTAAATATCTAACTGATATCTAAATTTCTTATCTAATATAATATCTTATCTCTTATTTTCCTAATTATTTTATATGAATTATTTTGTATATTTGCAATTCATGTAAAATTAATTTCTTATCTGTTACTAAAATAGCTGTATTTGAATAATCTTCCCAATTCACTTTATAATTCTTATCTAATATATTATTATTAAGTGATTTTATCAAGAAATTTAATCCATTAATGGTATAAAGCGTATTAGTTTCTTTTCTTCTGTGTATTGAAATAGTGTTATCTAACAAATCATTAAGATTGCCAGACTCTATATTGTACGTGCAAGCCAACTCAGGATTCTCGCTCATTTGCAGAACGAAAATTTTACCGTTAAGTATATTATAATTACTTACGATATTATCAATTGTTGGTTGTAAATCATTCTCTAAAGTGAATGTGCAAAGTAAACGTATCACGTATATAGATTATTTATTATAAATATCTACATACTTACATTTTTTAAGTTATTATAATCATATCCGGCCTGAACTTTTACTGGATATTTTCCATTACATTCTAATATTCTTTGACATTGCTTAATATACTTACCTCCGTCATCTTTATGGAAGTCGATCAATAACGAATCATAAGTATATAATATCATCTTACTCTTAAATCCTTTGTTAAAGCTCATTAAAGTATCTAATATTCCCATAGTTTCTTCCATCTCTAATGATTGAATTAAATAATTAAGAAGCTTCTGAGAATTCATTTCAGTAAAGAATGTATTTTTTAATGTTCTTTTATATATTGGTGTTTCTAAGTATTTTTGATCTTTATAAAGTTTCCAGTTAATTTTTGTAAAATCGTCTACTAATTTAAAAAATGGAATTTCTAAAAACTCTTTTTCAATACCTCCGTACAATAATTTAAAAGTTATGCCCTTACTTTGATCATATTCTTCCGGAGTTAATTCTTCTTTTCCAAAATATTGACGCCCTAAATGTTCGTGCATATTTACTTTGCCTGGAAATTGATATCCTAATAATTCTCCTAATAATCTAATATGATAAGCATCATAATCAAACTGCAGTAAAAATCCATCTTTACCAAAACGAGACTTAAATGATTTTCTTACTCCCGTTTCTTTATTTAGTGCCGCATAATTTACAGAATCAAATCTATTTGAAGGTCTTCCTGTTGTTGTATAAGGATTATATTCTGTATATACAAAGTTATTTGTTATTGTTACATTTGGAAATGTTTCTTTAAGTATATCAGGATTTACATACATACCATTTACTTCTATATGATGTAAAGTTTTAACTACATTATTATATTTTAAGAATGTGTCTGATATTGTAAATGCTTTAAATTCTTCTTTATATTCTTTAATAAGATTGCCAAACTTTTCGTGATGTTTTACAATTGGTATAAGATGATTAAGGTTTTTTAAGTTGGAATATTTTTGATTAAAGTAATCATGTACAGGCGTATCAAACTCCTCAACATCTATAGATTTATTTGTTAAGAAGTATATGACCATATTTGCATCATATATATGATCACAAGTAATCTTACTTAATAAATATTTAAGATTTAAAACAAAGCACTCTTTACTAGAACATAATAAATCACTTAATAATGATTCTTTTATTGAAAGTGCCTCGGAATGATTAAAACTTACAATACATTCTTTGTTTATTGTAAGATCATATAAATAAAGTAATGAAAGCTCATTTATACTGTAGTGAAGAAACGGGTCTTTTAAAACCGGCGCAACAAAGATACGATGATCTTTAATCTCTGTTATAAGGTCAAATAATTCAGTTTCGGTTTCTACAATTGGTAGCATACCAGAAATATAAGTTATTTTTTATATAACTCCAAATAATTTCTTAAGTATTTTTGTAAGCCAGGCAATTCTTCGTTATATTTACGTACAACTTTAAAGTTAGTTTGTTCAACGTCAGATTCATTTCCTGTTAATTTCCACGGAAGAGATGTTTTTAAATATAAGAATGGGTCAATTCTACTTCCTATTAAGTTCCATTGTTTTTTATCAATCTCTATAATTCTGGCATCTACATTATTAGATTTTCTTAGAAAGTAACGAGTTACATATCCTTGGTCATAATCTTGTTTTGATGGTTGTGGATAATATTGTTGTGGAGTAGTATAATCTTTAACGTTAGTTTGAGTTAACGTATCATACTTAAAAGAAGATTGTGGTTGATATGGTATTAAATATTCAGAAGTAAATTCGTTATAACTAAAGCCAGTCATTATCATACCATCTTTATAAGTATGATAATACCCTTTAAACTCAGTACCGTCTCGTAACATCCATTCTTTACCAGATGTTTTAAGTCCTACTGTTATTTGGTCTTGAGGATAATATATTTTAGGTCTTTTTGCCATTTCATGAAATTACTCTATATATAGTTTCTAATTCTGTTGTCCAATCATTATTTTGTATCATGTGACGAATTTTAGTTACTGTCCAATAAACATTCTTTTCTCGGTATTGTGTTGGTACCCAATTTGTTTTAATAGCATTTCCGTATTGAAACCCCTCGATGCCGTCCATTGTTATTTTAAGTTTTATTGGAAATATTGCTGTTTTTAAATTTGATAAACTATATGCACTTATAGCTGAACCTTTACCTGCTAATACACCGCCTTGTTGAATATTAAACATTTGAAGATATATTGCTCGTACTTGAGATTGCCAACTAGTTAATGAAGTTTGAGTTTCATTTTTTTCATGTTCAATATTTTCCATAAATGCACCATTAAGTTTAATCAATTCATCTCTTAATTCTTTTAAATTTGAAGATAATTCGTCTGAACTTGCATCATTTCCTACATAACTTATCCCCGCTCGAGTATATGTAGCTACTTCCGTTTGAATTGCATCGGGTACAGACGATTCGACGCTCAACCCACGTACTATAGAACCTTTTACAAATGCAGGAATTGGGCAAGGGTCTAATTTAAGACTTTCACCCTCGTAATTTTGATTTAAAATTTGTATATACTCAGATTTTCCTGATATTTTATTTATTGGGCTATCATTTACAGTTAATCTAATATGACCTCCAGTATCAGTTTCTAACTGTTGAAATATACTATTTAAAAATGTAATAATCTTTTTATCTGTTAAACTTTTATTATTACTTAATATAGATTTTATTTCTCCATATAAAAAATTAACATTTAGTAAAACTAGATCTGCTATTTTCTGTAAGCCATTTGCTCGTACAGTTCCCTCGTCAGCACTAACGTTAAAATCGAAGCGTGGTGCAGAATTTCCATTAATTTGCGTAGTAAATGCAAATTTTGAAAAATCTACAGGCCCCATTCCTATAAAAAATACATTTCCATTAATTTTACATATATCTTCGTCTAAAATATCGCCGGTCTTATCATCAAATCCGTTAAATGTATAATGTGGTACATCCGTCTTAAAAGCATTATCAAGTTGTAAATTAATTAAATTAATAAAATTTCTTAATGTTATATATGTTACTTTAGTGGCGTCAGTTTTTTCTTCGATATCAGCTGTATATCCAAAGCCGCCAAGTAATCCTTCTCCAAGTATTACACTAGCCCATGTTCCAAACGTAAATGATTTTTCTACAGGTAATTCAAATATATATGTATTTACTTTATCATATTCAATATCTGGAAGTGTGTTAGTTGAAGTAGAAGTCGAATTTGTAATAGTACTTAAAAATGCATCATATACACTTCTTTTTTTACATGTGGCTAATGATGTGGGTTCTGTTCCTGCATCATTATCTGTTATATCCATAAGAGTTTTAAATATTTCTTCTAAATGTAATCCTTTTTTAGCAGTTAAGGTAGTACCATTTCTATCATTTGTACCATGTTGATCTAAATCAAATCCATATGTCATTGATGATGGTCCTAGAGCATGTAATGTACAGTCCCAACTTCCATCCTCTTTAGCAGAAAATGTAAAGTTATAAACAGTGCCTCGTATTTTACCTCTATTAACATTTATATTTTCGTTAATTGTCCACCCATATTCTAATCCAATATCCTGCCCCGGAGTTAAAAAATTTTTAATATATCGGTCCATTTCTCTTACGTCAAATACAGTAAAATTAACAGTAATTCGTAGTATCGAGCCATATGTTCCATCAGAAGAAATTTCTGCAGAGTTTAATATTGCATCTTTAATTGTACCATTAGAATTTGTATAATTTGGACCATATAAATCTAATATAGGCGCCATAGGATTTACCATCCTAGATTGTTCTGTATACGTAGTAATTGTTTCAGTTGCAGGTTCAGATGAAGGAGGCCATGGCTGTCCATCGCCTGGTACGGTAGGAGTAATAGGCTTTCGAAGCACACCTAATCCTTGACCTTGTATTGTAAATCGTTCATAGGTTTCTTTTTTTAATGATGTAAGTCTTAAGTATGCCGTTTTTTGATAGTTCCAAGCTAATGTTTCATTATTAATATGACCGTCTGGCCAATAATATTCCTGTCTTCTTTTTAACTCATCTCGGATATCATTACTAACATCATTTATAAAATTATAATTTAATGCCATATAACTTATTGATTTTGATTAAAATTATTTATTTGAATAATATATTCTCTAAATTTATTAGGATCTGGTATACGTAATTGTTTTCCTTCTTCAATATTTAAAGTTCCTAGTCCTATATTATTAGCAGTTGCTATTATAGGCCATGCAGTTACATCTCCGTAAAATTGATTTGCTAATAAATCTAATCTATCAGATGGGTCAGTAATAACATAAATATCATTATCTGATTTGTCAAAAAATGGAACAAACGTAGTTGTATATTTACGTCGCCCATTTAAATCTTTTATAATTGGAAGGTCTTGATATCTATTCATATATTAATAAATATCAGAGATAATGTATTATTCTTTTGTTTCTACGTTATAATTAGCAAATTGACGTCTTCCTCGTAATCCTTCATTTCCCAATGGATATAAATTACCTTGATTATAATGAGTTGAATTTGTAATTCCTTCTGGCGTAGCTATTTGATCAGATTTGCTAGTTTCACTTTCCGGGCGTGTTTCTCCGAATATTTGCATCGATACTTGAACAGATACTATCATAGGTAATTCCCCAACAGAATTTGAATTTAACATCGCACCGCCTCCACCATATACTCCTGAATTACTTAGGTTAATTTCCCATGGAGTTTCATTATCAACTGTATAAGATAATGACTTAATAAATGCCGGAGTATTTATAAACCAATTGCCTAAAGTAAATTTAATTAACGGCCCTTTCATTTTAGCATCAGTTTGATATTGTGGTACTGTTGTTTTTGCCAATCTTTCTAATTGGTCCCACATTAGCATTAAATCCCCTCTAGATAATGCAGCAGCTTTGAATGATATACTTAAACTACGTTCAAAACCTTGATAAATATAAGGGCTATCTGCTCTTCCTAGGATTTTTACTTCTTGCCAGTTAGGATTAAAATCCTCAGATACATTTTCGATGTAAGCTCTAAATCTAAATCTTTCGTTAGTATTTAAATCATGAAACATGAATTTTATAAAATCATCAACAGCTTCTTCATCCGTTTGGTTTATTTGCCAAATTGGATCTGTCATACCAATACTTCCAGGGCCTTTATAAGTATATTGAAAGTTATCAGAGTCTGGCATTGTCGGTTGAGGATTTGTTAAATCTTTACCACGTTTACCATAATCTGGTACTCGAAGCTTGCTACGTTTATGTTGACTTGTTTCTGCATAATTTTGTATAACAGTATTACCATAATCTCCCTCAGTAGGAATCCATTTAGCATTACTATCTGGAGATACTAATAAGAAATTTTGTATAGACGTTGTATTAACTAATGAACTTGCTAATATCCTTATATCATCATATCCTAGTGTATAATATTGTTGAGGGTCTCCACTAAGCGTTGATTTATTTTTAATAGCAAGTTTAGAGGTACCTGAATTATTAAAATTAAATATTCCATTAGGAATTGACTTTGCTACTGCTCCTTTTCCAGCAAATGCCGAGCCTTCTAATTTTAGACTTAATTCTTTATAATATTTCTTAATATCTTCTATTTCTAAAGGTTCTTCATTATAGATAAATACAGAATTATATATATTTTCTGTAATTGTTTTTTTATCTTTAGTAGTAAATACAGGCCCCCTTTTAAAGCTGTTATATGTAAATGGTCCTGTACTATTAACAACTCTTCTAATATTTGTAACTCCAATTCCATATAACGATTGAGGGCCGCCCAATCCAGTACTTATGATATCTATGTTTGAAGGCCTTAAATCAATTAACCTTCTTGTAAGTGAAGTTAATCGGTTTAATATTAGGCTTTGATTTACTGATTTTATACCTCTTCCAGAAGATGGGTCTATACCTGCAAGGCCAAACATTACACCTGAATATGTTGTTCTAGGCACAATTGGAACTGCATCTTTTCTAAATCTAAGACCTAAATGCTGCGTTGCTGTATTAGCTAATGAACTTATTAATGTTAACGCGCCATTACCAGCTCTCTTACCAACTAAAGGATCAGCTTCTGTATTAGGAGCTGAAGCTTGAAGACCTGCTTGACGAGCTATAAATAATAATCCTTTAACAGAAGAAAACCATTTTCCAATACGAAGAACATCTACAATAGCTCTTTGAGTAGATGTAACAACACCGCCTCTAATAAACCCATCATCAAATTTCCATGTCTCCCATGGATAAAATCCTGTTTTTACAAAGTCTTTACGTTGTATACCAGTTAAGATTAATGGTTGATTGAATAAAACTAATCCAGTATTAAATGAATTATCTCTTAAATTAAATGAGCTATATAAAATATCTCTAGCTGAGGGAGAATTAGTTCTAAAGAAATATTTTTCTAAAGTATCTCCAGTTATGCCTGTAGATGATATATATGGTGTATTACTATTATATACTGTTCTTGTATATTTAGTATTGCCCAGACGATTAGAGAATGTAACCTTTAAAGGCCATTGTTGAGCGCCTTTTATTTTAGTACTATCACTTAATCTTCCTTCTCTTACTGTTTTAGGATATGTATATGTATTACCGCTTATTCCTAAGAATGCTGTTTGTCCTTCTTTTTGATTTATTATAAAGCCTTTAGCTCCAGACGTTAAATCATTAAAATAGTTAAATGATGGCGGATACTTACCTCTATATAATAATCTTAATCTATTTGATACATTTCTAAATCCTAAGATTTCTTTTCTAGTATCATATATACTGTTTTTATTATCAATTAGTTTTTGAATATATTGACTAATCTTTGCCAACATATTAGGTCTTTGATCTTTATATAAACTTAGTTTAAGTAATGCTCGTGGAGATTGATCTTTATATAAACTTAATTTGTCAAGCAATGGAGGTAATTGATCTTTGTATAAACTTAGTTTATCTATAATAGCAGGTAATTGATCTTTGTATAAACTAAGCTTAAGTATATCAATTGGTAATTGATTTTTATACAAACTAGTCTTTGTAAGATTTCTCGGAAACTGTTCTTTGTATTTACTTATTTTATCTTTTAAAATAGTTTTAAGTATTTCTATTGTAGATATGTGTTGAATACCTCTTGGAGTAAATTTTATAAACTCAGATACTTTATTTATTTCTTTTACTCTTTGTTCTTTATATTGCGAAACTTTATTTAAAATAGTATCGCCGAATAATGTAGATATAGCAGGTATTCCTCTATTTCTTTTTGCATTAATAGAGAATGGTTTATAATCTATTTTTTTAGCGCCTGGCACTTGAATAGACGTAGAATTATCTACTTTATTTATCTTTATATCAGTAGGAGGTTTAAGTTCATTAGACGTGCTATAAACAGCTTTTATTGGAGATTCAGAAAGTTTCTTTTTTTCTCCAGCTTCTACTGTTGTCGGCTTACGCCATTGAGATAAATTTGATTTTAAATCTAGTATTGCCATTATCCTAATCTATTATATGAATTACCTACACCAGCATTATAACTATTATTCATTGAAATTTTATTTCCTATTTCTTTAATTGCTGTATTACCTACTACTAAAGAAACATTAACGGTTGGTTGAGAATTTGTTGTACCTGGCTTATTTGGTGTTGCTATTAAACCATCTCCTGCACTAGTTACTCCAATATTACCTTTTCTATCTGTAATAGTAAATGGTCCATTTGATGCCGGGGCGACGCCATCTTGTACCATTTGGACCGCCCCAATAACAGCGCCAGCAGCAACAGCAACTCCAGCAGCAATAGCAAATCCCATTAATCCGCCTGATAATGCTGTTGTTAAACCAGCAGCTGCTATAGCAGCTTTTAATAATCCGATACCTATTATAACTATTGCAGCACCTATTCCTACTAAAACAGGCCCTAAAAATTTAAACCCTTTAGTCATCATTTCAATTAATGAATTCATCTTTTCTTGAGTCGTTAATGCTTCATTATCAGCTTCATATTTCTGTGCTGCTAGATCACCCTCTTTTGCCATTTGAGCTATTCTTTCTTGATGTCCCTTTAAAGAATGTTGTAATCCCTCTGCAGTTTGATTTTCTGCAGCTGCCATGTCAATATTTAATTTTCTAGCTAATTCTTGTTGAGAAACAAATTTTGCCATTTGATCAACATTCATACCTAATGCAGCTGCCGTTGATTGTTTCTCAACACGATTCATTTTTGAATATGAATTATAATCAATTTCTTGCTTAACTAACTCATCCATTAAACCATTCATGTCATCTTGTAATGCAAACATTCTGGCTTTATCCATATTAATATTTCTTCCAGTTACTAATTGAGCTGTTACTTGATTCTCGATTGATGATTCAATATTTAATAATTGATCTGCAATACCGTTTAAATCTTCTAATGTCGTTCCTAACATTTTAGCTTTCATTACGGCATGAGTTAATTCTGTATCGCTGCCTCTAAATTGTATACGTATTGAGTCTGATACTTTAGATACAGCTCGTAATACTGCTGATAATGATTGTGTTGAACCAGTAGCTTTATTAAATCCAGTTGCGATTGCAAACACTTCTTTCTTTACAACTTCTGTATCTTTACCAGCTATTTTTGCTGTTCTTTGAAAGTTAGATGCATCTTCTGCTTGAAGTCCATAAGCTTTAGTTAATTTAACTTGCTGGTCAACTAACGTTTCATTTTCTGCTCCATATGTACCAAAATCATCTACTAGTTCTGCAGAAGCTTTTCTAGCTTCTTCCATAGACGTAACCATTGACTTAGAACTAAATAATAAGCGACTTTGCATTGAGTCAACTGCGTTAGATTGCTCATTTGTCAATCCTATAGATCTTTGTTGATCTTTCATGTCTTGTTCACGCTTCAAAGTCATTTTTAGACCTGTTTTGGCCAATCCTATACCGCCACTTATCAATCCTAAAGCAGGTCCTGCTTGAAGTTTTGACATAGCATTCATTAAACCTTTATCGTTTCTGAAATATTTGTAAAACTTTGCAGTTAATTTTCTTTGTGCTTTTCGACTCATTAATGTATTAGCCATAAAGTCTCCAACTAAAGGAATTTTCCTCATATTAGATTCAAGACCAGATACATATTCTTTAGCAGCCGTCATCTGAGCTTTTTTAATTTTATGTTCTAAATCTAATTGTTTTTGTTTTAATTTAATCTCTATTTCATTGAGTTCTATTGAATCTTGTAACGCTCTATTTTTCTCTTTATATTCTTTTTTAAGTTGTTTTAATAAAGTTTCATTTATTTGTATTTCTCCATCTTTTTCTGTTACTGCTTGTTTTAATAAGTGCTGATACTTATAAGCAAGATTTAATTGTTTCTGCCCATCTTCAGATATAGTTCTTTCAGCTTTCGCTTTCTTTTTTAAAGATAATAATTGATCATGTAATGAATCTTTAAAGGATTCGTATAATTGTTCTTGCTTTTCGGCGGCCTTTTTTTGAATGTCTGCAGCCTTTTCTTGAGCGATATTCGCACGTTCTTGTTGACGTATTCTTTGTTCTTCAATAGAAGCTAAACGTTCTTGAATAGCCAGTTCTCTTTCTATTAAAACTAATTGTCGTTTTTTGGCAGCTTCTTTTTCTTTAGCGCTTTTACGATCATTATCAATAATCGTTTGTTGTCTGTCAATTTCTAAACGAGTTTCTTCTAATCTATCTTTTACGATATCTTCACGAGATCTAGCCATATTTTTATTTAACTCTTAATTCTTTTTTATGAATAGCAATTTTATTTTTATGAGTTTCTATCGCTTTCTTATATTTCTCAGTTTTTTTAGATGCGCCGTATTTCTTTTCATATGAATCAACAGTTGCCTGGGCTTTTCTACGTTGCTTATCAGCAGCTTTAAGAGCCTTTAACACTTCTGGATCTTTTTTCCATTTATTTTTAGCGTCATGATAATTAGGGCCAAATAATGTTCCTAATACAGTTGCAAATAATCCTCCTAACATACTTTATAGTCTTTTATATTATTAATTATCGTTATACAGTAAAAAAGCCCTTTTTATTAGGGCTTTCTTTTATTGAAGTTTGGTTTAGAAATCTTCGGCATTTTACTTTTTGCTTCTGAAGTTTGTTTTTCAATTTCTTCATTTTCTTTATTAATAAAGTCATTGATTTGTTTAATATAGAATCTTCGAAGCCACACGGGAAAGGAATACACGCTCTCCCACGTAAATCCTCCTTTGCCATGATATACCAAGTTAAATATCTCGGTATGCAGAATGGGCCTATAGTTAGGCCCCAGGCCAAAAAAAGTCCACTCCCACAGGTAAATTTACTTTCCCTTCGTAGAAGCACTCTTGACATAAAAAATCAACATTAAAATCTACACCTGGAGATATAGTTTTAATATGTTCTCTTAAAGCCCTTGAATCCTGAGCAAATAATTCACTATCAACAAAATCACTAATATATTTTCTATCGTCATTACCATCAACTGCAATAATAATATATTTTAATCTTGTAGTAAGGTCTTTACTAATACCTGATTTATTTGTCTTTTTAAGATTTTCAAGTTCTAATTGTATTTTCTTTTCATCTCCGTGAGTAAGTAATTTAAATATTACTTCTCTGTTTGAAGCTGGAAGAATAAATTTGAATTCATTTGCATTAATCATTTCGGCTTTTTCAATATCAAATTCCTTTTCTTTTAATGTATTTAAATCAAACGATACTTTAGATTCTTTATCACATTCAGGGCAAGTGCAAGTAGCATCATACATTTTTCCGTATCCTAAAATTCTCGCAGCAATCATAATAGCATCTTTATCAGCGCCAATTAAATCATTATACTTAATAGGAGTTACGATTAATGCTTGAAATAATTTGTCTAATACAACACCTTGTTTAATTAATGATTGTGTTGTAAGAATATCTTCTTCAGCAGCAGTCATATATTTTAATTCAATAGTGCCACTTCTTAATGGAGAATCTTCTGGATATAATAATCCTTTAGATGGTAATGAAATTACTTCTGTTGGGAAATTATGTGTTCTAACTTCTTTTTGCTTGTATTCTTGAATAATACTGTTTTTTAAATCTTGGATAGATGATTTATCCATTGGATAATTGTCGTTTACTATACTCATAACGTATTTATTTTATTATAATTATTTAAGATGAAAGATAGTAATTATACTATTTTTTGTGCCATAGCTTGAATTTCTGATGCCTTTATACCTAACAATCCGCCTTCACCTGCTAATGTAGCTAATGAATGTATATCTGGTAAGCCAGAAACAGTTGCAATTGCACAGGCAGATAAGATAGTTAAATATAATCCATGCGCATGTTTGTATAAAAGAGAACTTTTATCCTCCCAATTTTGAAGGCGGTATTTATCTGGAAATGCGGCTTGTAATAATGAAGCTAATCCAGATATATATGCATCATGTAATTCATGTCCCCATTTTTTAAGCGTATTACCAAACTTAGTCTCTGCATAAGGATCATTTTTTATATATTTTACTAGATTATTAGTAGCATTTCCTAAAGCTTCTAATATACCTGGTGCGCTAGCAATTGCCCCGAATGTTAATGCTAATCCTTCTTGTAATTCTTCTTCTTGAGGTTCAATTGTTTTAGCATCTTGTTTAATTGATTGTATAGATTGTTTAAAGGCTTGAATTAAATCTTCAGATTCGCCTTCCATTAATCTATTATATTCACTTAATGTAATAATTCCAGCTTGTTTTTGAAATCTTAATTTTTCTTTTAATGTTAAGCTCATGTTAATATTTATATTTTATGCTATATTAGATATGTCTTGTTGGGTTGGTACTTTTATATTATTTGATGCAATCGTATTCATAAGATCTATAAAATTTTTCTTTTTTTGCTGTTCATTACCTTTTAAAGAATTCATAATATCTTGAAAATGTGTATTATCTTTAATTTTATCACTATTCATCATTTTATTATAATCTTTTTCAGTAAAATCACTTTTTCTAGCATCATATATATTTAACTTTTGTAACAAATATCTTACAGGCTGTAGTCTATTAATAAATTCAGTCGGAGTAGTAACATAATCAAATTCCCTACCACCAGATCTATATTCTTTAGATTGATTACCGCCATTAGTATATTTATAAATTTTTTCTTTAGTAGAAGCGGGTATTCTATAACCCCCATCGTCGACTGCATGTCCTAATTCATGCGCTGGTATAGTCTCATATCCAGGAGTATTAAATCCTTTTTCAATATAAATATTCCCTTGTTTATCGTATTTTTTTTTATTTGAACTTGGCTCGTATTTATTCTTAACCCATTTTTGTTGTACATAATCCCATCTTTCTCCTTCATATTTTTTACCTATATACATTCCACTGAAATATCCTGGTTCTTTTCCTATTGCATTAACAAACTGCGTTTTATTTTTTACGCTTTGTAAATTATTAAGTCTAACATCTCTCTCATTTTCAATCCATTTTTTATCTTTACCAGGAAATTCTTTTTGTAGTCTTTGTAAATATTGTGGAGATTGAAGATAGGAAAGCCACCAATTATATTGACTTGCTAATTCTTCTTTAGCATTTGGGCTTGTTTTTATTACAGTTTCAATTGCAGGTTCTTTACGTAAAACGTCTCTCTGCGCAGCGGTTAATGAAGGGCTACCTAATACTGCAGATATAATACCTAAAGTTAACATTCCTTGTTTAGCATATGATTTTAATTTATCTAATAAAGTGTTAAATGCTCCTTCATTTAAAGTGCTTAATAAATCATCTACAATTTTTTGTTCTTTATCAGATAATTCATTAGATTTTTCTTTTTCAAATTCTTTTAAATCTTGTGTTACTGGCATATCATTAATTATTAGATCTGTACCACTCTCAAATCCAACAATATTACCTATCTTTAATATCTTACCACGAGAGTCTCTTAACATTAATTTAAGATTACCTTTAGGTTTAACATAATTATCTTGAAAAATTTCTATTATATCATCAACATCCCATTTACCTGTTATGGTAGTTGGTTTAGAATCTATATCAAAAGTAACTTCTTTTTTTGTGTTGTTATCAGTAACGGTCAATTGGTAGTCTTTATATGACTTATGTTGACCTTGTTTGAATTCTTCTAACTTTTGTTTATATTGAGATTCTGTAATGATTCTTGCTGTTCTTTGCAAGTCTAATCGTTCTTTTAAAGTTAAGTTCATATTAAATGATTTATTATAATTATCTTAAATCATGAAAAAAGCCCGCATTTTATTGCGAGCTAATTTCGGGGTAACTTCGGGAAAAGTTAATATTGTTATTATTTATTATAATTCATTATTAGATTGGACTAATCCAGATTTAGCTAACAATCGTATGATATCCTGACCGTTATTAAAAAATCCATTTAAATACTCAGCATTAAAAGATTCTGTTGTATCAAAGTCAGGTGCTTGACACCATTCTTGCATACCTAAAAAGAATTCTCTACCCTTCGGAGTAAATATTACATCATTTAAAGTTATTGATTCTTTAACTGGTTCTTCTTTTTCTTGTTTAGATTCGTACTCATCCATTACTTCTTGAATAGTAGGTAATGGTTTGCCAGGTTTACGTTCCCATGCATATCCTTCTTTAAGAAGTGATTTTAGTTTTATTTGTTTTGACATTTTTAGTTTAACTTAAAAATCTTAATTTATATAATGTGCTTGTTATCAACGTAACAATATTATCTATTTCATTTTGAAGGTTTGAATCTTCTTTAACAGAGCCCCTTAAATCTTCAACGGTTTTTAATAATGCTTTAAAATATTTTATAGTATTAGCAGTATTTTCATAATTATTAAGAGCATAATTTTCATAGCTATTTATAATATCATACTTACCTTGAAACGATTCTACTAACGTATCTACTAATCCAACTATTAAATCATAATATTCATTTAATGCTTTATGTTCAGCATATGATTTAGTTTGTAAATGAAATATATGTACCTGCGTAGAAGAATGTAACAGATATGAAATTAATTTTATAAATTCTTTGTTCATCGTTTATTGTAAATATAAATGAAAAATCTCAAAATGCCTAATGATTTTGTTATTTTTAAATTAAGTAAAAATCAATAGTTAAGTATAGCATAATCATAGGTAACGGTAACTGTAATAGTAACAGCTTCTCCGTCATTCGCCCAATCCATTTCATTGAAGTTAGCATCTGAACACCAAGCACCTTTTAATACCCATTCTTCTACTTTATCACCTACAGGACCTAACATGTTAAATGTAACGTCTTTTTTATAGAAGTCACTATAACCATCACGACCTGTTACGCTTTCATGTCCTAGACGAATCCATTCCATTACTGCTTGAGCTCCTGAAGGAACAATTGGGTCATATAAAGTAATAGTGAGATCTTGCCAACGAGACTTACCTTTTACTTTTCTGTCTACGTTAATATGATCTAACGTTGTAACAGTTGATGTTAATTGAGGTCTTCCTGCTGCTTTAATAATAAAAGAAGGAATTCCTTCAATATACATGAAGAATCTATTTGTTTGTTTTGGTTCCCAACTCTGGAACATTATTTCAGCTGGGTCTAAAATTTCTGGCATAGTATTATATGTTTAAATTTGTTATTTATTATAATTATTGTTAAGTGTTAAAAACTAATGTATTATTTCTTACGTAAGAACGTATCTAATAAAACGCCTATTTGAGCTGCATGAGTCTTTAAACTATCATATGCTTCGTCACTTAATTCTTTTTTACGTTTTATTGATTCTGCTGAAAGAACTCCGATCATTTTGCCGTCAATATTCTTAAGAGCAAACATATATGAAGATTTACAGTTTGTTTCTTCTGCTAAATATCGTAGTCCGTAAGTAGCTGTTTCTTCATTTTTATAATCAGTGATAGTAATTTTATCATGATCTAAAAGTCTATTAATAGATTTACTAAATAAGTTTATTGGTATATTTTGAAAGTTATGTCTTATTGATTCTGCTTCAGCAGTTACTGCTTCGTAAATCATTGAAAACTTTTGAATAGATTTACCTGTAGGATAAAAATGTCCTCCATTATGGAATTGAGTTATCCATACACGATCTAAACCCGTTTCATCTAAGATTTGATCTAATACTTTACAAATAATTTCTCCGTTTGCTGCCGCATCTTTAATAGGGTCTTTAGTTTTTTTATGTTCTTGAAGATAATGCCTTACTATTAATATTAATATAGGCCCTAGAACACCGGTTAAGAACGCCGGTAATGAACTAGATATGATATTTAATATACTTTCCATTGATTAATAATACAGTTCGTTAGACTTAAGATATTTTAGTTAGTTGTGGAGTATATTTTGAGATCTTAACTCCTTTTAATTCAGGACGAGCTTTAATATCTTTAGACATTGAAAATGCTCCAGGCCCATTTAATTTAAGTATAAGATCATTTGGATTTCCTTTTGATGGAAGCATAGTTACTTTTACTTCTGGAAATTTTTTGCTTTTACCCGTTGTTAAGTTATCTAATAAAGCTTTAATGTTTATCATAGCTTCATCTCTATTTCCAGGAACTGTTAAACGATAAGCTACTGCTGTATCATAATCTACTGATTCAGATATTTTTGGCACTTTACCTTCTTCAGATGCCATTTTTGATATACGATTAAATACATCATGATCTTTTTCATCCCATGTATTTTCTGGCTTCTTAGATAAAAAGAAGTCAGGCCCCATTAACTGAGCTATAATTTTATGTTTTGGAGTGGTATTAGTTTGTTCTGATATTACTTCTTTAATGACTTCTTGAATCATTTTAGTTAGCTCTGATTTTTTCATAGTATTAGTTTTACCTTCATTAGCATTTGCATATAATGCTTTTAGTTGAGCCTCTGCTTTTTTATGAGACATTGGTTCTTTTGAAAATTCTTTAGATGTTCCTTTTTTGAACACTTTATATCCTTCTCCGGATTTTTTTATTTCGTATGGCATATTAATTATTTTTATGTTTATTTTTATTACCAAGCTTTGCAACTCCAGTAGCGTGCTTTCCAACGAGGTCCGGGAGTATCGCACTTATGACGTGCTCTGAATGATTTTCTTCTCGCAGGAATGTTTTTCTTTATTCTCATATTTGGGTCGCCAAAGTTTACTTTAACAACATTACCTTTATCGTTCTTAACATATACACTACGCTTTTTAGGGCCGCCTGGAGTTAAGAATGGCTTTCCTAATGATACCTTTCTTCCTTGATATTCAGCTTCTCCAATTATTGGATTGGCTTTAAGCTCTTGAAGAAATTTAATGGCACATGAATTGCACATTGTTTGCTCAGATTCCATTTCTTCTAAGCATTCTCTTATTAATGATTCAAGTAATAGTTTTTTCATCTTCCTTGACCTCTATATGGTTTTTTATAATATTTTGATTTTTTATTATTGCTCGTTCTTTTTTTAGAAACAATACCCGAGCGCTTTTTCTTAGCTTTTTTATGAAACGCTTTAATATTAGTTGAAGATTTTTTATCTGGTTTCTTTGCCATTGATTTTTATAATAAATATCGTATGTACAAAAAAACAGCCCTATATTTTTTAGATATAGAGCTGCTCTTGTTAAGTTAGATTTATGTTATAAATTAAGCAGGAAATTCAGCACCGGTTGGGGTTAGATTAAAGTTAATTACTATAAACTCCGCAGTTTTTGCCGGTTGTAAGTAAATATCACCTACTAATAAATTTCTGTCAATTACGGCAGGAGTATTATTAGTGTCATCCATTACAACTTTAAATGCATATAATCCTTGTCTTTGTTGGATTGATTCTAAGTAAGGATTAACGATGCTTAAGAATCTATTTCTTGTTGCTGCGGTATTTTGTTCAAATACTAAGTATCTAGAAGTAGATGCGATATATTTCTTAACAGTTATTAATAATCTTCTTACGTTGATTCTATCTAATGCACTAGGCTTTTGTTGTAAGGTTTTTTGACCCCATGCACAAATTCCTTGACTAGGGAAAGAAGCAATTGGATTTACTTGATTTTCATATAATGTATCACGCTCTGAATGATTTAATTTTGTTTCAATATTAATAGCATCTGTAATACCACCTCTATTTAAACCTGCAGGTGCATACCACTCTGCTGCTACTGAATCATTATAAGCTAATACTCCTGGCATTAATACGCTTGGCGGAACCCAAATAGGCTTATTAATAGAAGTATCTAATACTTGCATCCAAGGATAATATGTCGCAGCATAATTACTATCCATATTAGCTGTTTGATTTGCTGCTGTTGCAATACTATCTCCTTTAGCTGTATTATCAACGATTACAAATGTATCTTGACGTCCTTCTGCTGTTGATATCATATAATTTGCTACATATGGATGTAATCTTCTAATAACACCTGGAGCTAATAACATATTAATATCATATTCGTCTTGATTTGAAAGCATATCAAATGCATCTGTATATTTAATACTTCCGTTTGATGTTGCGGTTGATAAGTCATATCCGAATGAATTTGCGGCAGTAATATCACCACTAGATAATTTAACTCTAGCAGGACTCATACCATCTGAACCACCTTGCATTGGAACTGTAAACTGAACGTTATTAGCAGTTGGGCCAGTAACACCAGTGATATCAACTCTTGCTTTTAAATCACCTGTATATGTAAATCCTGAATTAATTGGCATTACTAAATTATCAACAACAAAATCTGAATTAATTGCTGATACTTCAATTGATGCTGATGTAGGAATTGCTTTTAAATAATTAACATTATCTACTGCTCCAAAATCCCATCCTAAGAATCTATTAGATACATATGATTGATCAGAATCATTTTGAGATACTATATAAGATGCAGGAGGCATATTAGCATTTGTAAATCCAATAAACGTTTGTTTTAGTTTTCTAAATCCTCTAGGAGATAAAGTTTCGCTTACAGCTTTTGAATCTACTGCAGGATCCATTTCTATTCTTACGTATTTAGAAACGTTATTGTAATTACCATACTCGACAACTTTATTTGTTGAAGTAACAAATTCTTTATACTTATCTCCAATTACACGAGCAATATATTGAGGACTATCTGGGTCTAAATTAACGCCTCTATATTGTTCTAATATACTAGGTCTGTTATCAGTATCGCTATAGCTTCTAACTAATAAATCAAATGTAGAATAACTACCAGAGCTAAATTCTCTTAAGTTAGTAATGCTAATTTTAACATCTGTATTAGTATCATTACCGTCACTTAAATGATGAACTTTAAATAAGTTTTGTGTTGTTTTAACACTAAAACCATTAAGACCTGATGTAATCCATGGAGTAGAAGCATGATTATAATCAGGGAATGTTACATTATATGATGACGTTAAAACTGTTACTGTTGGTATAAATGATGTAGGCGTGCTACTTCCAGAAATTACAGGGTATACTACTTTTGTAGGAGTTATTGTTCCTAGGAAAGGTAAGCTAGTTGTATTAATGTTATATGTAGTATTAGAATAACTAGACCATACTATATCACCATTTAAATACATAGTAAATGTACCTGAGCCTGAATTATAAGTAGTTAATGTTGGAATATAATCATAATATGATTCATTTAATATAGCTGGGTTGGATGTTGTTTCTAATCCAATATTTAAATATTGAGGAGAACCTGTTATAAAGTTAAACGACTCTATTGGCATTGCTGCTTTTATAGATGCTGTTGTTAACGTAGCTATAAATATTTCAGAATTTAATGCCCAATTTTGAGTAGCAGTCGGAGTAGATGACCATCCGCTTGATGCTGTTAAAAAACTATTACTAGTAGAGCTAGTTACTGAAAATGCGGTAGTATAGTTATTATTAGCTGTTCCTAATAAAGTAAAGCTACTTGAACCATTACTTACAGATACGCCATATCCATTTGCTATATTAGTACTAAAATCTTCAAACGTCACATATGAATAAATTCCATTATTATAATTTGTATTACTTATTTTAGTAGAATCTGGAGTGCTTCCAATTACTTTACTAATAAAGGTAGTGTTTTGACGATTGATAGATACGGTATAAGTTTTAGCAGTTAAATTACTTCCTGATGCTACTAATGTGAAGTTATTGGAAATATTACCGCTTATTGCTGTTGATGCTCTTAAGTCAAAATTAGTACTGGTATTGTTTTTTGCTGGATGTAATCCCGAAACAATTTGATATGTAATTGTTGACCCCGTTGAAGCAACTGCCACAGCAGCTAATTTATTTGTGTCTGTTGTAAATGTCCAACCGCCATTACCTAAAATACGAACTACCATAGCAGAACTAGCATTCTTAAGATAATTTTTGATTGCATAAGGTATGTAAGTTTGAGTTGAATCTTCGCCTCCGAACATTACTTGATAGTCTTGAAAGCTTGTTACCTGCATTGGTACTAAAGCTGGCCCTTTTAACGTAGGTCCTACGAAGGCTGCTCCTATCTGAGCTATACCAGCGGGAAGAAACGATAGGTCGTTCTCGTTGGTAAATACGCCTGGGCTAATAATTCTTTCTGTTGCCATTATTTGTTAAAGTTTATAAATTTTGTTGGTTTGTGTAGAGAGAATCTTTCTACAAATATAATTATAGTATCTTAAGATCAAACCTCCGAAATAAATTCACCTGACTCTAAATTTACAGTACCTAGACCATATTTTTTAGTAAATGCTTCCTGAACTTTAGATTCTTGCTCTTTTAATTCTAAAAACACGCCTTGTAATTTAGAAAGCTCATCATCCATACCAGATAATGCTAATGTTAAATTAATCTTCTCTAAGTGTATTTGACCTAGTTGAGCTGTTAATTCTAAATACTTGTTTTGAATGCTTTTTAATTCATCTAACTCTTCTTGTGTTAGTTTTTTTGTTGTTGTCATTTTATTGTTTTTCTATTAAGTTTTGTAATATAAATATATAAGCTTCTTCCGTTTCTATTTTTTCTAGTACTGAAAATGGAATTGGTTTATATTGAAGTTCTTTTTCTTGAGTAAGTAAAGTACTAAATTCTTGTTGGAATTGCTCAAATTTAGGATTGATGATTTCTTTTTCAGTATCTATATAATATGGTATAATAATATTACCATCTGCATTAGGAGTGCCGTATGTTTTAATAAGCTCATCTCGTAAAGATTCGATAATAGGTTTAATTTCTTGAACTTGTTTATTAAGTTCTAATAGCCAAAATTTTGTTGATAATGAAATCTTTTCATTAAGCAGTTTTGTTAACTCTTCTTCTAGTACGAAGATGTTTGTAAGTTGAATTTTTAATGTTTCCATACGTTATAACTTCTTGTAATATAATAAATTAAAGTAGTAAGTCCTAATTAATTATTTAGTAATTAGAAGAACCGCTAGTGTTTTGAAGTTTTACAGGTTGCAACGGAATAGTTGTTTCATTAAAACTAACTACTACTTTATTAGCAGGTATTAATTTTTGAATTGTAGGTCTATTTCTTTCATCTTCATTAATTAAATAAGCTTTAGTAGTAAATTGAAACTTTGCTTTTACGAATCTATCACTTCCAATATCATTACTTAATTCAAATGACGGAGATGAAATCATTGTTGGAAATTTTTGAGTATCTCCAAATGCTGTACCATTAAAAAACATAATTTGTTCTACTAACTCATTCATTTGTTCTAAGAATTCTGTCCAACAAATTATATCGTATGTTATATGGATATATCTCGGAATATCCATTGCATAATATTCTTTAATAGGTTTAGTGTTTGTTAAAACATCAAAGGGAGTATATTTATTTTTTGAAGAATATGTTCTTTCAAATATCCATTGATTTCCTTCATTCTTTAATACTTCATTCTTCATGTAATCTTGACGCTGTTCAAATCCAGTTCTGTTAAGAACAATTACAGGTGCCATGATCTTATCATTATTATCTCTTAAATATCCTTGAGTTTGAACTCCGCTCCATTTTTCTGGTGTAGCAAATAATACAGGTACTTTTTTAGTTCCTTGATTAGTGTTTATTTGAACTTGAATAACGTTCTCTAAATGCCATTTAATTGCAGCATCAACATCATACAATCCAATTTTAACTGCACGCAAATTTTCGTTGTTAGCAACTTGATTTACACGTACACCCGGATTAATATTATCTCTGTATTGATTTTGTTTTTTTGTAATTTGCTTAGCCATTTAGTTAAATATTTAAAGGTAAATCATAATCTTGATTATTGATACCATAGTTTAAATCTAATAATTGAAGTTGCGATTCTCTTACTTGATGCCCATTACACATAAATGATAAACTTCCACCGAAGTTATTACCTTTTATCCATGTATCAGGATTTTTTCCAGCAAAGTATTGGTTTTCTGTAGTATTGTCAATCTCGTAATATTTATCGTCCCAATTAATAATGTCGCCAATTTCCGGTACGATATTTAATGTTAACATTGTATCTCTTAAAATATAAAACTCAATAGCTACCATTGCATCAATACCGGCATCCGTTTGAACGGCATCATTAGGACTTCTGCTAATATAAATAGGTGTTCTTACTGGTTGATAATATACTTTAGAAATTCCTTCTCCGTATAAATTAACACGAGATTGATCTAAGACGAATTTATAATATCCGACTTCTGTATCTACTAGTTTATAAACAAGCTCTCTGTTAAATTTTGTTACTAAAGAATAATCACGAGCTGAACCAAATAATGACATTTTATTTTCTTTCTATTAATTGTATTGTATCTTCTCTTGCAATAAGACCGACTAGACCATGTACTTTATACTTGCCAGTATCTCCTAATCCTTTTGTTGCCGTTTCTCTAATATCATTTAAAGAATCTAAAGGCGTTTCTTTATATGATAAAAACTTTATTTTTAATTGAGCATAATCATATAACTCATTACTTCGTTTCTCAATAAAATCAGAATGCTTTGGCTGTGCAGTAACAATATATGGTATTGCTCTTATTTCATCGTATGCATCTGATAATTTAGTTCTTTCCTTTTTTATTTTTACAATTGCCATACATTCGTAAAAATCTAAAGTTTCTTCTTTAAGTATAATTTTGTGTTTCATTTTACCCCACATAAATTTTTAATGGTATCTTATTTAATGTTGTTTGCACAGCATCATTCTCTGCTTGTTGCTTTTCAAGTTGAGCTTGACGCGATACTTTATCTAATGCTCCACGTAAATCAGTAACTAATGTAGTTTGGTTTTCACGTCCTTGAGTTACTAAATCAGCTCCGTTCATACGAATCTCTGCATTTGGAATAGGAATTGAATCGTACTTATTACGAACATTACCTAATGTTTCCGTTGCTAATGCTAACGTATATTTTAAAATCCATTGCTTTCCTACATCATTAACATCTCCGTATTGTATTTTATTAAATGGAGCATTACTCATATCAGAAACTACTCCCGATGTAGTAATATTGTCTATAGCATTTCTATCTGATTCTACTATATATTCAAAGTATAGTATAAAATTATAAGTAGGAATAGGAAATAGTTTTAATTGATTATTGATTAATTCAAATGAATAAGAAGATCTTCTTATCATATCATTAAATTCAATTGCTTGTAATCTTAATAAATCAGAATACATTGGCATCATTAAAAATGATACTCCTGGAGAATAACTGCCCCAACCAAAAGATTGAAGCATTTGTTGCGTACCCATACCAGTTCCTACAAACGGGTCAAAGTATCTTACAATAGCAGGAGGCCCATCATGAAATATTCTTTTAATCTCAATATCTTCATTAGGATGGACTAAATCTCTAAATAATGTATTAATGTTATAATTTTGTTGCCCTGAATAACAAGATAAACTTCCTGTTCTCCATGTTATTCTTCCTCCAACGCCAGCTTCGCTTCCATATTCTTTAGATAATTGAAGTGTACGTCCTAAGTTTGGAGCAATATTCTTTTGAGATAAATTTGAATTAGAATTATAAGCACTTCCTTGAAGATTAATAAAATTATCTACGATATTATATTCGTTAATAATATTTCCAAATTCCGACGTAGCTTGTTCGAAACAAGCAAAGAAAGACCCAGATTGAAGTTCTACGTCCATCATAGGATATCCTAATCGTCTTGCACAAAAATCTGCTACTTTTGGAGCATCAAGTTGAAACTGAAAGTCATAATCAAAATACCCGAAAGGAGTATCTCCGGGAGAAAATGTACAATTACCTGTCCAAATTGGAATATCTATTGTTAATCCGTTCATTATTATTCGTCTTTATTATAATTATGTAGGATCACAAGTTGATACTATAATTACGTACTTATATATGTTCGTACGTAGCCTTTAAATTAAATTCATTAGAATTTTGTAATTCGTTAATCACATATGTTTCTAATGCATCTATTAATTTAGAGTATGGGTCTGTAATTTCTTCTTTGTATATTAATGTATTTTTATCAATATCATATCGAAGAATTGTGTGATTACCAATAACCACTTCTAAATTAATTGCTCCTTTATATTCTAAACGAGGAATTAATGTTACTGAAGGTGATTCACAAATTAATTCTGATGGGAGTTTATAATATCCCGTTACTTGTATTGCCATGTTATTTATTATTTATTAAATTAGTCTTTCTATAACTACAGACCCACTAGCAGGACCTGCTGTTTGTATAAATGTTGCTCTGTATAATCTTCCTCTATCTTGATCTTGGATATGAGATGTTATTGTATCTCCACCGCTACCTAACGTTGCTGATGTTAATACTGACCAGCTTCCTGTTGTAAATATAGCGCCTGTATTAACACTACTTGATATAGCAGAACCAGCTACGGAAGATATTGCACTATAAAATACATTTACACTTCCACTTACTGAACTTGCTACCGGATTACCACTAGATGATATTGCTACACGAATATTGTCAAATGATGCTGAGTTAGTAAATCTTCCTACATTATATCCTGTTGCATTTCTAGTTACTGGTATTGCTCCGTTAATTGTTACAACACCACTTCCGCTTACCTCAAATATACTAGCAGAACCAGGTGCATCAATTTTAAATAATGAACTACTAGCAACTGTACCGGATATATGTAACCAAGCGCTCGGAGCATTTGTATTTAAACCAAAAAATCCTTGAGTTGAAAATCTAGCTATTTCACCCGTGCCCCAATTTCCTAAAGCAAATATAATAGGTCTTGTATTTGTTCCTTGAAAACGAATACCAGTTGCAGCTTCAAATCCAAATTTTCCTCTGTTACCTGCAAAGTCAATATAAGCGTCTGTAGATGTTCCATTACCCATGTTTATTATTTGTCCTGTGCCAAATACATCTAATTTTACAGCAGGTGTTGATGTTCCTATACCTACATTTCCACTACTGCTAGCATGTAAAATGTTATTCGATCCAGACATCACAAATAATGAGCCAGTTATTGTTTGACTACCAACAAATATATTACTTCCTGTAGTTGCAAATGATCTAGTTATATTATTTATTGAGCTTGTAAAGTTATTAATTGAACTAGTAAATGAATTAAATGAGCTAGTAGTTGTAAAACTTGATGTACTAGAGTTTAACACATAAGGAGCTAACATTGAACCCGTATTACTTAATAATAAATAATTGGGAGCAAATGAAGCTGTTAAAGCATTTTGAGCCCAAGAAGATGTACCAAATAATGATCCTGTAAATTGTCCTGTAAATGAACCACTAAATGATCCTGTATTACTTAGGAATTGATCTACTCTATTAGCCGTTACTATTACTGAAGGAATCCCTGGAGTACTATTTATAGGTTCAGCATATAATCTCATACCCGTATCAGCTGATACCCATATGATCTGATAATAATCATTTGCAGCTGAAGAAACAAACCAGTTCCAAGCTGCTACTACTTTAGTACTATTTCCAGATAATGTTAATTTTGTGGCTGAATCTGTAAGATCAATACCATTTTTTCTTAACCAAATTACTATTTCATCAGTACCAGAATCTGTTTTTTCTACTTGTGCAGAAAATTGAATATTATATATACCTGCATTTTGTGTCTTAATATAAGTATTAAATGGGCTTGTTGATCCTGATATTGATACTCCATTTGTAATATCTGTTGAATCAAAGGACATTGATCTAGGTATATTTGCTACTGGGTTTGTTTGAATAGTTGTATCGTAAAACGATCCGTATGATCCTGTCGCAGTATTAAAACTTGTACTCCCGCTTAATGTAGCACTAACTGTTACTTGCCCTAATCCATTTGTTGGTGATAATGTTACATTTGGTCCTGCTAATAATTGCGTTACTCCACCGTTTAAAGCAAATGATGCACTTACAGCCCTTGAACTTGATACTGCATTTAATACATAAGATGCGCTTGTTGCTGTTCCATTTAAATTTCCGTATATACTTCCCGTAACAGATAAACTTCCACTAATATTAGCATTTAATCCAATATTTAAATTATCTTGTACATCTAAAGTTGTTCGTATATTATATGACATATTATTTGTTTTCTTTTATTATTTTGTAAATCCACGTATTATAGTATCTACTGTGTAGCTATCGACGGTGCTTGTATTTCTAGCAACTACTTTTATAATGGGAGATTCTACTTCAGATACTTCTGCAGGGCCAATTACTACATTATCTCGTATTTCAGTATTATTATCTGGAAATACTACGTTATCTGTTAATGTAAATGTTGATTGAACACTATTTCCGTCATAATACCCAACTACATATGAAGTTAGTATAGAAAATACTTCAGAACTATTATTTTTTACATATACATCTGCTATTACTCCAAAATATTTTGTAGTATCAAATTCAAATAGTAAAGCTTCATATAGTAGTTCGACATTTGGATTAAACGGATCAGGAATTGATGCAGTCGGTAACGTAACAAACGAGCCAGATTGTGTTTGTAATACGGGAGAACTAACTATAGGTGTTTTTATTGATGCTGCTGATATAATTGTTTGTGCCATTATTGTTATTATTTTTAAGAGTTTATAGTTATTTCAGTAGAGGATATTACTGTTTCTGCTCCTGATACAGAATCCATAAGTACAAAATCTCCATTTGTCGCTATAGTTATTGTTTTATTGCCTCTAACAATTTGAAATGTTCCGTCATTTCCTATGTTAATATATACAGAGCCAGATATAGTTTGATTTCCAATAAATACATTACTTCCTGTAGTTGCAAATGAACCAGTATTACTCAATAATAAATAATTAGGAGCAAAAGATGCTGTATTTGCAAATGATGCTGTTCCTTGTAAAGAGCCCGTAAATCCTAATGTTGATATTACAGAACCAGTTATAGTTTGATTTCCAATGAATACATTACTACCTGTAGTTGCAAATGAACCCGTATCAATTGAAGAACCTCCCCCGCCAGTACCTACCGGACCAACAGGACCTTGAGGACCAGGTGTATTTACTTGAATTACATTGGTATTTGTTTGAGGAATAGATACAGTAGTATTTTTATTATTATCCGTTACAGATATTTCTTGATTTATATCTTGAATTGATACTGTATTGTTTTCTGTATTAATATTTACTGTAGACATTATACTGTTACTTGTTTACTTAAGTTAACTTGACCCTCTAATAATCTTACCGTGTACGGGCAATTACTTCCCGAATAAATTTCTAAATCATATCTTGCTGTTACAAATGTAAGGGCAGAAGAAGTACATGATGCAATATAAATTCCAATAGAACCGCTTGTAGGTGGTTTAGTGCTTCTGCTGCCACTAAAATTTAAGCCAGTCCCGTCAGAATTTAACGAGCTAGATAGAGTTAAGTATGTAGTAGGAGTATTATCAGCAAAGTTAGATCTAATCATCATTCTCCCAGAATATCCCGTTAAATCTACGGGTTTATTATTAGAGTCTTTATATTGAATTTCAAAATCTACTGTTGCTCCTTGTTCTATTGTAAAGTTATATTTACCGGCTGCCATAATTATAGTTTCTTTAATATAATTATGTATATACAGTAAAATAGTCCCAATATCACTACTGAGACTATTCTTTATTTTTTAATTAATTCTATTGAAGCTGTCGTTTGCGGTATAAATGCTCGTGCATATGGATTAGAATAGACTCTGCCCAACTCAAATCCTTGACTTTTCATTTCATCTAAAGCTTTTTGAAGCTTTTCATCTGTTATAAACATTCTACTTCTTTTATATAGTTAATGATATATTCTTTATTTTCTCCGGCAAGATTTTGAAAATACTCATTAATATATTCTAATCCAGGCCTTTGAATCTTTAACATAATTAATCTTCCGTCTATTGTTAGACTAATCTCATACTTTTTAATTACCGTACTCATAATCTAATATCTTACCAACTAAATCACTACGATGATTTTCTTTTAACTTTATCCACTTAATTTCTTCTATTTTTTTAGATAATTCAATTGCATAAGTAAGCCCGTTTACTTGACCGTCTGGAGTTCTAATATCGCTTTGCTCATTATCGCCATTTATAACAATTTTACCTGTTTTTCCTAATCTAGTTAAAAGAGCTAACATTTCTCCTTTAGTTAAGTTTTGAGCTTCTTCAACTATAAGAATATCATCCATTGTTTTGCCTCTTACAAATTGCACAGGCATTGCTTTTATTTTTTCCTGCTCAATTAATTTTGCTACCTCTGTTTTATCAACGCAACATTTATTTAAGTTTTCTATTAAAGCTTCTAAATACGGGTCAAATTTATCTTTTAAATCTCCAGGTAAATATCCAAAAGTTCTTCCAACTTCCACGGCTGCTCTAGTGTTATAAATACATTCGATTTGTTTTTTCTTTAAGAAGTCTAAAGCAGCTTGAGCACATACTAAACTTTTACCACTACCAGCTCTTCCGGTAACAACTACTATTTGATTTTCTACAATTAATCTTTTAGCTTCTTTTTGCTCTTCGTTTAATTGAACAGCACTAATTGCTTTAATTTCCGTTTTACGTTGACGATTTGGATCTTTCATATTTATAACTAAATTTAATATAAATATCATTCGTTGTTAAAAAGTATAAGCACACTTATACACTAATATTTTTCGTACTCTATATAAGAATATTACTTTTAAATAAAAGTTCGTATACGATAAGATTTTGGGGCGTATGAACATAAAAAAAGACGGAATTTCTTCCGTCTTCTTCTATTTTATTTTATTTAGAATTAGATTCTATTTAAATCCATTATTCTAATTACTCCGTAAAATTCTGGGCGGACGATCTTCTTAGCGTAACGTGTCATTACACCTTTTCTTGGAGTGAAGTTATTCGGATCGTAAACTAAAGGAGTCATAATCAATGGAACATATGGACTATAAACCGCACCTGTTTCTAAGAATTGATTTCCTCTGTAACCCATTAAAATGGTACTTTCTAACATATAAGGGTTTTTGTAAACTTGGAAACGATTATTCATCATACCTGTTTTTTGAACACCCATTGCAAATTGCATTTTATCACCATTAGTATCTGCTGCATATCCTGGAATAGATTCTAAGATAGTAGCAACGTCTGGAGAACAAACTAAGAAGTTCGCACCACCACGCATTGTTTTTTGATGAATTTTGTTAGATACTTTTTGGATTTTAGTTCCTAAAGTTTGGAACCAAGTTTGTTGATTGTAGAATGCTCCTGTTGCCGCATCAACGATACCAGCATTTGCACTAGTAGGTAATACTGAAGTAGTAGTTAAGTTAGTATCTACTGTACGACCAATTACTGCTGACCATCCCTCAACTGTCACTGCGTTTTGAATTAACATATCTAAAATCTCTAAATCAATTTCTTGAGAGATATACTCAGATAACATTGAAGTTAATTCTGCTTCAGCATCAATTGCGTGGTATGCATTTAAATCTTGAGCAAATTCTGGAGTCCAAATAGCTTTTAATTTACGAGTCTTAGCAACGATTGGCTCAGAACGTAATTCAACGTTTATTTCTGGAATGTTAACGTTAGTATCGATTGATGTAGCATTTGTAGAACTATATCCACCACCATTACCATATCCACCAGCTTCAAAATCACCACGACCTGCTGCTGTAGGTTGTAATTCATAGAATATTGTCATACCACCTGTTGCACCTTGATTAAATACTGTTGCAGCTGACGCAGAAACAACAAATGTAATTTGTGAATTATCTGAATTTACTCTAGTAAACTGCGGGAATGCAGTTATAGTACCAGTTGATGAAGAAATATTAAATGCTCTTACGCCTTCTGTGTCAAAGTTAGGAATTGAACTAGATGCAATTATAATAGTTCTCATACAAGTATTTGTAGATGCTGCTAATGAAGCAGAATAAGTATTAAAGAATCTTGTATCATAATTGTAATCAGATGCTACAATCGAACCGGTTGTATATACACCAGTTGCAGGTGCTGAACCTGACACTAAAGCCGCACTAGCTGTAGTAGCAATTGAATAACCAAATCTACCAGCACCATAAAGACCACCTGACGGATCACCAGTTGTACTAGTTACACCAAATACTGAATTAGTTTGGTAACCTGGCTGACTAGGTAATGCACCAGCAGTATTAGTCGTGCTAAAACCTGCTTGGTTTGTAGTACCATATTTAAAATCTAAATAAAATACTAGACCTGAAGGTAAAGACATTGGTTGAACTGAAACGAAATCTTTTGCAGCAATTTCACTGAAAATACGTCTTACTAACGGAAGCGCAACACCTGACCATTCTTCTGATCCTGCTGCTGTACCTGTTCTGCTAGATTCTGTGATTAATTGCTTAGCTTGGTTTTCTAATAAAATTGAGATGCTAGCTCTGTCATATTCGCTATCAACTCCTTCTAACAAACCGGTCTTAGACCATTTGTTAACTAAACCTTTAGATTCTTCTAAAAGTTGAAAAGATCTATCTTGTGTAGATGAAACGATCTTTTGAATTGCATTTAAATTACTCATAGTAATGTTTATGTTTTTTTGTTTTTAATTGTTAATTATTTAATTATTTTAAACCTGCTAATTTCTTAAATCTGTTCGCAATTTGTTCGCCTTCAGATAAAATAGTTTGTTTAGGTTTTGTTGATGCAACTGGTTTAGATGCAACTGATTCTTTTACTAATGTTTTTCTGCTTGAGAAAGATTCAGATAAAGTAGCATATACTAATTTAACTTCTCTAATTGTTCTAGCACGATCGAAAGTATCAATTACTTTAACTTTTTGCGATTCATTTAAAGTATGAGCTTTAAATAATTTGTTTGTGAATAAAAGTTTTGCATTAAGCATATTAACTTCATTTAAACTATCTTTCATAGTTTTAATTGCGCTATAAGCTTCTTCTAACTCTTTTTTCATTTTAGCATTTTCTTTAGCTAATAAAGTATCTTTTGCATCAACTTTACCATCGCCATCGTAATCCATATCGTTATGCTCCATACCATATTCATCCATTTCTTCTTCATCGCCCATTAATTCTTCTAATAAAGCATCAATGTCTACTTCTTCTTCAATAGCATCTGGATCTTCGCCTGGGTTTAAATCAAACTCGTCCATCTTGTCCATTTCATCTTCTTCGTCTAACTGACGTAAGATTTCTGATAAATCATACTCATCTAATTCTTCTTCTGCTGGCATTTCTTCTGCTGGCATTTCTTCTGCTTCTACGCCTCTTGACATAATGTCGAATTCATCGAATTGTCCATCACCATCAGTGTCAATTGATAAATCTCCTACGTCCATTCCGTCATCTTCCATTCCTGGAGTTTCCATTGGCATTTCATCTTCCATTCCTTCTTCATCTTCCATTCCTTCTTCTGCTAAACGAGAAGAAATCATAGATTGAATTCTTGGGGTGAATGCTTCTTCCAAAGCTAACTTAGCATTAGCAATGGCTGTTTCTTTAACTGCTTTTGCATCAGCAATAGCTTCTTTTAATAAGTCTTGCATTTTTATCTTTATGTGATTTTTTTATCCGCACGAAATAAATCGGTATAGTTATTAGTGAACTATAAAAGCGGTTTAGATATTTTTGTAATCGTATATTAGAAATACGATATTGGAATTTATTATATATATTACCGATGTTACAAAAACATTATACTTTTTGATACTTTTTTGTATATTCAGTAAAAAAGCCCCAATTTCTTAGAGCTTTTTAAGATTTAATTATTTAATACCTGCTAATCTTTTAAATTTATTAATTTCTCTTTCATTTATTTCATGAGCAATAACACTTCTTCTATTCTTTAAATATGAATCTTGTTTGTCTACTTTACCATCATTATTAATATCACTATCTTCATGACCTACTGCATCTAATTCATTTTCGTTTATCTTGTAATATTTATTTAATACACTTCCGATATCTTCATAAACGCTTTCTAATCTTTGTTGTAAAGTATTAATTTCACCAGCTGTCTTTTCAAATAATTGCATAGAACTTTCTAATGTTTTCATATGACGTCCTACTGTAATACTATCAAAGCTTCCTTCTGTTTCTTGTAAAGTCATATCTTTAGCTTTTTGAATTACATCTTTCATTTCATTAGTAATGTTACGTAATTCGTCTGCTCTGTATATATGATTGCCATATTCATTAAACTTGCCAATCATCTCCATGATTTCTTTTTTATCTTTAGGAGATAATTTTATTTTTTCTGATGCTTCATTTTGCATCCACTTTTCGCTTATAATTCTTTTTAAACTAGTCATTGTATTATTCTTTATTAAATGGTTTACCTTTTTCATCAGAATTAATTTTTTCTACACTTACTCCGATAAATTGTACTGGCTTTCCTATTTTGTCATTAACTACTAAAAAATTAGTCATTGAAGTATTCATGATTCTAATAATATAATATTGGCCGGGCTTCCCGTTAAATTCTACTTTAAATCCAGGCTGCACTTTAAAGTTAAGATTTTCTGTTGGCGGAGGAGTAGGTTTTGGTTCTTCCGGTACATCATTAACAGCAGGTCTTTGCTGTGGTTTTGTAGGTACTGGCGGCTTTGGTTGTGTTCTAGCTGGTTGAGGTGCAGGTCTTGCAGGAGCTGCTCCGGGTACTCCAGGTTCTTGTTCTTGAAGTCTTTTACGATTCGGATGAGCGTGCGTAACAACTCCCCAAGTACCAAAGGCTTCATTTAAAAGACCTCTAAGTTTTATTTTATTATCTTTTGCCATTTTCTTATTATTTAAAGTCTGTTATTATATCTGTGATAATTTTTTCTACAGAATAATATTTGTTTGTTATGTTTATTTGACCAGAACCTTCATTAATAGGTCTTAAGTAAGCTCCTTGGGTTGATGGACTAGAAACAAAGTCAAAGCATAATAAATTAAAATCATCTTGAACTTGTACATGTCCTTGCTCGTCAATTTGCTTAACTGAACCTAAACCTCTTGAACTAATACCTAATTTAATACCGGCTTGAAATAATGCTTTTAAAATATTTCCGCTAGGTGTAGGTAATACTTCAACAGTTCCTACTAAATCATCACCGTCCCAATGCATCTCTAAAATATTATGAGAAACATTATTTAAGTTAATAACTGAAGAATCTGGATGATCTAATTCTCCCAATGCTCTTCTTTCTTTAACTTCTTGTCCAAGATATCTAGAAGCTTCACGCTCTAATATAGGTCTAGGATAAGTTCTTCCGTTATGATTAAAAGCATCTGCTCGTTGTAAAGTACCTTTAACAATTAAACGACCGCCATTTTGTTCTAGCGATTCATTAATCATTTGAGGCGTTACTTCAAACGGAAGATAATCTATAAGTAAATTAGTATTCATTTTATATAATTATCTTAAGATGTTCTTTTTAAATGCATCCCAAAGATTAAAACTTTCTTTTAAGTTAGTTTTCTTTTCTTTACCAGGGACTGACATAGATTTCATTCCTTTAGAAGCTTTAGGTTTCATTGTCATTTCTTTAACGCCTTTAGGTTTTCCAGAAGCTTTTTCTTTTTTATTTAAAGAATCATTAGCATTTTTCTTAGCAGCATCTTTTTTAGATACTGACATTTCATTTGCTTTATCTTTTAACTTATCAGATACTTTATTAAGCTTCTTATCTTTTACTTCGGTAGGTACATCTGATCTTTTGCCTTTTGTTTCTTTAACATTAGCAATTAGATTACTGTAAAACATTGGATCTTTCTTTAATTTCTTAACTGCTTTATCCATTGCTTTTTCGTAATCGTCAGTATCTACCATTTCTATTCTAATTCCTTTTCTTAATTCGTAAGGATTAACCATATCTACATCAGCAATATCTTTATTGCCGTAGTTAGTTTTATCAGCTTTCTTTTTATCTTTAGGATCGGTTTTAGCTTTTTTAGCTTCGTTAATAGATTTAACCATTTCAATAGTACTATCATCCCATTCATCTACATCTCCATGTGTTGTACTTCCTTCGCATGTATACTCATTACCATCTTCGTCTGACCCCATTAATATTATAGCATCAGTATAACCACCGCCATCAACATTTTTCTCTACAACTTCATAATCATCCCAAGTAATAGTTTTTCCATTATACTTTGATGTTACTGGCTTATTATTGTATGTGCTAAGCTCATTAACAGCATTACTTTCCATAGTTACTGTAACTGGTTCTTTTGTAGTAGGATAAGCTTCATTTAAATTAGTTTTAAGGTAATCTAAATTAATATCAATAGGTAAACTAATATTTCTATCTTTAGCTAATTGATTATGGGGTGCGATAGTAATTTCATCAGGTTTAACTCTGCTATCAGAAGCTCTCATACCTGCTTTAACTACTTTCCATTCTTCACCGTCTTTAAATTTAAGAATGTCGCCTACTTTATAATTTTCGATTGACATATTAGCTTCATTCATTTCTAAATCTGCAAGATTATTTATCATTACAGCTACTTCATTTCGCTCTTCATCATCCATAATGCCCATTCCTTTCATCATTTCATCTCTTTCATTAGCATCTGAATTGCCAGAGTTATTATAAATCTCTTTAGCTATTTGTTCTAACTCTCTTCTTCTTTCTGGAGTTACTGCTTCGAAGATTTGTAATGTATCACCTTTGATACGAATTTTATTTTTAAGTCTCATGTTATTTTTATTTTATTATTATGCGCTTAGGTTTTTTAAGTAACTCGAAACTCTATTTAATCTTTCAGAAAGCTTAGATAATTTTTCTTTTGTTGATTTCCAATACATTCTATTATCAATATTCATTTCATTTTTAAGTTTCATGTTTCTTGAAATAATCTTTTCAATTTCATATAACTTAGTATATACTTCAGCAATTGCGTAGTTTACTTTTTTTTTAGGAGAAACGGCAGGATCATTTTTAATATCATTATACTTACCTTCTTCTATTATACTATACATTTCAGACATCATTGTCTTGTAGTTTGATTCTTTTAATGATTTAGTATTTTTATTGGGCGCGCCTACTTTTTTCATTCCATATGCCGTGATAGCACTTTCCGGGGCTTCATGACCAAAAGCATTAGGTGTTAAATATCCAGGAACTCCGGCTGATGTAGAAGCTTCTGCTAATTCTCCAACATTAGAATCGATAATCTCAATTCCATATTCGTTAAAGATATTAATTAATTCTTCAATAATATTTTCGTCTTTAGATTTATATACATTAGAACCATCCATATTTAAAAATGAATCTCTTAAAGCTCTTCTAATGAAAATATTATCATGAGCAACATCCATTGCTTTTTTAGCATCTCTAATAGATATTTCTAGATAATATGGTTCTTTAACAATAAAATCATCTTCGACGATATTGTTTATTTCATTAAATTTATCTTCGATTTCTTGTAAAAGTCTTTTGAATGCCATATTAATTAATTTTTTTAAGTTCTTTTACTAATTCAAAGTATCTTAATAAAGACAATACATGATTATCTTTAATTACTCTAGACTCAGTAATAGTAGTTAATAAATTATTTACTTCTGATAGTTTAATTTGAACTACTTGATTATCACATTTTTTAATGTTTTTATCTAAGTCCGTTTTAATTGTTTTAACAGAGCTAATTACAAATTCAAATAATTCATTTTGGTTATTTGGAGAATTCGTGATATAGAGCTTTAATAATTGTTTTTGATTAGGATTTAGCTTCTTATACTTATCATTAAATTTCTCTAATAAAATTTTATATGATAATAATCTAATATCTTTATCTTCTTTGCCAAACTGCGTTTCAATTAAACTTTCTACACTAGGAGTATCTTCTGGTTTTCTGATTAAGTGTTCAAAAATACAAGATTTAGAATCTACAACATCAACAGGATTATCTGCTTCAGCATATTCAAATAATTTATATACGCTAGCTAATACTTTGTAATTATTTACTTTATGTTGAAAGAAATCTTCTAATTTATAGCTTTCACGAATTCTTTTAATTAAACGATATTTTAGTTTTTCTAAAGACTGTTCGTCTAATTTTTTCCTTGATTTAACTACGGCTTCTAATAATTGCTCAGCTTTCCATTCGCTAGAAAGTTTTTCATTAGTTAAAGTTTGATATAGTTTTAGTTCATGAGCTAAGCCATTTTTCTTAGAGAAGAATTCCTTTACAATTTGAATTGCTTGTGAGTCTTTATTATTTAAAATATCAGAAGTTATTTGTCTTACTAATAATTCAAATATTATACCTGTGTTGCGAAGCTTATTATGCTTAATTTTTTTCATACAGTATTGATACTATGTATATATTACATTAATAATTATTTACGATGTTAATAAATCATTCCGAAATGTTAGATTCATCTAGATAAGTCCCTGCATCAGCGTCTTGTTTTTTACTTGGCTGAATACTTTCCAAAATTAATTTTTTAGATGTATTTTTCTTTACATGAACTAATCCTAATCTTTTTGCAGCATCTTTACTTGATGACGTATTTACACCTTCTTTAACAGATAAGTCTATACCTGGTTTAAATCCTTTAGAACCAATCGGATCTCTTCCTAATGAATGAGCATCAGTTCCATATATAGAACCACCTTTTTTAGGTCTTCCGTTATTTTCTATTTCTGTATCACCTCCAGCATTTCTTTTACTTACATGTAAACTAGCAATATCATGAGGCGTACCAAAAGATTCTCCAGTTAATAATGGATCATTCCCTTCTTCCTCGATTTGAGTTTGACGGAAATTATTTTTCATGTCATCTAATACTTTATCTCTTTCATTTTGCCATTCATTATCAGATAGTTTAAATATATTTTTATAAATCCATTCTTCTGATAATAATTTTGCTTCTTTAATTTCTTTTGCTAATTCAATCTTCTCTTTCCAAAGCGCAATTAATTCTTGCTCGTAAACAATTGATGGAGTAGTTAATCCAATTTCAAAATTTACTAAATCTTCGTCTTTATATCCTTGAGCGAATAAATGAATAACAGCAATTTTAGTAAGCTCTGAAACTATAATACGTTGTACACGTTCTATTGTTCTAGCAAAACGAACATCCTCAGCAGCTAATAATGCTTTACCAGCAATACCTTCATCAAATGTTAAAAATGCTTTAGGTATTTTAAGACCCGCTAACATTCTATTTTTTAAGTATTCGATATCTTCAATGCCTGTAAATTCCATTCCAGATAAAGTATCAATTTCAGTACCAGAAGCACCTCCACGAACTGGAAGATAAAAGTCTTCAAGCATATTCATTAAATTGAACTTTAAATCATAGTCTCCCGTTTGTTGGTCAATATATGGCTGCTTTTTCATTTTATTCATGATTTGCTGCATATAGTTATCGACTTCGTTTGGCGGTATATTACCTACGTCTATTTTAAAAATACGACGCTCCGGGGCTCTCATTACACGATGAATTAACATCGCATCTTCCATCATTGTTAATTGTTTCCAAACTTTACGAGCTGGTTCTAATATTGATTTACCGTAAGGTAAGAAGTTTGAATCTGTTAATAAACGGAAATGAGCAACTTCGTAATTTTTATATTTAATCTTATTATTGCCCATAATAGAAAATTGTACATGATAAGGATTGTTTGGATCTGTTCCTTCTTCTCTAATTACTTCATAAGCAGAAAGTGGAGTAACATTAACAATACCAATATCTTCTCTAATATCTAAGTATAAATAAAAATCTCCATATTTATTCATACTTCTAATCCAAGGCCATAAGTTAAATTCTACATTTAAAATATCGTAAAATAAATTCTCTAATACTTTTTTAATTGTTTCGTCTGAACTTTTAATGGTTAAGATTTCATCATATTCATTTTTACGGGTTGATTCGTCAGAGTAAATATCTAATGCTGCTGCGATAATAGAATCCATATCCATGATTTCATAATCAGTGTATAGTTCTGTTCTTGAGCTTTGATAATTGTAGTTATTATTATAAGTAGATATACTCGGCTTAATACCATGTAATCTAGTAAATCTATCTACATATTTTGATTGTTCAAGATTACCTGCTGATTGTAATCTATCAGTATCAATTACTCTTAATTTTTTACCGCCGACTCTACGTACGATAACGTTATTAGAAAATAATCGACCTAATCTTGCTCCTAATGATTTATCTATTAATGACATTTATATCTTTATTATAATTATATGTTTTATGGAATAATGATGATTTTATAACAACCATGAAATATTTTCATCTTGCTTTCCAACTTTCATTGTCCATGGATTTTGTTGTGGTGAATGTGATGATCTAGAATATACAGGTGCAGATTTTCCTATTAAGCCTACTGTCTTTCTGTGAAGATCTAATCCTTGTTGACGTAATCTTAAAGCAGTATCTCTAACCCAAAGTGCAATAGATAATGACATTACTAAGTCATCATTATATCCATATTGAGCTTCTGGTCTAGACCCATTCCAAATAAAGTTTTGAAGTTCGTTAATTGTTCGTTTACAATGAATAATAGGAGCTTTATCTCTCATATACTCTACTAGTTTAGATATGATTAATGGTCTATTTTTTACTGTTTGAGAAAATCCTGGAGTCATTTTAGATTTAGTTGCTAAATCATACCCAGATGCCATTTGTTGTTGAATATCTACTACTGTTAAATCTGCACTGCTATAAAATAAATTTCCATATCCTCTATCAATAGCCGGTTGTATTGCGGCCCATCCAATATTCGAATTTTCTATTACTAATAAAGCATCGTTATATTCAGTTGCAACTGCTACTAATAAATTTCCATAATCTCTAGGATCTAATTTTCCTTTATATGTAGCGCATTGCTCAACGGTTTCAATATCAATAATATGAAATGAAGAATAGTCAGATGCATCACCACGAGAAACGTCAGCTACAACCATATATGATTTAGTTACGTCAGGATATTTCCATACCCACATATTTCCGTCAAATCCGCGTCTTTCTATAGGATCATATAATAATCCAGATTCTTCCCAATACCATTTTAAAATTGTAGGCTCGATAACTGTATTACCAGATGTCGTAAAGTCGCAATCACACTCCTGAGCTGCTAATTTTTCTCCTAATTCTGCTGATTGAGCATCTCTCCAGGTTTGATCTCTGTCTGGGTGTACTGTCCAATGTAATTTAATAGTATGAAAGTTATTATCTCCTTCTTCTGCTCTTTGCCACATTCTGTGGAAAAAGTTACCCATACCATTAGGAGTAGATAACATAATACATTTACCACCCGTCGCCATCGTTTGTTGCAAACCACCCCAAAGTTCTTCAATTGTATTAGAATCAATAAACGCAGCCTCATCTATAATAAGTAATGATACTGCTTCAGAACGACCTGCAGATACTGATGTAGAAGACGCTTTTACTTGAGACCCGTTAGATAATCGTAATGATAATTTATTATCTTCTGTTGATTGAGCATTTTGCTTTAACCAACTAGGTAAATTATCATACATAACTCTTACCTTAGTTACTAAGTTTCTAGCTACTTCTTGACGCGTTGCAATAGTTAAGCAGTTTTTATCTTCATGAAAGACCATTAACCATAATGTATATCCTGCAGATAAAGTAGAAATACCTAACTGACGAGACTTTAAAATAATATTTCTATCATTATCTCTAAAATCATATAAGCACTGCTCTTGAAAAGGATAAAGATCAAAAAGCATTTTGCCTTTCATTGGATGTTGAATATAACAATACTTACGCATAAAGTATACGGGGTCTTTTGCGCATTTTTTATATTCCTCCCTTATAATATCCTTTACATTTTGTGGAGTTTGAACAACTTTATTTTGATAATCGCTTACATCAACCATATTAGAATAATTTAAATAATAACATTGTTAATATTGCGCCAGAAGAAAACATTATCGGTGGCTTTTCATACCACTTTGGTTTTACTGATTCGTAAATCTTTTTCCAATCTTTTACATTTTCTTCTAAGTTGGTAATTTGAGCCTTTTGGCTAATAATAGTAATACTATCTAACTCTAATGCTGTTTTAAAATCTATACATTGAGCTTTGTATTCTTCCATTAATTGGGTATGAATAGAGTCTTTATGTTCTAATACTCTAATATTATTGTAAATATTTATAATCTTTCTTTTAGAAAAGCATGTATCTGGTACTTGCGCGTTTGCATTTATAGCTAAACCCATACATAAGATTATAAAAAATATTAATTTTTTCATTGTTAATTTAATTGTTTATTTCCAAATGCTCGTAAAAATATTACTGCATTTGCTAAACTTGTATCGTATGTCGGTACTGAGTTTAATGATTCTTGTAAATTATTAATAGTTGTAGTTCTATTGTCAATTCTATTTGTTACTTCTACTTTCTTAACTGCAATACTATCTAATTTTTTTGAGATGCTATCGTTTTGAGCTTCTCTCAATTCAATATTATGCTGTAATTGAATTACATTTGTATTTAAGTTTGTTATGTAATACTTAATATAAAAGAAAATTACAATAAAAACAAGTATATAAATAATATTAAGTATTGATGATTTCATTTATTGGTTCTCCTAATAATTGAGACTTTACTTTTTGAAAATCTTTTTCTAATAATTCTTCTAATTCTTGTTCCTTACCTTTCCAAGGCGAGTCCCATTTTTCAACAGTGCCATCGGAATTAACAAATTCTGCTTTAGTTAAAAGCTCTTTAATAGCACCCATTTCTGCTCTTGCATCTATTAACCAAGCTTCGATGTTTTTTCTCATTAAATCCTTTTCATATTGTTCATATGTACCATTAAGTCTATGATCATGTTCCATATCAATAACACAATCAAAGCACATTTTATGAACTTTCCACATTTTCTTGTTATATTGATTATCTTTCATTTCATTATTACATTTAGGGCATGTATTAGGCATCTTTAATGCTTTAATTGCTGCCATAACTGCTTCTAATGCCTTTGCTGAACTAACCTTATAACCGTCCTTTTGTTCCCATTGAACTCCGTTATTATCAATCCACTTATCTCCAACATTTCTATCTTCTTCTTTAGATTGATATCCAACTGTTGTTTTGTTTTGAGACTTATGCGTTCCCGAGAGCATTTGATTTATCGCTCTAATGTTTTGTAATTTTTTTGCCATAACCTTTTATATAATTATTTTCTAAATTGACTTTCCATGCCTTTTATAATAAATGAGCCAGTTATCTTAAATACATCTGGATATAATCCTCTTACTACAATACCCTCTTGATCTTTACTATCTCCCAGATCTGAAGTAATTGATTCTAATACCTCATCACCTAAAAGCATTGTAGATAAGTAAATAAAATATCCATCAATTGCTGCTTTATAATCTGCAGGATCTTTTACTATTTCATTAATATTATTATTTCCTGATAACCTCATTAATATTTCTTTAGATACTGCACCAACTGTTTTATCATCTATTAAAGTTACTTTTTGACCACTAGGTATTGTTTGAATTTCATCTAACCATTGTTTTAATGATTTAGATTCTTTTTTACCATTAATGATAATAGTATGTTTTTGATTTAATACTGAACTTAAATTTGCTGGTTTAGATGGTCTAGTAGTAAATTCATGTACCACTTCAAATCCAGATTTTTCTGCAATTGGATTCATTTTTGCTACTAAAGATTCTAAAGCTTTTTTATTATATGAAATTTCTTTTGATTCTCTTCTTTTTGGTGTAGCTTGAAATAATTCTAATAATCCATGAATAGCTAAAAAGTTTTTAGCATATGATAATACGTTAGTACTTCCAGCAACATATTCGACATTAAACATTATATTTGGATTATCCCACATACCTAATGCTTTTAATTCTTGTTGAATGCTAGGTAATGAATCATTAAAAATATCTAATACTTTACCACCTGTTTGAATAAACCCATGTCCTTCTCCGAATCTATCTAATAAATCTGCTTTAGTAATTCCTTTAACATCTAAAGGTTTCATTGAGCCTCTATCTAAAACAAATTGTCTTTGACCATCTAAAGTAACTAATCTAACAGATGCATTTACTCCGTCAATTTTTATTGCTGCTGGGTTTGTAGTTAGGTATGTAGCAGAGTCTTCAAAAACATTAATTAAATCTTTACCAGAATTTACTTGAGGTAAATCAAAAGGGTGTTTCATATGACCGGCTGCACCTCCTTCATTAATAGGTACGCAATTAGGAACTTGCTTCTTTCCCTTTTTCTTCATACCTATCTGCTTATATCCATCCCAACAATCTTCTTGAAGTAGTTTATTTAACCACCAATCTTTACTAAATTTTTCGGTCATTTTATTTTCTAATTTATCAAATATATAGTTAGCCATTTTTTCTGAATACCAACCAAATATTGCTTGAAATAATTCTTTTTTCTCTTCTCTTGTTTTTGTAGTATCTCCTAATACCTTTCTTATTTCTGTCCCAGACATTTCTCCATATCCAGGAACCTTTAAAGAAATATGCGGAGCAGTAATTAAATATCCATGTTTAGATAATGGCTCTAAGTTATTTTCATTTCCTTTATAGTTTTGAAAAAAGCTAGGACTTCCGTCTTTTTTAGGACCTATTTTAAATCTAGGGTCTTCTCCCATATCTTTTTCTCCAACCATAAATACTACCGAGGTAGTTTCCGGGTCAAATTGGCTATATAGTTCTGCGGGACTGTACGGATTCTTTACTTCAATAATATGTGATGGGTCAATACCATATAGTTCAATAATGGCTTTCTTTTCGTTAAAATTAAAAGGAGATTTTTCTGGGTCTACTTTATTTGATGTTACGATATAAGAGTTATCTTTCCCGAATTTATTTTGAAGCCACATAAATGCAGCTGCATGATGTTTTCCGAAAGGCTGAAATCTCCCGGGGTATATTGCTATTACTTTATTTTTCATATATTATAAATATTAATTTGCTAAAAGATGCACATTAGATACTCTAACCGTATATACATTCCCGCTAGTAACAGTTGCTACTATTTTTACAGCCGTTATTGAGCTTATATCTGTAGAGAATGTTATATCAGATGGATCTCCTAAGGATGTAATAACGCTGTATGAATCTAAAACACCGCTACTATCAGTTTTTAGTGCTATACTAAAACGAACAAGTTCTAAACGTGTAGGATCGCCTTCATCTGTTATCATCATATCTCCAAATGCTCCTATATACTTATCTCCATTAAATTGATATAGTGTAGACGGGCTGCCATTTTGAATACCAGTAATTTTAATATTACTAATAATAGCAGGATTTTCACCTGTAAATTCTAAAGAACCGCTTATTGTTTGATTTCCACTAAATGTATTACCACCAACAAGATTTGCTTTACCTGCTATACTATCAATAGCTGATTGTACACTAGATGTATATGTATTAAATGACGATGTAGTTGTAAATGAGCCTGTTTTATTGTTTATGCTACTCGTAAAACTATTAAATGATGATGTTGTTACAAATGATCCTGTTTTATTATTAATGGAACTTGTAAAACTATTAAATGATGAAGTAGTTGTGAAAGAACTTGATATTGCATTAAATGCATCAACAGTTTGAATTTTAGTCCAAGTAGGATAATTAGTTTCAAATAAATTATAAGTAAACCACATATTACTTTCATCAGATAGTGTAGCAAAATATCCACCATCTATATCTCGTCTACCTATAACATTATAAGCTAAATATCCACTAGCTTCAGACGGAATTCCCGTAGAGCCAGCTTTAACTACAAATTCTTGATATCCAGAAGGTTTTGAATACGCTAATGAAGATGTAAAAGCTTTACCTCCTGGGTAACCGCTAGTCGTTCCTAAATTAGTATCTCTAATAGAAGATGTAAATGTATTAATGCTATTTATAGTACTATTAATACTAGAAGTATATGTATTAAATGAACTAGTTGTTACAAATGAGCCAGTATCTACAGACGTACCTCCCGTTGCGCCAGATACACTCCCGCTTATTTGTATTTGACCTCCTACTGTTGCCTTTATATAATGATTATATGGTGCGCCTGTTTCAAAATAAAATCCAGACCCTGGTTGGCTACTTCCACTTATTGTTTGACTTCCAGACCACATTACCCATCCAGTGCTATTATTATAAGTCGTAACTTGATTATTTTGCCCGTCTAAATGAATACCTTGTTGTAATGAATTTCCTAGACGCATACATCCAGGTATTAAATTATCACAACCACTTATAAATTGATTACTTCCAGATACTTGTATATTTGAAGACCCCGCATTATCAAATTCATAACTATTGATTTGATTGTTATCATCAATAAAATCTACTTTAAAATCATATACATCGTTACGATTTTTTACGTTAATTGGAAAATATGAATTAAAGTTTGAAGGATTAAATCCTTGATCAACTCCAGATTTTAAAGAAATATCGCTTATATAAAAACTGCCCGTTATTATTTTAAACTGCAATCTTCCAGTACCTGTTTGCGGAGCTAAAAAATCAATAGGAAAGTTTAAATATGAAGGGCCAAAGTTTGAAGAATCTAAATAAAATACTCTTTGACCGTTACCCTCTTTATTTATAAAGGCAGAGCCAGACATATATACTTCTAATATAAAGTTTGTATCCTTTACATAGTTAAAATATAATCTGTATGAAGATCCTTTTTGGAAATTAATATCTACATTACTTGTAAATAACACATTATTTAATGTAGTATCTACTAAAGGAGTTAAGTATAATGAATTAAATAAACTAGATGTATTAAATGAAGCAGATAAGTATGTATTATTATAGTTCCAGAAACTTTGAAATGAAGATGTATTTAAAAAATATCCTACATTACTTCTATCAAATTGTGTATATGAAGCACTATTAATTAATAATTCATTATCTATTGTTTGTGATTCTCCTAATAATTCATATTGGTCTAAACTACCTTGGCTCTTTCCGTATAATTTTATATATTTTAAGTAACCTGATGCTGGGTCTAAATTAGATATCTTTAAATTTATAAATGATTTAAAGTTATTTATAGGAGTATAATTCGGTGTTGGATTATATGTTAATGTATAATTTACATTTGCATTATTAACTAATCCAAACGAAGGAGATGAACCTTGACCAAGTATAGATGCTGTCCATGGAATATTTAAAATAGCTACTTGTGAATTATAAATATTAGATATTCTAGAATTAAATATATTAAAACTAGATGTTGTATATCCACTAAAATCAGGTAAAATTGATGACCCAGTTAATATTAATGTTCCATTAAGCATATCATTTGTAAATGATTGAGCTTGAGGTAATTCTAATAATGGATAAGATTGTTGATAACGATAAATTCCACTGCCTGATACTGTTATTGTATCTAATGGACTTAAACTTCTGCTAACATAAGCCGTTCTTGCTTCTGATATTGAAATAGAAGGGTATTGAGAAAATAATATTCTGCTTGTATTTTTTTGGAATCGATTAAAATCTACTATCGTAGTATAACGAACGTTATATTTATTTTGAAATTCGCTAGGAATAGGTTCTCCATTTAATCCTGTCTTTGCATGGCCTATAAAGGTTATTCGTAAAGGCCCATTAGAAATATTATCATAAAGAAATACAGTTAATACTCTAATATTTTCTTCATCTCTTTGAAAATATTCTGGGGCTTCATGATATACAGTATTTCCATATGAATCAATAATCTCAACATCTACGTTATTGTAAATGTCAAGATTATTTTCGTTTAAATTAAATCTAATTGAGTTTTTACCAGGCCCAAATACTTTAGGTATATCTACAATATTAAAATAGTAAGGAGAATTTTGTAAAGTATCTTCAATATATACTGGAAGCTGGTCTAAACCTCTATAAAACAGTTCTTTTCTGTACATTATATGATATTTCTATACATATAATTATGTTACATAATGGAAACTTTAGAAAATCCTTGCTCTTTTTTAATATCTATAAAATGTTCCACCATATCTCTCATAACATCTATATGAGAAATAATCATCATAAAATCAAATTGTGTCTTAAGATAATTAAACAATAAATATACTTGATTCATATTTTCCGAATCTAGTTGCGTAAATCCTTCATCAATAGCAATAAAATTTGGCTTAGGTAAATTAGTGATACTAATTAATGAATTTCTTATTGCTAATGAACTAATAAATCTTTCCATTCCAGATGTTAATTCTAATGGCCAATAATTGTCATCGTCATAAACAATATATGCATTAATATTTTTTTCATCTGTTTGAAGCATAATATTAAAATCTACTAATTGCCCTAATACATTATTAATTTCCGTTTCAATTTGAGGCATTACCTTACAAATTAAATCATATGGAATTCCGTTACGATTCGTTGCAGATAAATACAATTCATAAAATTTATATTCACGTTCTAATGATCTAAGTTTTTCAATACTATTTAAAGCATTAGTTTTATTTTGTTTTTGTAATTCAATGCCAGTTATTAATTTAGACATTTGAGAATTAATAATACTTAGTTCAGATTTATATTGACCTAACTCTTCTTTAATACGATTAATTTCTTCCGTAAATGATAAGTTATATTCAATAGCTTCTTTATTTTCATTATACTTTGCAATGCTATCAACAGATTCTTTCTTTAAACTTTCCGCTGCTGCATATCCAACTTTCTTTTGACTTGAAGTTAATTCTAAAGAAGATTTTTTATTTTTAATTTCTTGAATTTCTTTCTTAATATCATTAACTTCTAAATTTTGAAGAGTATATTGTTCTAAACCACTTATTGCAATTTCAAGAGATTCTTGTTTCTTTAATAAATCTTTAATTTCATTTTCATGAAAAGACAACGTTTCTTTAGTTTGAATAGCATCTTTTACAAATACATTATTCATACAAAATGTACAATTTTGGTCATATTCTAAATCTTCTAGTTTTTTCATTTTGTCTAGAATATGAGAATGTTGTACTTCTTTAACTTTTATATCAGATAGCAGTTTTTTATGTTGCTCGTCATACGATTTTAATTGATCTAACGCACTTTCAATCGCATCCATATTAAAAGTATTTAATCTATCTGTTAGGGGCTGTATACGCTCATCTAAATTGCTAATTTCATTAGATATATCGGTTATCTCAGATAAAAGTCTTTCAGATTTTTGGGTTGCTACATCTAAATCAATTTGCAGTTTATTTAAGTCATAACTTACACCTGATAATGGAATAATTTGCTGAGCAATATCTAATAAAGAAGCTTCATTCTTTGTTATACTTTCTTCTAATATCAAACGTTTACCATCTAATTCTTTATGAGATTTTTCGTTTTCTTTTATAATAGATTCTGCTTCAGAAATACGACTACCAAAGTCTTGTTTTTGTAAATCTTTTAAAAGAGCATGTACATCTTTAATTTCTTCTGCTGCAATTTTTTGTAAATCATCAAAAATGTTAATATCCAAAAACTGCGATAATAAATCTTTACGTTCTTTTTGAGTCATTTCAATAAAGCCAGTATTATTATTTTGAGCAATTACTGAGGTTAAGATAAAGTCCTTATATGTCCCTAAATATGTTCTAATAATAGCATTTGTTTCATCACGCTCTTGCCCGTTTAATGAAACTACTTGACCAGCATCATCTAATGTATAAAAACTAACAGTTACTCTAACATGTCCAGATTTTTGTTTTGCTCCGGAACGTTCAATAAAGTATTTTTTATTGTTAATTTCTATTTCTAATTTACAAGAAAATGAATCTTTTTTATTATTTAAAACATAAGCTGCTTTATCTGTTTTTGTAGACTTATCAAAAATACAATATAATAATGAATCTAATAACGAACTTTTACCACTTCTGTTAGAAGCGAATAGTCCATAAATTCCGTTCATTTGACTAAAATCTATAACATTATTTTCTCCGTAACTAAACATATTTGAAAATTCAAATTTCATAAGATTATATGTTATATTTTTAGGAATATCCGCACTTTGTAGTTTAGAGTTAATTATCCTGTTAATATGACGTACACCATCTAAAATTTCATCTTCATCAATATCTAAACGATTTGTTAAATAATCTGTTAGTATTGTATTTTGATATTCTACATCTCTAACATTACCTAAAGATATTTTTGTTGTATTAGAATTATCTTTATGAAAGTCCTTTACCTTTTGCGTTACGATATCTTGAACATTATATTTAGATTTTAAATCTACTATAATTGTTTTTATTTGAGAAGATGTCGTATTTTGTATTTTTAATTTAATTCTAGGTTTTTTTGGAAATTTTGCTGGGTATGATGTTATTATACCATTACTAACTTCTAAAGTAACATATCCATAATCATTTTCTATTTCTACAAACTTTGATTCTTTAGTATTAACATCCCATATCATTAAGCCGTGAAAATCTAAAGTCTCTCCAAAATTTTGTTGAATAAGACTAGAAGCATACGCAATAGTTTTGTCAGAGTTTAAGTATTGAAATTTATGTATATCTCCTAATAATGTAATTGCATGGTTTGCAAATGTCTCAGTATTTACGTGGTCATTTGTTAATTGAAATCCAACAGCCGTAGAAGCTTGATTTACTGCACCATGATGAAGAGCAATTTTAATTTTGTCATTTGGTATATCTATTCCTTTAATAAATGTTACTGGTCTATCAGCTACACCCATTACATTAAAGTATACATTACCTAATTCATAAACACCGGTATTTTTTAAATAAAATAAATTAGGGTGATTAAGAGCATTAATAATAGGCTCTAACGCATCTAATCTAGTTTTATTGTTTAAATTCATATCATGGTTACCGGTAATTACAATTGTATCTGTAATATCTGCTAATGATCTGAAAAAGTCTTGAATCAAATTAATTTGCTCCGGAGACATATCTGTCTTAGAATGAGCAATATCGCCAGCTACATAAATAATTGTATTTGGATTATTAGATTTAAAGTTTTTACAATAATCATATAATCTAGAAAATACTGTACGATATTCTTCATGTCGCTTTTGTAAACGAATATGAATATCTGCAATATGAATAATATATTGAATATTACTTATTTTATTATTTATTTTATGAATTTTAATCATATATTTAATTTATACTTTATCAAATCTGCAAATGATAAAGGTTTTGTTTCTTTAATAATTTTAATCATTCGTTCAAATCCAATTTCATTCGGATCTTTTTCTTGAAGGTCTACAAAATAAACTATAATACCTTCATCCATAAATTCATTTGCTACATTTAATGCTTGTTTTTGAGCATCTTTATCTAAACAAATATAAATTTCTTTTACTTTCTTTTCCACTAACCTTTTTCTAAGTTCATCTGGAATGGTCTTTCCAAATAATGGAATAGCATTTCTTTTAATTGTCATTGCATCAATCGCGCCTTCGACTAATACTACGGGCAAATTCCAGTTGATATATAATTCAAACCCAACTATATCTTTACTTACATTTGGATTTTTATGTTTAAAGTTAGACCCGTAAAAATCTCGACCAACAAAGAAATTTAAACTTCCGGATAAATTATAACTAGGAATAATAATTTTATGTCTGTATTGTCCTGTTTCGCAAAATCCTAGATGATATTTTATAATATCAAAATTTGTAAATCCGCGATCTTCTCTTAAATATTTTAAAGCATTTCTATAATCTGGAGTATTATCTGCTTCTAAAAAAGACTTATATTCAGTTGGTAATGATAAATGGGTTGATGTATAGTTTGAATATTCCGTAAATAAACTATTAATATCTTTAGTAACAACTCCTAATGCCTTATTTAGTTCTACAATTTTATCATAACCAGCATTTAATTGTTTATAAAGATTAACTAATTTTTTTCCCTTTTTTTGACATACCCAACAATTCCAAGGATTTTCTCCTTTAGTATTTGTAATCATTTGTATTTCTAATTTACGTTTATGATGATTACAAAATGGACAGTGATATGCTACGTTACCATTAGAGGTTTTTCTGCCTTTACCTAATATTGACTCTACAGAAGAAACTAATTTAGTATTATCCATCTAAGATAATATAATAAAAATTTTCTATTCTTCTAGCCATTTGATAGGAATTTCTTTAGCTGCCCAAAGATATCCATGTTTATCTGCCCAATCTGCATAGGTAGTTTTAGATGTTTTAATGATTTTGTTGTTTGGAGTTTGAAATAAAAGACGTATATCTAATTCTGGATTAGCTTCTTTTACTAACTTCATCTTTTTTCTATCTGCCGTGGTAAATCTACCTTTTGTTTCAATATACATTTTACTTCCATCTTTTTTTATTAAAATAAAATCAGGAGTATATGTTGCTATTCTTTCTGGTACAGTATATTTTAATTTTTCGGATTCATAACTCCAAGTTTTTCCTGTGAACTTAAGTTGCTCTGATATTTGATCTTCTAATCCAGAACGATATCCATGTTTACGAGCTAATGCTCTTATTGAAAATTTCTTTTTTGCCATAACTTATATTTTATTTTTATGATCTATCAAATCTTACTTCAAAATTTAGATCAATGTCGTTTCTTTTTGGTATTGGTGATCCTAATTTTGCAACTGCTACTAAATTATAATTTATATCATATAATCCAATTGTTGTTATATATGGATTAAAATCAGACCCAGTTGCGAATGAAAGAAGTGACCCTGTAGAATCATATAATGAAGGATTGGTACTTGTATTAAAATCATTCATAGGAACATTGATATAGTATTTTGATTGTTCTATATCTAAACTACTTTTATATGATAAAGTAAAGTCTCTTGTGAATGATGATGAAATTAATTCGTTTTGATAAGGAGAATAAACTGTCATTCCTTGATCATAAAATATATTTCCAACTTTATTAGTTTGAAGCGCTGAATAATTTGTATCAGTTATTGTAGATAATGATGTTATTTCACTTTGAGTCAATGCTTTACTATAAAATCTCACTTCATCTAAACTTCCACTAAATGGTGTTATACCTGCTGTATTTGCTGCTCCTAAATATATACTACTTTTGTTTGATACTTTACCAGTTGTAGTAGTTATCTCACTAGTGAATAGTACACCATCAGCATAACATTCAATTGAATTACCATTCTTTTGAAAGATAATATGACCCGTGGTTATTCCCGGTATATTAACTATATCTGTTTTTACCCCGTCTGTTCTTGTAAATACAAGTTCACTCGATAATCCATCAAATCTTATATCAAATGGATATGCTTGTAATAATGTACCATTAAGCCATTTTTTAGATATTACTGATTGGTTATTTATACTATAATTTTGTGCATTTATCCAAAATGATATTGCAAAGTCATTATCAAAAGTATTAAACCAATTATCTAAATTATCTTTAACTTGTATATATGATGAAGACCCATTAAAATTAGCTTGATATCCATGAGTGTAATTACTACTACTAATACCCGTAGTATAATTTATATCTTTAGAGTAATAGTTATCTGGAATATAACTAGAATCAAATCCATTATTAAATCCTAGATAAATAATGCTATTTGATGCAAAGCTAGATGTATTAATTCTAGTATCTATTAATTCGTAATTACCATTATCTTGTAAAGTAATTGTTTCATTAGCTTTTCCAGTTACTGTTAAAGATAAACTACCAGGTTTTATTTCATCACCCGTTTTAATTCTCGGAACAGAATATGTTACTAATTCTTTATTTAAATTTCTAGTAAAGCTGCTAACAGGATAACTAATATATCCAAAGTTTGGATAATAAGAATAGTATAAATGATTAATACCTATATATGTATTTTTCATATAACTTCCGTCAGAATTTTGAAGTTCTCCGATTGCAGATGATGCACTTATAGTTACGTAGTTATTTGAATAAATGCCACGCAAATATTTAAATCTTGAGTCAGTAAAAGATTGAGATGTAAAATTCCAGTTCTTATGAGCAGTATATGTAGTTACATTTGAATCTTGTATTGAACTTATTATTTTATATTCTGCCATTAATTCTTACCTTTATTATAAATATCGATAAGATAATATATTCAGTAAAAAAGCTCCAATAAAGGAGCTTTCTTCGTATTTCTTAGAAATCTAATTTAACTTTAATTAATAATTCTTTATCAAAAGATTTTTGTAAAGGCCTACTCAATTTTGCTACAGCAACTAAATTATAATTTGAATCATACAATCCAACTGAGGTAATATAAACTTTAGGATCTAGATACATTGTAGGTTGAGCTAATGTATTATTTGATCCAGTTACAAATGTCGGATTATTTGAAAAATTATATTCATTATTAAATGCTCTTACAAATACTATTTGTGATTTAATAGATTCTTGGTTTCTAGCAGTAAATCCGTTCGCTGCACTAATTGCAGCTGCGCCTGAAATAGATGTATATAATTTCCAAGCATTATCTCCGCCCGGTACTGCAGATGAACCAGTTACTGTATAAGAAGCCGTTACTGTATTAAATGAAAGTTGAGAATTTAACATATCTCCATTTAATACTAATAATCCTAAATCTGGGTAAACTAAACCATATGCTGATGCTGAATTTATACTTCCACCAAATATACCATTATTTACTGAACCAGATACTATATTGTATACTTTACCACCATTTCCTGAAGTTAATGTAGATGATGTATTACTGTCATCAATTAAATTAATTACTTTATTTGAACTAGATACTTGAACATTACTTCCGGTATATGCTGCATTAGCAAAGCTTCTTCCATTTAATTCTGCTAAATTTAGTTGCCATGTACCTGCATTTAATCTTTCTTTTAATCTTGCTCTGTTAACGGCAATTACATAAATGTTATTAGAATTAACTCCTCCATAAAATGTAAATTGTGTATCTGTAGGAGATAATAAAATATTTTTATATTGTGAATAAATAGCTCTTGTAGGAGAATCATTTAATGAACCGCCTCCAGAATAACTTCCACTTCCTAATCTATTTCCGTATGTAACTGCAAATTGCCCACTTGCACTAGTACTAGTATCACTAACAACATCATAATAATATTGTTTTTGTGTAGAAGTCATTAATGAGCTAGTATAATATGTAGTTAATGTAGCTACATTGTTTGCCCATAATGGTGATGTAACTACTTGATTATTATTAGTTACTATATCATCTGGTGTATTTAATGGTTTAAATGTTTGATTTATCATTTATATTTTTAATTATGCCCCTTGAGTTGCTACTGTATAAGTTATATTTACTGGTACTGATGATCTTCCACCTAATTCATTACCCTCAACAATTATTTGGGTATTAACTGTTGTAGTACTTGTATATGCTACGTCCTTTACTGAAAAAACAAAACTTATTCCTGTTACTGTTGTAATATTTGGGTTAGAAGTAGATACTTGTGAGTCTCCAATTGCTGACCCTACAATGGTTTGTTTCGATGATGCCGGAGTAGTTGTAACTAGTATAAGATATCTGTTATCGTATGAAACATTATAACCTAATGTATTATTATTAGCACCATTAGACACACCTGGTGTAAGAGTAAATTGTTTATTTCCTGAATTATTTAAAATTGCAGGTGGTATATTAGTAATAGATGCTAAAGTTTTAGTATCTTTCGCTAACGTTAATAATTTACTTTTTAAATTTTGCTCCGGAATTGGAGAAGCTTCTAATATTGGCATATTCTCTATAATAATACCATAGTAATCACTTCCTAATGGATTAGCCGGATTCCATAAATCATAATTTACTTCATCATCTCCTAATGCAAAGTATTTAATATCTAAACCGTTAGTATTACCGCCCTGTGATAATAATTCACGGCCTTTTGTAGTTAATATTGCGTCTACAGTTACGCTAGCATTATTTAAATATCCCATAATGTGTTATCTTCTTATTTTAAATAATTATATGTTAAGACTAATTTTTTATCCAATATTAAATCCTTGTGATGAATATCCAACACTATTTCTATTATTTGAATTTGGATTTGTTACTGAAATATTACCAGTTTGTCTTGGTATTGGTGATGTTACTACTGATGGATTATTTCTTATCGTGCCTGGATTAACTATTTTTATAGAAATTACTGGAGAATTATCAGGTAAGTCCGCACTACTAACACCATACCCTGCAGCAGATATTTTTGTTCCTTCAAATGAACTTCTTCTAAATGCAGTTAATGCATAATTATAATCTTGAACCTCCGCAGCTCTATAATAACTACTTGAATTATATCTTCCGATACTTGCACTTTCCGCAGTTGAATATATAGGATAAAATGTTTGTCTTGTTAATGATAATGTATTTTGTAATACAATTGTACCTGTAGGTTCAAATCTTACCATCATATCAACAACTCCAGAACCTGTAAGATATTTACTAGAACTATAGTTATATAATCCTGCTTTTTCTAATTGCTCTGTATAGTCAATGCTTGCGCTATATACTGGATATTCTCCTGTAAGAATTACATAATCATTAATATTAATTGTCTTATCATACATTGGAGTTGTAGCAACAACATCATCTAAAATAGTAAATTTACTACGCTCCAATACATTTGGTCTAATCTTAATACTATTATCTAAAGATACACGAGCTGGTAATAATTGCTTTAATTGATCAAAGAAAGAATAATCATATACCGATAAAAGTCTTAATAGTTCCGGCATATTATTTTTATCTTTATACTTTTTCCAATACTGATATTGTACTGTTCTTAAATCAGTATAATAAGATAAGTTTTGATCTGCTGGGTCTCCAATATAATCGTCAATATCAAAATATCCTAACTGATTGTAAATATCAGAATCTATCATGTCTTGTGGAGATAAATAAATACCTACTACATTAGTATCTTTTGGTGTTTGGTCTGATGTAGGAATTTCCGCAGTATATTCTGGATTTAATGAACTAGTTAAAGAATTTGATACTACTCTTATTTTTGTAGAATATAAATTATCGCTCCCTAAACTAGGAGTAACTACATATGTTGTATAATCTTCTCCTCCTAAATCTCCATCTTGAAATCCGTTAAATGTTGCTGCTGAAGCTGCACTTGTAAAACTTGAAATACTTTGATTAGGATGAACTGATGGATAACTTCCTGTTGTAGTTATTAAATACGATAATGGTAATCTAAAACTTAAATAATCATAAGCATCTTGATCTGCATTACCTCCGTAAAATAATGGATTCTTAGAATATTGAACCATCGAATCATTATTTAATAAATACGACCAATACCTAAACTCATTTAAATTACCATCAAATGCTTTATTAGACGTGCCAAAACTAGCAGACCCTATTATGATATTCGAGGTTAGATTATAGTACAAATTAGACCCGGTTACGGAGCTATAAGAATTATAAATTATGTTATCATAATTCTTAACAACAGCACCAATTGTAAATGATGATGTAGAATCTAAAGTTATTAAACTACTTATTGTAGATGTTAAACAACTTTCTGCTTCTAATGTCCCACCACTACTTGCAACACTTGTTTTAAATGCAGACACATATGATGTTGATGATGTCGGTAAATAAGTTCGTTGAATACTAACCGACGTCCAATCTCCATTAAACATTGGTATGTTATTAAGAGATGCACTTACATATGTAGAATCTGGTTGAAGTATATAATATGTTAATTGTCCTTCTTTAGAATTATAACTACTTGGCTGATCATATGTTATATAAAAATATGGATTACCAGAGTTATTTGTTCTTAATAATGTACGAGGATATAATGCAACGCTAGTGTCTGGTTTAAATCTAAACTGAACTGTATCTGGTGTTCTATTTGTCGTTGTTAATGTATCCCAAGGAATTGTTATAGACCCTGTATTATTTCCAAATTCTAAAGAATAAATAAACTTATCTATTTGCCAATCTGGTTGTATATTATTTTTTGTAGGGCCCCCAAATTCTTTAATATTAATAACAGTAGAAGGAATTCCATAACAAGACATTAAGGCTTGAATAGAGCGTTTTGTTCCTTTTGTTTTTAATAAGTAAGGTAAGTTATTTACAATACGATTCCAAATTTCTAAGGTATATTGTTCCGTAGAAATCGTCGGAGTTAAACTTCCTGTTTGAAGATAATTCCCATCAGAATTTAATCCGGTTACATATCTCCAAAGACTATCTTTCTTTTTAGAATTAACTAATTTCCATCCAAAAGAGTCTGCAACATCAGTTAATAAACTTTTACTAATACCATCTAAGGGATGTTCTTCTCTAGAATGTATTGAACTTAAATGATTAATATATGTATAGATAATATCAAAATGATGACCTATCATATTTACAAATACAAAATATTCTGAGTTACTTTCGTCTAACGTAAGACTCGCCGGTATTGTTTTTAATAAAGAACTGATATTATTTTTATCATATTCTCGTAATATTGCTATTGTATCTTCTGCGTATGTTTTTACAATTGTAGATGTAGTACTTTGTAAGTTATATCCAATATTGGTATTTAATGAACCAGTAGAATAAGTATCGACCCAATAGTTATATGCTTCTAACCAATTTAAACTACCCGTAGTTGTTTTAGGCCAAGTAGCTATACTTCCGGTATAAAATGTATATAAACTTCCAGATTCAGTACCAAAATATAAATACTTTTCAAAATCATCAAAACCTGTAATTATTTTATTACGCTTTTTAGTAACGTCAATAATATTTGAAGATTTTATAGATTGATTAATATTGTTAAGAGCAATTAATTGCTTATTATAATCTTCTATTAACTGTATCTTATAATAAAAGTTATTAAATCTTTCTTCTGCAGAACTATAAAATACAAATTGCTCTGGTTTACTATAATCAATATTTAACTTAATACCTTGTAATGACTCTCCAAAATATGAATCAATAATTTGTTGTGATGTAGATAAATTTACATCTAATAAATCATTCCATGTTTGAAAGCCCGTAGTTGAATTTTTATAAAAATCTACATCAATATTAAAATTAGGACCTTTAATTTGTATTGTAGGGTCTACAATTTCTACATTTTGAATATATTCTGCTACATCTCCATAACTAAAATAAACCTCATCTATTTCACATATTTGTCGAACATCAATATCAATTGGTAGTGGTTCATATAGTTTTACTAATATTTCAAAAGATGGAGATTTACCATATTCAATATTAATAATTCTAAATAATCTGTTTTGTCCAAAATTAAGAAAGAAATTTCTAAATTGTGATAATCGTGAATCTTTATAATTATAAAGTAAATATTTATCAAAATCAGTACGTATTGTATTTGTTTCTTCAACATCTTGCGTCGAACTAGTAACAGCAAAAAGAGCAGCAGTTGGTATTTCTTGTTTACTGTCTAGGGCTACTGAGGGTTTAGAATTTAAAGATTTTTCCTTATCTCTTATTCTTAATAATCTAATCTCTGTTCTTGTAGACGAAATTTCTTCGACCGCTAAATCAATTTCAAATTGATTGTAAGAATTAACTATATAATAATACTTACCAGAATTTAAATTGCTTTGATCAAAATATGTAGATAAGTTAATATCTAAATATTTTCCTGTTGATGTATCTCTAAATGGATTTTTTGTTTCATTTACATAGCTATCAAGTAATATACCATTAAAAGAATATATATTTACTTCATATTTGCTACTTGAGGCAGTAGTTATTTTAGTGTTTACTTGACCTGCTATTAATAAATCAGTATTATTAAATCCAGGGTCGTAAATTGGTTTATCTGTTTGAAGTAAATTATCTATAAGCATTTAATATAATTATTGAGATAGCATAGAGAATGTAGATCCTGGTAATATTTCCATTATAAAATTTTCAAACCTAATATTAGAAAAACTATATTCAACTGGAAGATATATTATATCTGTAAAAATTCCTAATTCTTGATCAGACTTATTTAAATTAATTTCGTATGTGTTCGTAACATCACCTTGTGAGTATGATGTTTTAATATTACCATCTGGTCCTGTTAATCTTCGATTTAAAGTTACACCATTACCTAAAGTTATAATATTAGATTTACCATCAGTTAACTTAGTTAACTTCCAAAACTGTAACTTTGTTTGCATATCCGTTACATTAGTAATAGTATTATTTCCAATATATTTAAATCTAAACTTAATATAGGCATTTAAATTATAAAATCCTCGAGAATTTGCATCTTGATATACTGTAGCTTCTTTATTAGGTATGCTCCAAAACTTTAATCCGTTTGATTGTACACTATTTAATGTATTATCATCATCAAAACCTATATTTTTATATACTGTTTGATTGTTATATGTAATAGCATCAGTTTGATTAACAGGGTATGAATATTGAGGATTAGTTACAGAAACTACAAATCCTCCGCTAGCATTTGTAGCTAGTCTATTATTAATTTGATTATTTAATGCGGTAATTTCATTTGTTAATGAATTAATTAAAGCATCTTTATCAATTGTAGGTGTTAATTCTGTAAATTCTTTATTATCTAATAAAAAAAGATCATACTGAGTTTTTGTGATATATAATTCATCACATTTAATGCTAACAACACTACTACCACTTTCTTGAACTATAAACTGCCCTAAACTATTTCTTGCCATATTATATTACACTAAAAACCTCATCGGTTTTAAAATACTTTGTTAACCCATTATTATTTACTTTATAAACAAATCTGTAAAATCTATTTTTTTGAAGTATATTAAAATTAAATTTAAAATAATTGCCTACGCTATCACAGCTTACTTTAGTATAGTCACTAAACGGAACTAAAGATTCTCCCGTATAAAAATCTTCTACGCCATAATATGTGGTTCTTGGAAGATATTGCACAATATTATATGCACTTCCCGTTGCAAATGTTCTAACAGGAAATAATGGTCTTGATATTAATCTTACTATATCAACTGAATTTTCATCATATTGTTTATTAAGATTTTTTGTTATGATTGTATATCTATCAGTTGATAATGCAGGCAATGAACCCGTTACAAATAAAGAATCGTCCCATGCTAATTCTAATCTAGGAGGATAAACTGTATTTGTTTCATTACTAAAAAACTGAATAGGCCCGTAAGTTTGAGTATCATATTCTAATGAACCAGATATTTTAATTATAAATCCTTGTTCTTTAATAGAACCACTTAACCAAGAATTTACAATATTAGATACATCTAAATTTAGATCTTGTCTTAAAGGAGAATAAGTAAATGTTTGTTTAGATTCTGATACTGTGTACCAATTTCCTCCCATTTTATTTACTAAATACGAACCCGTAACACCCGCAGCAAACGAACCAGTTACCCATGGAGTTGACTCTGTTGCATATTGCCAAGAAACTCCATCAGTTAAAAATGGTATATAACCTACTTTTCCTGTTCCTCTCGTATATGATTGAGATACTGGGTAACAAGCAACGGTATAATCTACTGGTACATCAATAGCTTCTAAACTATATAATTTTAATGTAGAAACTAAACTTCCGGTAGAAATCAATCCTTGACTTCTTAAACTAGCAATTGATTGACTAGCATTAAAGTTTATTAAGATTCTAGATACTTCAATAATACTAGTACTAGTAACAACTTTTTCTAACTCCAATACTTCGTCTAAACCAGCATTTAATGTTGGTTCTTTTTCGTATATCGTTGCGTCTTGATCTGAATATAAATGATAAATCATTATTTAATTATTTAACTAGTTATTTTACCTTTAATGTCTTTATTTGGATATTTGATTTCAAAAATACAAGGGTCAAATGAAGGATAAATTACTCCGTTTCTTGTAGCAGCTGCAATATCATACTTATTATTTGAATATCCTATATCATTACCGGTTAAATTACTAATCGTAATATTTGACACTGTTTGAACCCCATCAACTCTATCTAATTCTGCATATAATTTTGATAATACGATAGGCTGATTAATTTGCCATTTATTAATATCAAAAATATCTTTTAATTTAGAAATACATTTTAATAATACTTCATTACTGTTATATCCTGGTAATACTACTATACTAAACTCTAATCCGATATTTACAATATACGCATCTTTAATATTAATAGCATCTGTAATCATTCTATATTGTTCTAAATATGTAGATAAGTTAGATTTAACAATCATATTTAATGGTGTTAAATTTTTATTTAAATCATACCCTAATACATATAAATCCATTGCTAATTGATTAGATGTTACAACACCTTTATCAGTTACCTTATCTTTAGATTGTAAAATGTATGCTTTTGCTGCAGCTCCAAATCTTTGTGGCATTGCATATACTCTCACAATATAATCTTCAACTGTTACTGCTCTATTTTGAGAAGCAAAATTTGCAATTGCATTAAATCTAATTTCATCAATACTTTCTAAGCTCTTTCCGCCAACTGCTGGTATTGGATTATTTACAGCTACTGAATTTTTTATTCTAGTAAATAAAGCTTGATTTAAACCCGAACCGTCAGAATCAAATGTAACACCAGCAATAGTAGTTAATGTATCTGCTTGAACATTTGATTCAATTCCTCCGCCTGTTGTATATCTTACTGTTAATGTAGTATTTGCAGGTGCTAAACCATATGTTTTAGAATATAAGAAATTACTAGGATCAATTGAATAATCAAAATTTGGAGAATATAACGAACTTCCAACTAACTCTGGGTTAGGTATTAATTCTTCATCTGCTGATGTGGATACACCTGCTCCAAATTGAATTGTAATTGTATTATCTCCATTAACTCTCGTTTCAAATCTTCTAGATACTTTTTTAAGTTTTAATAAGTATGGAGCAACGCCATTAGATGATGTATAATTTACATTTGCATATTGGTCATTCTTAACTTCATCAAAAATAGTATCTTGCGCTAAATAAGGAACTTCATACCAAGTATTTCCATCAGAATCTATAATATCTAAAACTTCAATTATATTAGTATCAGTTAAAATAATTTTATCGTATCTTTTTGGAGCTCCAAATGTAAATGTTTGAGTTGTAATTGTCCCAGCAACAGCTTTTACTTGTTTTTTTAGTAAGTAATAAATCGGATTATTGCTAGAATCTACTTGATATACTGATAAAGAATCTCCACCGGTACTAGTAATCGATGCAGAAGTAAAAACTACTGGTTCAATTGTTCTAAATTGTATATTTGAGTTTGTAGCTTTAACGATCATTTCTTGATTTATCGATAAAGAATAATTCCAATCAGGATAGTATATAGAACCAGATTGTATTGCTGGTAATAATTGAAATACATCTAAATTTACAGTTGCTGGTACAGAATTCTTTGGTTTATATCCACGTTCTTGAGCTAACTGTAATAAGTTCGATCTTTCTTGAGAATATGATAATAAACTTTCTTTTAGTTGATTATCTGTATAATAAGAAAGCACATCTCCTACATATGCAGCCATTTCAATAAACATCATACCTGGAGATGTTTCATTAAAATCATTATATGTATTTGGAAAGTAGCTTTTTGCAAACTCTATTAGAGATTGTCTAAAGTTACTAAAGTCTTTATTAATATACTTTATATCTTTTCTTGTATTATTTGACATTATAGTATAGCTATTGTTCCTGATTGATTAATATCGATAATTATAGTTTGATTTGCTCCGTTATTTGTTACACGAAAATTAAGGGTAATTGATAACCCATGTTCAGCTTCTGGTCCTAACGAATCTATTTTTTGTTTTATATCAATACTATTTATTATAATATATGGCATCCAAAAAGAAATAGCAGAAGAAATTTCATCTTTTAAATTTTCTCCTATTTCTGTTGTATTTGGATCAAATAGTAAGTTTATAATACCTGTTCCAAAATTTGGCAAATATCTACGCTCTCCTTTACTAGTTAATAAAAGATTCTTTAAGTTAGATATTGCTTGTTCTTGAGTACTGTATGATGACTGAAATACTCCTTTTGAAGCGTTATTTAATGGAAGCAAAACTCCCACTGCTACATCCGGCTCAGTATCAATTACAGGTATTTTACTTAATATTCTTGCCATTTATTAAGCTCCTTTTTTCTTGTTAATTGCTTTCATTAACGCAGAATAATCTCTTGTTAATGCTTGTTCAACTTCCGGTGCTAATTCCGTTACTGGTCTACCATCAATATCCGTTCTAGGGGCTACCGATGCAGCACTAGGTGCAGAACTCATTCCGATATTAGACATATTTCTCATGGTAGGCCATTCATTAAAATCATCATGTCCTAATTGAACGGGGTTATAATCTTCTTCTAAAATACCATGAAAATCTTTGTTAGAAAATCCGCTATTAGCAGTTTCATTTAAAATATCATTAATAAGAGGATTGCTAGAAAATGTTGTTGCTTTTTTAGTATTTGCTTTTTTAAATACAGGTTTTGATTCTACTTCGGTAACTACTCTTTGATTAGTAGATGCTCTTTTAGATACTTTATCTAGACTTTCATAGAGATAGTTCATTTCTTTATGAACTGCCATTTCAACTTCTTCTCTAATGATTTGTCTTAGTTGCTTAAAAAATTTATTATTGTCCATATTGACTCTTTATTATAATTATCTAAGTCAATAAAAGATACAGTATTTTTTAAAGTTTAACTTTTTTGGATTTATGAAGACCTGAATTAAGTAAGGTTTGTGCAAATGTTGCGAGGCCCGGGGCGGCAGGGTTAGCATTAACAGCTGATATAATTACTGTTAAAATGTTATCTAATGGTTCTGCATTAACTCCAGAGTATATCGCAGGATATCCTAGATTAATTGTCGGGGCATTTAATGTAATTTCATTTGAAGATTCTAATACAATATCTCCTTTACTTGTAATTGAAATACCATTTTTAGATGAAAGAGCTAATTCTTTTTCTTTTGCATTTAATACAATTCTATCTGAACTCATTATAATTTGTTTTCCAGATAAATTTTGTGTAAATGTTCCTATATTAATATTAGTTACTGTTGTAGGCCCTGCTAATTTTAATGGTATTCTTTGAGTTGATGTTAAATAAATAGATGAATCGTCTTTATTAATATCTTCAATTCTAAAGCCTTTAGATGAACTATTCTTTTTTGTATTAGTTATAATCATTATCGGGTCTCCAGGGTTTCCTAATGTCCATGTAGGTTGTTTAGTAATGCCCGTTAATCCATTAATAGTAGAACTTAATCTTACTGAGTTGCCACTTCTTCCTTCAATAACTACATCTCCTTCAAATAATTGTAAAGTATTTTGACCATCTAATAGTTTAAATGTTTTCTTTACTCTGTTTGGTTGAGATTGATTAGGCGAACTTACAACTCCACGTGATGCATCTTGGTAACTTGTAGTATTTGATATTGGTACTTTACCTGATGTTGGTACTCCATTATAATTTATATTTGACTGAACATTAACATCATTCATATAATAAAATGTGCCTTCGTTTAGTCTAAAATTACCTGCAAATGAAGAAGCTGCATTTACAATTAATACTATTTCTCCAGGTACTGGAATTGATTTAACATGAGCATTTAAAGGAAATGCTGTAAGTGTATTTTCGTCGTTGTTGCCGGGACGATTTAAAAACTTAAATCGTATAGTATAATAATTTGCAATGTCATCTGTTAAAAAAACTTCTATTACTTCTGCAGACTGTAACATTATTTAATTGGTTTAACTAATGATTCTTCGATATCTTTATTAATTTGATTAATATCTTTTAAATCACTTTGTATTTGTTTTAATTCTTCGGCAGATAATTGCCAGTCACTAATACCAGAATCAGCCTTTTGTTTTGCTTCAGACGCTAACAGTCGTTGAACGACGGAAGTCATTTTAATTAACTGCTCGTCGTTCTTAACACCCACATCTAAATATTCTTTTATTAGTGGTACTACTACAGCAGCATCATTAATACTTTTTACTAATGGAGATAACTGCTGTATTAAATTATCTATTTGTTTATTTTTTTCCTTTTGATTTACATGTATTTCTTTAAATACATCTGCTAAAGAAGTCTTACCGTAAATGGAATCATTTATAGTTGGCATAATTATCTTTTAAAATAATTATCTCTTAGCCTTAATCTTTTGCATTCTAATTAATTCTTGCAATTTATAAGGCTCTAATCTTATACTATCATTTAATCTAAAATTTTTATACAAGAGCTCATATATTAACTTAATATCATTTACTGTTTTAGTTATAATTTGAGTTTTTAAGCCAGTACGCTCTCGTATTAAAATATATAAAGCTTTTTTATTAAAGTTTTCTATATTATCACGTGTTCTAAATAATTCTAAAACAGAATCAGCAACTGACATTTCTTTTTGAGAATCAAATAAAATAGGCAAATTAGAATCTACATAATTTACAAACTCCTCAACAAAATCAAATGTATCTTCTACGAATTCTTTATAAGATTCTTCATTCATTAAATTACGTTCAATATCAATATTTTCGGTATCAACGTTATTTTTTATCTTTTGATGACTTTTTTTAATGAATAAAATAAGATAATTTCTTGCAATAACAGAAAAATATGAAAATGCTTTTCCATTAGCATGAACGTATTTATTTAAACGCTCACAAAGAAATGTAATAGTATCATTAGATAAATCTGTATATGAATCTGTATATTTCCAAGCTTGTAATTTAAAAATCCAATTTTCTACTATTTTTTCAAATGGCTTTTTGATACTAGCATTATAAATTTTATTTTTTTCTGTATAATCTGTAGATTCAATATATCTGCAAATTGCATTTTCTGTTTCCTGAGTAAAATATTGTTTTTTATCTACTACCGCTACTGTCTCTGTCATCTTCTTTTATATAATAGTCTAATAAAAATTCGTTATCTTGAATTAAATTCTTTAACATCTCAAATGTAACGCCAACTTCATCATCAGATTCAAATATTTTTTTATTATCAATCTCCTTCATTTTATTAGAAATTTCTTGGAATTTAGATAATAATAATTCAATATCTTCTGTTTTTCTTAAAATACGTTCTTCATGTATTTCAACTTTATTAAGTAAATTATATATTATATAACATAATGCTATAATTACTATAATTAATAATGTATATATCATATCTTATTTCTTAAAAAAGTCACTAAATAAATCATCGATTGAAGTGTCATTTGAAGTTAATGTATCTGCAATCGATGGTTTTGTTGATTTAACAACTGTAACTGGTATAGAAGCATTTTTAGGTTCTTTATGACCATGCTCAATTCTAGAAGCTAAATGATCTGCATGATGTAATATAAACGTAAGGTTTGTTTTTAAACCCATTTCTGGTTTAAATGCCATATAATAACTTTTATTAGCATCTGTATACATTCCATCATGTAGTTTAATTCCTAAATATTCGTTTTCTGATACAGGAATATTAAACTTTTGTAATGTAAATAAACTTCTATCCGGTACTTTCATGAAATGAAGCTTATCATTTAATTCATATAAAGCTCCTTGATTTTTTCTATGCCAATCTGAAGGATTAGGAATATAATAAGGTTGTTTAATATCTCCAGCTTTTCCTAAATCATGATTTATAGCTGAAAATATTAATTCTTCTTTTGTAAATCCTGTAATATCTGCTCCTAACTCACCCCATACATCATATAATTTTATTGAGCAATTAACAACACGTATTACGTGATCAATATAACCTCCGATAAAACAATTATGATAATTTTCATTTCCTGATGCAGGTGCTAACATCAAATCTTCTTGAAATTCTTCATACATTTTAATTAATGAAGTTTTTCTTGGTTCTGAAATATGATCTTTAATAAGATTAATGAACGTATCCCAATTTTTTAATAATTCTTCTTCTGTAAATTTCATACCTATATTATTTTGTCTATTAATTTTAATTTTAATGCTTCTTCTGCAGTTATATACCAATCTAGTTTACATTTATCTTTCCAGAAACTAGCTTCGATGCCTGTTTTATCAGCTAACATTTGATAACCTAATACTTCTAAATGATTAAAATAATCTAATGAAGATTTCATATTATGAAATTTATCTTGCATTTCATATGTTCCTTCATGAAGCATTAATGTAGAATATTTACTCATAGCTCTTACTCCAGTACCACAAGCTAAAATCCAAGCCGCGGCTGAAATTGCTTGACCTCTACAAACTATATTTACTTTAAATGGTAATGAATTAATGTAATCTATAATTCCATTCATTTCATATATGTCTCCTCCTGGAGAATTTAATGAAATAGTTATAGGTCTATTTACATCTTCTTCTGTACGATAATGTAAAAATACATTAATGGCAGTCATTATGCTATATAACGTTTCACCATCTTTAATAGGAGAATGTAAATAAATTATTTCCTGGTTAACATTAAAACCATATTCAATTTGTTTAAATAAATACTCCGCGGAGTTTATGTCATATTCATATGAATCATCATAAACTGTTTCAGTTTCTTTTTGAATATTTTCTGTTTTAGAATTATCTATAGCCTCGCCATAAATATTTTTTCCTGATTTTCTAGGTATCATAACTAAATATAAAGAAAAATTTGTATATAAACAAATAAATCTCCACTGCTATTAACAATGAAGATTTAACGTTTTTAATTGATTTAAAATAAGAAAAATTAAATATGGTATTCTTTTATTAAGGTATATTAATCTTTTGTGTACGCCCCTTAAAAACGTCTAATAACCATAATCTAGCGGCTCAAGCTCTATTAAAGAAATAATATTTTCTACTTTACTTCTTACTTGTTGAATTTCAGCAGCAACTTGTGTAGCAGATAATGTGTGAGTATCTAATCCTTTTACGATTGATAATAATTGATTGTTAACTGCTTCCAGTTTTGTTTGTGTTTGTGCTTTGTATCTCATGACTGATTTATATTTAATATATTTAATATAATTATATAAATATTATTTATTTAATAATAATATATATTGTGGTTCCAATTCTTATTTTATCCCACTATTATTATAATTAGATTTTATCATATTTCCTAATCTTTTATAAAATATTTTTTTCTAAACTCTAATAATGCTAACTCTTTAGACTTAGCTTCAATCATTACATCAATGTTTAAGTCATAACAATTAATAGGACCATTAATTAAGTCACTATGAGCTTGCAGTTTAATTTTCGGGTCATTTAAATGTAATGATTTACTTTCAGAATAATGAGTTGCTGGAATTACATCTAATGGCCATGTGCTAGAAGCTAATTTAAGAGCATCAAATTCGGATAAGCCGCCTGTACAAAATTGATGATGATGATAATCAAATACAATAGGGACTCCGCATTCAGAATAAACCATATCATATAAATCTTTAACAGAAAACATCGATGCTTTATCATCATTTTCTACTGTTAATCGAGATCTAGTATGCATACTTAATCGTTTTTCATTCTTTACCCAAGTCTGCGCTGCAACTTCTTTATTGTTATACGTAGCTCCTATATGTATATTAATCTTGTTATATGGAGAATCGGATAAGTTTAATAAATCAAATACTTTGGAGTGATTTTCAAGCTCAATAAGAGTTTTTTTAACTACAGCTTCATTAGGTGATGCTAATAAATTAAAAGGACCAGGATGAGCAGTTATTCGGTGTTTATGAGTATGTATATACTTACCAATGCGCTCCATAACTTCTTTAATCTGCGGAAAGTCCGGTAATTGATTAAATTCATACTCACTACACCATGGAAAAATGTCGCTGCTAATACGAAAAAATTTAATGTCATTAGCTTCATTCCAATGAATAACTTTTTCTAAATCAATAACATTTTTAAGTGCTAATTCAGACGCATACGGAAGGCCTTTAGCCTTAAACGTAGCTTGTTTCATACCTCGATTAGTAGTAATCTTACTTTTTTGTAAAGTAGTATTAATACATGCATAACCTAAATTTCTTATCATATCATAAAGATAAGGAAAACAATTCAAAAAACCTAATTTATTTACATAAAAAAGCCCATACGTTGGGCTTAATTTAAACTGGTAGGATAAATGATAGAAAGTAATTTATGTACTTCTACATACTTAAAATATGCTTGAAGCTGTTTTACTTCTTTATCTAATAAATGTTGTACTTCATTATCAATCGTAAAAATATAACCATCATTAAATAAATATTTTTTGGTAGATTCTAATGCAGTTTCTAAATTTCCGGAAATAACTAATGCATCAGGTAACATTAATATATGAACATAGTTTTGGTCATAGGAAGCTTGCTCGAGAAATTTTAAAAGTTTATTAGGTAGAAAAACACCATCTTCTTCATTAATAGTTTCATATTCATCTTCAAATTCTTCATTAAAATTTTCTACTTCTAAACAAAGATCATATAAAAAAATAAGCTTCTCTCTTACCGGTAAGCCTTGAAAAAACTTATAATCAACTTCATTTAAAAAAATGTTGTCATAAACATAAGATGGTGCTGTCATTTAAATTTAGTTTTTAGTGCTATTTCATTAAGAATATTTTTAGTATCTTCTGATAATGATTTATCATGTACTTCTATATACTCAATTACAAGATCTATTATAGATACATTTGTAATGTCATTTAAATTTTCTAAGTGAGCTTGTAAGTTATATAACTTATCTAATGTAGATTTTTTTAAAGTATCGCCATTAGGTGATAGTTTATTATAAGATTCGCCCATTTTAGTTTTAATATTCAAATCATTAAATACTACCGATAAGTCTATTGCCATTAATAATTCAATTAATCATTAATAAATATCTTTGACTTTAGTTTATTTTGAGCTCGACTCGTATGTATTTTACTTGCTCTAGTTTTAAGAAGATTATGTTTCCTTTCATCTATTTCATCAAGTCTATCCGGGTGTGTTCTATTAAAGTTTTGAGTAGTCTTACAACAAAGAAGAGCTTTATTCCATGCTTCTTCTTCTGTTTCGGTAGATTGGATAAAATATTCATCAAATAAATTTATAATAATATCATCCATTGTATCCGGAATGCCTATGTAATATAATCCTAATTCTTTATAAGATTTCGCCTCCGGGTAGTATTTTTTTACTCGCTTTTTAACTGTTTCTAATTTCATACTATTTTAATGAATTAATAATATCAGCCATTACTCTCAAATCCACGTGACGATTAACTGCATTATTAACTGCTTCCATTAAATCATCATAACGTTGGGTATTTTCAATACCTGAATTAATAGATGATTGAGTCATACCTAATTCATCGCATACTGTTTCGAAAATTTCTTGTAAGTCTTTTTCACCGGCACCGCCCGTAATAAAGTCAATTACATCTTCTAATTCTAGTTCTACATCAACATCGACTTCAACTGTTTTATATGTTCTCATAATTTTTATTTATTTTTTATTAAATATAAGATGCACTTTTCAAATAAAAAAGAAAAAAGGTATAAAATTATAAAAATTCTATACCATTCTCTCTATCATACTTAATCTCAATAGGTTTATTTTTTAAATCATAACGATATGTTACACTACTAGCATTTACAAACGTAATCCCTTCATGCTCCTTTACTCCATACCCTTCATGAATATGTCCGAATACGTGAAGTTTAGGTCTTACTTGTAATACTCTATTGTATAAGTTTAAGCATCCCACGTTCCACATATCCCTCATAGTATAATCTAACATATACATTGGAGGGCCGTGAGTAATAAGTACATCAGTGTTATTTGGAATCATTTCCCACTTTTCTTCTAACGCCTTTCCTCTTGGTAAGTTAAACGCCCAATTAAAAAATTCAGGCTGCCATGGCGCACCATAAAATTTAACTCCATCAACTATTATTTCAGAATCTTCTAAGTAATGTACATTTGTTGGTAATGATTTTATTGCATTTACAACCCATGTACTTTTATATTCAAAGCACATATCATGATTACCGGCAATAAAAATAACATGCTTGAAATTTTTTGATTGACGTTCTAACCAACCAAAGAACTCTTCTACCTCGTAAGGTTTACCTCTTCCAGTAAAATCTCCTGAATGAATTAAAATATCACCTTGAGGTAATACTAAATCTTCATGCATTGTATGTGTATCGCTAATTAATACTAGTTTCATTTTGAATTATCATTAATCGTTTTAAATAAAGTTCTGGAAAATTTATCTCTAAAAATCCAAACTCCGAATGTATATCATTGTATATCGTATCTAATAATTTTAAAGTTATTGAATCGTAAAATTTTTTAAGCCCCCATATATGTTTAATATATTTTTGTGGCGCTTCTAAAAGATTTAATTCTGGTTTCCATAAATCTTCATTAATATTTAAACCAGAGATAAATATATTAGGTATAAATGTCCCGTAATTTAACTTTAATTTTTCGCAAATATATGTAATAGCTCGTTGTTCTATAAACAAAGTATATACATCTTTTTTATTTTTTGTTTTTACTATTTTATTTAATTTTATAACATTATCTGCATATTTAAACCAATCAAATACCATTTGTTGATTATTAATATACATAAATGCGCAATTCATTGCCATTAAGTTCCAATCTTTTTCTTTATAATCATCTATAAATGCAGATGGTATAAGATATGGATTATTTTTATTTTTTAAATCAAAGTTTTCGTAATGAAATGCTAAAAAATCTTTTGAAGTATCCCATTCGAAATAATTTGTAATCCATAAATCAGTATCTAATATACAATATGTAGTTTCTGATTTCGAAATTTCATTAGCAGCATAAAGTTTAGGTATGCTCCAATATTTAGAAAGTATTTTTGGGCTATATGTAATATTATCTAATATATCTACATTTATTTCATCATATAATGAATCTAACTTATATAAAGATATTGTTTCTAAAAATTTAGAATTACAGTATAAACGAATCGGCCCAAAATATTTTTTCCAAAACAATGCAGATGCAAATTGTGAAGAAATATCTACAAAGTTTATTTCATTATTTTTTTGGTAATATATATGATATCCAATCATTAAAATGCATATAAGAAAGTACCATCTGCTTTTGATACTCTCGTTATCATAACTCTTGTTATCTCAAAATGATTTTTAGCAATTTCTACAGCTTGCTGAAGCATTTGTGCTGCAAATGGATTTGCTTGATTAATTATATACTGTAATACTTGTTGATTTACAGAACCTTTTTTCTCTATCATATATTCTGTAATTAAATCTACGGCATCTTGCATATTTACTTGACCAGTATACATTTCTAAAATAATCTTTTTTATTCTTTCGTTATCCATATTAATCGATGTTTTGTTCAATATATTTAATATCTAATAAAGTTCTTTTTTTGCCTTGTAAATCTAATCCATATCCATAAATCCATTCATCTCCAATTACAAATCCATAATAATCTACAAAATCTTTACTCTCAGGTCGACATACCAACGCTACCGTTTTAACATCTGAGGCGCCTAAATCTTTATAAATAGAAGATAAGCTTTTTAAAGTATTACCGGTATCTACAATATCATCTATAAGAAATACTGTTTTGTTTTTTACATTATTACTTAGTATTGATTTAATAGTTAATCCTTGACTCTCCGTTCCGTTTTCGTAACTTGATACTTGAATAAATTCAATATCAACATCAGAATTAAGTTTGCGGACTAAGTCAGAGAAAAATAAAAAAGCGCCACGTAATACGCACACAAACACAAGATTATTATTATTTGAATAGTCTTTGTTAATTTCATTTGCTAAAGTGTTAATTCTTGATTGAATTTTTTCCTTAGATATAAGTGTTAGCTCCATTTTTCTACGATAGTTTGAATATCCTTAATAGGTTTAATTCCTGTAAACGATTCTACTTTATTAAAATCTTTAACAAATACAAATGTAGGAACGGACTGAACATTGTATAAAGATACTAAGTCAGAGTCTTGATCAACATCAACTCGTATAATTTTTACTTTAGTAGTGTCTAAAGTTTCTTCAAATTTATCAATTGCTGGCTTCATAGCCCTGCAAGGTCCACACCACGGTGCAGAAAAATATAATATATCTAACATACTTAAAGATAAAGAAAATATTTCAAATTTCCTAATAAAAAATAAAAAAACAGCGATTTTTTAGGTCGCTGTTTGATTATCAATTAGTTTAAGTTATTTTACTTAATATCTGCGCTTTCAATTAATGTATAAGTAAAAGAAGCTCCATGTATTTTTGCTGCTTCTTTTGCAATTACCATAAACGAATCGAAATCAGCCGATTTTTTAAATACCTGACAACCTTCTGACCAATTCTCAACATAAGTAGAATCAGCGCCAGCTTTATGAATATTAATTCCAAAAACGCCTGTTTCAGTTTTACTTTCATCATAAGTCATATCTTTGTTAGCGTCTCTATATACTTTAACTGGTTTAGCTTGTTTTAAAGCTTCGTATTTACCTTGGTGTAATCCAATAGTATGTGAGCCTCTGTATTGTCCTTCTACTAAACGAGCAACCCCATTTGCATTATGAAATTCTTTTACTCCTTTTGTGCCCGGGTCGGTTGTGCAAGGCCATTGTTTAAATACCCATTGACCATTAACTTTGTAAGATACTGTCATAGTATCATCAAAAACGTTAGTAACTTTGTTACCTGTCGCAGAATTTCTAATTCCTACGATGTTTAAATCATAATCTTTTGCGCCTTCAAACCAAACATATCCTTTTGATTTAACTGCGGCTTCGATTTGTTCTTTTGTGTATGCCATATTGTTAAATAAATTTAATATAATTATCTAACAACGTACATTTAAACAGTAAAAAAGCCCGAAATAAATCGAGCTTTATTATTTTTAATTAACTAAAAAGATAATGTCTATTAGACTATCTAAATCATCAGCTTTTGCATATCCTCCTTCAGGAATTGATTCACGATAATCACCGCCAGCAAAATATGCCGTTATATGTTCGCGCTTAATAGCATACCACATACCTTCATACGTATTATTCCATAATACATAATCATATAAAATATTATTTGTTTCCATATTATTTACAAATTTGATCTGCTACTCTAACACTATACGCATCATGTGGCTTCCATCTAGCTTCATATCCAGAAGCTTCAACATAACCAACTGCTGAACGTAAAATCGTATTTGATTGGTATTTTGGATCTTCATTAAAATCTAAATCAATATTTTTAATAAATAATCCGCCATCTCTTAACATATTTGAAACTTCAACAGAACGTTCAACTTCACCCCATAATCTAGTATATTTATCTTTAATCTTAGGTAAAATTTCTTTTGCGAAGATTACATGAGCACCTTTACCAGAATCATTTTCATTAAAGTGCATAACAACAACCGTAGCATATATAGTGCAGCGTTTACCATTTTGCGAGTCAGTACCAACATACAGTTTAGTGTCTGGCTTAAAACGTAATATGTTATTGATATATTCTAATATATCCGTTACATTTTCATGCGTACTTAAAGATTTAAATTGTAGGTTCATAACCAATCTCCTTTCTTATAATTATTGTTATAGTGTGTTTAGTCGGATTCGAACCGATCGCTTTATGTACCACAAACATACGTGCTAACCGCTAACACTATAAACACCATGTTAATCAACTTAATGTGCTCTCTAAGAGATTCGAACTCCTATCTCTCGGTCCGTAGCCGAGTACTCTAATCCATTGAGCTAAGAAAGCAAATTATTAGGTCACCGATAACACCTAATGTGAAGGGTAAAGTTTTGTCTAATTTATCTTACGATACATAGTCGCAGGTTCCCTCTTATTCTTTAACCCGAGTCGGTTTTAAGTTGTAATCCTAACAAGATTCAAACTTGTATCAAACCCTTAGAAGGGGCGTATGCTATTCCGTTGCACCATAGGATTAATTTAAATAAGTTAATAGCCGCGATTTTGTATCTCTTCTATCATTTATCTTTGCCACAACCCGATCATTATTAAGAAACCGACACTCTAGATCTGTTTGTGTTGCTGCTTGTGCGGTTATAACGATGGAATTTAATCAACATCTCCCGCAGTAGGTTTTGCAGTCGCGAACTTCCTCTGTTCCCAGCGATAGACTCACTTATTTCGTACCCCAAGAGAGATTTGAACTCTCACGCTACTATTACTTCGCACCCGCTTCTAAGGCGGGCATGACTACCATTCCATCATTGGGGCATAATTCCCACCCTGAGACTCCAGATGAGTAGATTTTAACGGTTTAGTTTTCTTAAAAACAAACACATTAGTGTCTTACCACATGAAAATATAAATCAACACTACTGGGAGAGGGTGTGTCGCTCCTCTTTGTTCCCACGATGTCCCAC